CTTGATTTCCCTTGATTTCCCTTGACTCCTCTTGATTTCCCTTGATTTCCCTTGATTTCCCTTGATTTCCCTTGTTTGGAGGTGTCCCCTCCCGCAAAACAAATCAATCCCATCAACTTTCAGCGCAAAACCCGAGACCTTCCTCCCGATTGTTCCACGTGGAACGCCCGATTAGTCTAGGATATCGAGATCCTTGTTCTTGATTGCCTTATATACTTGCCTAATACAATGTATTGATAATAAAACCAATAAAAGAACTAAGATCAAAGGCAGGGCGTCGCCCGTAGCTATAACATACCGCCCTAACTCAAACGCCATGTACCCACAAAACAAAGTAAGTACGAAATATATAACTAATCCCATAAAATATACAATAAGTAACCACGATTTTAAAATTACACCCAAATAATATAATCAATTGAGTATCAATAATATAATATATATCAATCCCTAGAGCTTCCTCTAAGGAAAGATAAGCCCAAACATAGATAAAAAATATACAATAAGTACCGCCTATTATATACCTTTTAGGATCGATTCACGCACGAAACCATACATAAGGGCACAATATACCCGCCTGCATGGATATAAATATATACAGAATGATACATAATAAAGCATTTTACTTACACATTTTAGATCAGGGCTTAAAATTTGCCGCCTTAACACTTTTATGCGTAAGCAAAACATATGAATATGCTATCATTCTGTAAAATATAGGCACAAAAAAGCCCTTCCGTCTTATATCACTACAATACGGAAGGGCAAAACTTTAAAATCAAATAAAAACAAACGACTACTGCCTCAATTTGTTTGCCATGTAACTAACACGCTTACGCCTGCACTTATCCGACTCCCTGCTACAATCTAATTTATTAGAATTGTACAGTTCTTTGGTAAGCTCAACGTAAAATTCCATTTGGGCTTTTTTGATAGGCTTTAAAGTCTTTTCTTTTTGAATGGATAATTTCTTATTCAAATTATCAAACTTTTTTTTGTACATAATATATTCTTTTTAATGGCACCAATAAGAAACGGGAGACCGGGGACGACACGGCCGGCCTTATCAATACGGCCAGCCGCACGCCAGCACGCCCCCCTATTTTCTTTGGTTTCGTCCCTTTGCCGACAACGAAGCCGGCCAAATACGCACATACGTTGTCCGTGATACGTATCGACAAGGCGCACTTTGTCCGTCAATTTAACCGCACAAAATACCCTTATAAGGGTTGTTATTTGCTATCCGTACACATGTTAGGTATTTAAGCTACCCTAACATATATCGTATTGATATACTGGCACGGAAATAACACCGTAATACACTTGGCAGAAGTTACTCACACAACATACCAACATACGCCCTATACATGCGTATATACACCAATATACCCCATGAATTTACATGGCCTATCCGGAAACCGGACGTATTAACCCAACTTGATACAAGGCCAAGAATAACGGGACGATCTACGACTGAGACAACCCCTACCCACATTGCTAAGAGGCAGGCTATTTATGCAGACTCTCGATACCCTACCGATCTGCATATCCTTGTATCAATATGTTAAATATTATGTCCATTTAGTTAAGATCAGTAGCACGGCGTGAACGTATGGACATTGCCACCATAACGCCCCTATATATAAGGATATAGGGGGCATCTTACTACTATCTTACATTTTTATCGTGGGTAAGATAATAGGTAATACATTTGGCTATCAACGAAAACGAAAAATTAGTTATTCTCGTAGCCATTCGAGTAGATTTATATCTTTCGTTATTGTAAATAACGAAATAACCGCTTTTATCCTCAGAGTATTTAATAGGAGTACAATAGCCAAAGGCTTTATGCGTTGTACCAAAAATGATTTTTTGGGCTTGTTTTTCGGCTAACATTACTTTATTGTTAACCGATTCGTTTTCATCATTGTAGATCTTTTCTATTTCTATATATTGGCAAAATACGCCATCTATATTTGCGAGAATTTCCTTGCAAATAGTTATAACCAATTCTTTATCCTTAGCCAAAGCGACTAAGGCAGGAATAATATCTTTTGGAACTTCAATGTTGTTCTCTTTAATAATTCCCATAACATCCTTTGAGCTACTAAACAATCTACACCAAGCTTTAACGGCGCCTGTTAGTGTTTCTGTTTCAGACTTTTTAACTGCTTTTTGCACTTTGTTTACATCATTTGCTTTCATGTTTAATTGCCCATACCCTTGGGACTTATAATGGCCTCTGGTGCGCCTGTTTGTTAATGTTGTTATCTTACAAGGGCAAATATACAACATGTTTTATTATCCAACAAATATTTTGCAATAAAAATTCGACGATTATATGTAATAAATCTAATCAAATGTAAACGTATATTAAAATATTGATTTATATGATTGATAATCAACAAGTTAAATACAAAATAAGCATTCCTTTTTCGGCTCGCAGATCGTTTGCCGTTCCTGTTTCCCGTCTTTGTGGATTAGGGGGGGGTGGGACCAAAAACGGCAGCCCGGCCGGGGTGATTTCGGGTAGGTGGTCCGTCCCGCATATCCCTCATATCCCCGCAATCCCTCATACCTCTACATGTGATGCGCAGCCCAACATATCCCTCATATCCCCATGTCCCCATCAAATCCATCCATCGTCCCCTCACGACCTTCTCATTAATTTTATTATATTTGCGATATAATTAAAACATAACATATTATGAATAAAGAAATTGAATATATGGGGGGGGGTATTTAAGACCCCTCAGATAAGGAGGGGGTATGTTTAGGCGCAGGACTTCTTCTCCCGGTAAGATCCACTACCGTGTTAACATAAACAAGAATATGTGTCTTGGCGTTGTAGATATATATATTGATGGGAAGCCATATCAATCTGGTTTTAACGGATATTATCTTGATATATATCGCGATAAGAAAATAAAAACTATAAGCATAAGTGGACAGATATCATATCTAAATCCGAAAAATGAGTATAATGTTATTTTGAGCATAAGTGGAGGTATTATAGAAGGAACCCTTACGTATCAATATAATTCGGGTATGCATTGCGAGTTGGCTAATAAGGTGATATACGGGAATAGGATAACTAATTTTGTTCCTGTAATGGTGATAGAAGATCCTGGGAAGATCATTAATTTCACTTACAGAACTGAATTAAAGACTCAGGTTTTAGATGAAAGTTATGTAACTTGGGATGGTGATTATGTATTAAACGATAATTGTATAGTAACTGATCTTTGTTCGGGATGTGAATCTTATGCCTATGGGAAAAGTTTTCATGGTAACTATCGAGTAACGGTAAGGATAGTGTAATCCCAAGGGAAGGAGGGAGACCTCATCCTTATGGGCCTCCCCCGTCCTACCACCGCCCCCCCCGTTCTTTTTGGCTTCTCAGGTATTGTCTTTGACTGGATATCAAAAATTCATATCTTTGGAACAAAACTAAAATCATGTTTAGAGACATACTTCATAAGATCAAGATCTTCTTCTGCGATGAAGATATCGAGAAGATATATGTAAGGGATAGTACGGTTATCCGCAACGACGAGGTACATAAGATGTATGATGAGATACTTAATGAGCTAGGTGATTTGGCTACTGTCGTGTCTAGGAACTACGTATATGGTAAGATAAAGGACAGGACGGGATTAAGTATCCGTCATATCAGTAGGATAATAAACCATACTAAAGTTGAGGAGATATGTAAGGATACGATGGAGAGGGATATGATAAATGAGATATCAGCGTTATTCGTGATGATATTCATGTCCGGGTTGATGTTTGTCATGCCGATGTTAGATATAGAGTGCGATGATATTGCTATCATAATAGGATCAGGAATAATACTATCTTTTATACTAACCATAATACCGATCTTACTTTCTTATGATATAAGGGATGAGATCATTGAGTTGATTGGGGATATGGATAGCCAGATCGTGGTAGATACTTCGGTATATAAAACAAACCTGCCCTAGTTAATTCCTAGGGCAGATATTAATATCAATTTGACTTCAAATACGATTCTATTCTATCAGCGGCCTCATTAGGCGTATGTCCATCCCATTCCCATGCCGTATCAAGTTCAGGGATATTAAACAACTCCCAATACCGGTTCTCATAATGATTGGATATCTGTCCCGTTGGCAGTTCTGCCATTACGATAAACCACCCTCCGCCGAAGCATTCCTCTCCATCATGATGCTTATGTGATTTACAGACCTTTATATCGCCTTTAGCCAGCTCATTGAAGAAAGCGGCATTGTAAAGCATTCGATATCTATATAGTTCGTTAAATGTATGATACCCGTCGGATATATTACCCATCTCATCTTCATGTAAATATGTTTTCTCGAATATATCAGGCTTACAAGGATAAAACTCTCCATTTACCCCTTTTATGATATAATCACCTACATTGGCTGTCATAACACCTTCAAGGGTTTTTATACTGCAATCAATACAAGGAGGTATACCTCTATCCGCATCACCTTCACGAATAACTTCTATTTTAACGCTATCACCAGCGAAATCCTTGATCTCATCATTATTAAAGCCTTTCCATTTTACGGCTTCTATCGCAATTGGTTTCTTTACATATCTATTCATAATTTTACGATTTAATATATTATTATCTTTTGATATACCTTTCTATAAGATCTATGGATAATTTAGCGCCCAGCTCTTCCTCCAACAGGTTAAGGTAGTTCCGGTGCAGGCACCCGCCCCGCTCCACCTCTCTGAAGCCTGCCCCGTCCCGGATCCTGACCAGCCCTTTCCTTGGATCCATGTCGATCAGATCCCGAAGCTCGTTCATATTCTTGAACCGGTTCTCTATTACCTTAAATACATCGATCTTAGGTCTCTTATCCTTATCCTTGGGCTTTATTTTAATTCTTCCACTCATATCAATTATCCAGTAACTTTACATGTAATATGATTCATATTATTATTACCGCAATAAGCGCACATAGATACGTAGGGAGAATATACTCTTCCACATACCGGACATCTCCATCCATACATAACAGGATTTGTTTGTTTGTCAATTTCTTTCAAGCCCTCATTAGTAGTGGATGATGTATTTTTGTTTTCCATATCATTCATTACCACGGTGGTTTCCTAACCGACGTTCGCTGGTCATGAAGCCATCTTTATTTATCTTATCTGTACTTCCAAATCCATTATCACCTCTATCAGATTTTCCAAGATCTTCTAATGACTCCACTTCTTCCCATACGATACGTTCCCGTCTACGAATAAGAAGTTGTGCTACCTTACCACCTACATTACAATAATAAGGACTATTCCTATCCATTTTTCTGTGAACTATCATAATTTCCCCACTATATCCTTCATCAATGGTAGCAGGGGCGTTTTGCATAATTAGCTCGCTATTAGTAAAACCACTACGTGGACGGATTTCCATCTCATAATCTTCAGGTAGCGCTACATGTACACCAGTATGATATATGATTCTGCCGCTATCAAGCTCTATATTCTTTACAAATAGATCCATGCAAGCATCTTCTTTATGAGCGTATTCAGGCAGCTTAGCCCCTTTTTCCAGCCATATCTTGACCTTACACGTATCTATACCATCAAGCAACTCAATTGCCTCTTTATAGCTCATAGGTTGCTCTGAGGCTAATGAAATGGCTCTTGCCAATAAATCTTTAATCTTACTCATTTTATCTTGTTTTTAAATTCTTTCCCTTTCGGGCATTGTAATTTACATTCCTCGCCACAAGCGGAACAGTTGGGTCTCATTCCGGGCACCCCTCTTCCCCCGTACGGCCAGTAGGCATAATCGCAGACGCTCCAGAACGCCTCCATCGCCCTGATCTTGGCATCGACGGTTATCTTATCCTTCACCTTTTTCATGCTCTTCCTGAACTCATCTTTCATATCCTTCCCTTCTATCTGTCTGGCTTTACGTCTCTCGTTCCACCAATTGTAGTAGAATTTGTCTGCCATCTTATAAGCTTCTGGGTCAAATTTATCACGATGCAGGATAGGTGCGTCCTTGATCTTTCTCAAATTCCTGCCACAAACATAAGCGAGTCCTGCGTACGGAGGTATGTCCTTAGGATCAACCAACCCATCCGGAACGCAGTAGTAGAAGTAGTTGGGGCGGCCGTACCTGACCCAGTCCCCGGTCTCGTATAGGGCTTGCTTCCGGGCCTCGAACCAGCCTTGCATTACTTGGTGCTTACCCTCCTTCTCGAAATCCTTGTTATAGTCAGCCAACGAGATCTTCACCTCAACCTCATAAGCGTACATGGATCTGGTTATAGCCAGATAATCGGACTCCCAGTTATAGACATACAAGTTGTTTATAATCCATCTAGGAGATACCAAGAACTGTCTGTTAAGGATATCCAATATCCCTCTTTCAGTGTATTCAGCACCTTTATTTGATTGCCGTGTTCCCATCTCCTGTCATAGGATTATTCCTTAACCCAACCGCCATTATAGCGTTCGATACCAATCTCCGTAATCCACCCATATCCTTATCATGGAACGAGAAAGTAGTTAAGTTATGTGATTCAGTAATCTTATCATAAGACTTTATCATCAACACAGCCACATACTCACCAATCATCTTCCCGTTCATGATATCAAGATCGATTATGCCGTGATCTATTAGATCAACCACATCCCATCCTGATGGTAGATACGTTTTTATTTGATTAATGTCCATCCCAAATAGTTATTATAAATAGGAGGGTCGTGCTACCCTCCTATAGATTACACACGAAAAATAGAACTGAAAGCGATCTTAAGCACGTAAGATTTTATTAATTCCCGTAGGCTGTCTACCGGTTATCGTTAATTACCGACCTACGGGAATATGTTTAAGAAAACACCATGTGGGGAGTGGGGGAATCGAACCCTTATCCACGCTACGATTAGGAATCGTAAATTCTATCCGTTAAATTAACTCCCCTTTAAGCGTCCTGATCCTCCCAGACAAGGACACTACATAAATCTAAACTCTAAACCTAAGGACAAACATTATTAATCCAACTGTGGACCCGGCCGGACTTGAACCGACAACCTGCTGGTTATGAGCCAGATGATCCAACCAATTGATCTACGGGTCCTAAATACACCACATCGGCTTTCACAAGAGGATGTGGATAGGAATTTCTCGGAGTTTATATAGAAACTTTATGAAACTATTGTCCAACATTCTAGCATATAGCGCCAATCCTCGAACGGGAATGTCTCTACACCAGACCTACCCCATCCCGTCCCCCAACTGTTCTGTAGGACGAAGCCGGCCTTGTCCCAGCCGGTGAGGATAACGGCATGACCTCCCAAGTTCTGTCCTTGGCCTTGCCAGAATCGATTACCATAATTATAGCAATACAGACCTATAACCAGAGGCCCATTCAGCATCAAAGCTACCTTAGCCGATACCGGATCTATGATCCTAGCGTAACTGTTTATTTTCTCCCCATCTACGCCTACGTTCTTGATAGACTTGATAGCATCACGAAGAACCATCCCGTCTTGATCCTTATCCTCTCTCAGATCATATATATCGTAGGGAGAGATCTTAGCCGGTCTTTTAATAGCCCTTATACTCTTTCTCCAGTTAAGTATCTCAGCTAAGCTTACCGCAGCGCAAATAGGAGAAGATCCTTGATCCACTACGCTATCAACGTTATTGACCTTATACTCATCAGGGACAGCCTCATGCTGCATATTCATAATAGCGTCCCTGTCATCCACTGGTGATGGTATGTAACCTAGTCCGTAACTCATTTTTTATCTTTTTTATGATAGTCTATTATCTTGATATTAAACGTATCGGATCTTTGCCTAACCTGTATTGACCCCCTAGCCTTTCCCTTGGCGTCGTACAGGGCGGTGAAACCAAAGTTATCGACCCGGCCGTCGTCCAGCGTAAACCGCCACTCCTTCCATTGGCCCATCACGGTACCGGAAGACACTATGGAATCCACCACATAAGATATATCAGTAGTATCATATTCCGTATAGTAGGTTCTTGACGTACTGCATCCGACAACCGCTAAGGTAAATAACGTTAACAAGAAAAACAAGATCTTATTCACTTTTCTTAGATTTTTTACGTTTCTTAGATTTCTTCTTATCCTCCGCCTTATTCTCGACATTTACGTCAATACCGGCATCAGCGACCTCAGGAGCGTTATTTTCAGGTATATCAATATGACCTGAGTTAGGATCCATCTTATCCTCATCAACAACAACCTCATCAGGAACATCGATGTCTAAAATCTCTGCCTCCAGATACTTGATACGATCTGACATAATTTTATTCTGGTCCTCAAGTTCCTTATATCTTCTTCTAGCCTCATCGAGTAATTTAGATGATAGTTTATGTTTCTTCTCGATATCCATATAAGCCCGTTTAAGAGTTTCTTTCTCTTTTACCGACTCATTATATAGATCTCTTGATTTACTAAGCTCATTCCCCATCTTAACTATATGAGAATCCTTGGAATCTATATCCATATCAAGAGAATCGACAAGCGTATCAAGATACCTTACTTTCTCTTCCAATTCCGTTATCTTCTTGCGGGCATCATCGTAATCCTTTTTTAATCTTCTTGAGTAGCTAATAGCCTCATCAAGATCCTGTTTTAGAGTATCTATATAACTACTCTTTACTATCTTCAATCCGAACATGTTCATTACTTTTATAAGTTCTAAAAATATCGGCTTTTATCTTGCCGACTATAATTAACTCAGCTATATGTTTATCTTTCTCGACTATAGCCATATCCTTACGGACATTAGTGACCCTGATCATGATATTCCCGTTATTAGACGAGACGAACGGTGATCCCACCAAAGTAAGTCCCGTATCGCCGGTAAACGACGGCAGCATCATCAACACCCCTATGGTATTATCCGGGAACGATGCCCACACCCCTGTGTCTATATCAAGGACATCACCCTGCCCTAATGGGAAGGCATTACCCTGCTTGATAGGAATATCCTTACCCAACGAGTTCCATGCTTTCTAGAATCTTACGGAGTTAAGGAAGATCTTTCCCTCTTTCTCCACCATCCCTACCATAGGTTCGCAATTCAATCTAACCTCGTTTTGTTTATCATCCGGCTTCTCCTCAAGCTCATCAAGGTCTCTGGCTGATGTAAACGACTTGCTTTCCAGAAGCTTTTTAATATCCTCAATACTGGCCATTATAATTTGATTATTAAATAAACGATCTTCAGTCCTAACTTAAAATCAGATGTCTTCTCGAACATCTCCCTAAGAGGTAAGATAGTAGCGTCAAGATCTGACGCTACCCATTCTCCGTCCTTATAATACATATTCTTTTCCTCGGAATACGCTACACAAGGTCGATGCCCTAAGTTCTTCATAACCGTATCTACCTTATTTTGGGTAGGCATCGAGACACGGTTCACTTTAGTAGATATATTAAAATTGCTTTCCATTAAATTACTCATTTTCAATTAGTTAATTAGAAAGGTAGGTCACTGTCGTCTCCAAAAGGAGGATATTGTGGCGGCTGCTGACCTCCAAAAAAAGGTGCTTGGGCTGTCTGAGGCGGAGCCTGCTGGTATGATGGAGGAGGCGTCTGCTGCGGAGCCTGCGTAGCGTATGACGGTGGGGGCGTTTGCGTTATAGCCTCACCAGCGTTGTTTTGGCTTGCCGACTGAGTAGGTTTCACACCATCTGTCTTAATACTTTGGATATATTTATTAAGTACCTGATAAGCGAAAGCGTCTTGGGTCGTATAATCAAACTTCTTATTCCCCATTATATCAGTACTCTCAACCCTGTCAGGCCATCCATTCTGCCCGTTCTTATAATATTGCTGGATAAGCTCATCCCTTCCATCAGGAGTTTCCCTAGCATATGAGATAAAAAAATTACCCGGGGCATATTGATCTCCTTTCCTAGCGTGAGCTGGATTGATTACCACCTTACGCTTTAGATCAATATTAGGCAAGTATCTCACCAATGACTTAACATAATTATTAATACCTCCTTTTTGAGTCAGCAAAGGAACATTTATAATATAGTTTCCTTCGTCATCGCTTATTTTTATAGCTACGTATTTAGTTTTTGCCCCGTTATAGTCAACCTCCCTTATCTCAATATCTGATAAATATCCCTCTATACCATTCCAAAATACTTTCCAATAAGATACAGCCCCGGTCTTATCATTCACATGTTCCTCATAACCTTCTTTAGGCTCCTTGGATGATTGATAAAGAACTCCACTACCACTTATCTTAAAGTAGTGATTATTAGATCCTAGCGAATTTTCACGAACTCCCATATTATATATATTTAAAAATTAAACAATAATTGATGATGATAAGAAATACTCATTCTTATTATCCTCCCCATAAATCTTGTTGAAATGAGATTTATGGTCATGCTCGATAACGATCCTATTCCATGGTATGCTTTTAACTATACCAAGATACCTACCACATAGCACATCGCATATAATATCATTACCGTTATGCGATAAAGCCGTAAGCCTTTCCTTACAAGATCTTCCAGACATAGGGTTCTCTGACATAATACCGCATCCTTTTTCAGTGAATATCAATTTACAATGATCAAACTCATTTACCTTAATATTATTTTGGAGGGCATGGACGAGTAGATCCTTATCAAAGACATAGGTACTTGTTTTGACAAAATGCTCGTCCACGAACCTCCAATTTGGATAATTACCCTCAAAATTGGTCTCATACATATCCATATCAGGCGTAGAGAAATAAGTCTTAGTATCATCCACTTTTATAGACAACATATCCGATGACTTATTGATATGCTTATCAAGCAATATCGCGGATTCGTTCGATACCGGGATAAACATCTTCTCTACCTTATCCTGATTAGGGACAAAATACCTGTAAATAGTATTTCTATCCGTACTTACTATATTAATATTAATATCATCAATATCAATAACCACATTCTCGATGCATGGATAAAAGTCATCTACCTCCGTATAATCGCTGGCTTTGTTAAGAACCGAAACATAATCGCTCATCTTAACCTTAATTCCTCCATCAAGTATCTTATGTACCTGCGGGAATGTATTGATATCAAAAGCCGGACAACTATACTCACCAGAAGCGTAGTGGATCGTGATCTGATCTTTTCTATCCGAAAGCAGTATCGTAATCTCACAATTCTTCTGTTTTTTCATGAACTTAATAAAAGAGCTTGCCTCTACCAAGAAAGAGAAGTTAGAGTCAGCCTCGACCTCCAATCGCTCTATAACACATACCTTGGCATTTACGGAAGTGATATAAGCCAGATTATTGACAACATCTATCTTAAGATCCTTATAAAGGGAGTTGGAACCGGCGTTCTTAACCACCGTCTCCAGTTTACCCAACTTCTCATTTAATGATTTCGACAAGCACTTCAATACCATATAACATATTTTATTTGTTTATCATCCATAATTCATGTACAAGCTTTATAAAAATCATACTCCGAAACCGGAAATGATTCCGGAGTATGAATCCCGATTATGGGATAAATCAGGATAAAAATCCTGTTAGTACCCATCGCCAATGTTACCAAAGGTTTCATACAAGCAGCACTGTTTTGCCGAATACGCTACTCCTGTTTAACCACTTGCCTTAGAGCCTTGGGCTTGGATAAACACCCTAGGGTAACTATACATTCTAAGGTAACGTAGTGCTCTAAGCACTTAGGCTAATAACCTGACCGTTTCCGGTATATGTAAAATATTTTTCAACATCTTACATATTATCCGAGGTTATAATAAACAACTTTTACATGACATTGCAAATGTAATCATAATTATATTAATACAAATATAATAAATACTTAATAGTATTAAAATAATTTAAACTTACGTCTAATATATTCGGCTATAAGTATAGCGTCACACATTCCATCTTGTATCTTAGTTGGCTGTACTCCTTTCCCTGACCATGGTTTTACGAAAGACACCAAAGGGAAAAGGCGGATAGCACATCGGATGGATGTAGCCTTCGTGTCTAACTTAGCCGCTGAATACACCCGATCGGCGGTAGTGTGAATCTCCTTCTGCCATGTCTTTGGCTGGACTTCCTCGAACATGAACCTGACATCTGGATGCGATTCGTATCGTTCCATCATCTCCACCATCATCGCAAATAGAGCGTTCGGTTCCCGGCGTCTCCCGCCAAATGTGAAGTTGCTGGCGGCCGAGCTGTTGTGGATGCTATGGACGTCCTCGACGGCGATCGCCAGCGTCCCGCCTCCCTTTTCTTGGATCTTGTCAGCGGCATCGAGGAAGAAGCTTGATATAGCCCTAAGATCTATATCCCCCTTAACCGATATCCTTGGAGTCATAATTACCTTAACCTCGCCATTTTCTGGGATCATGGACAATCCTCCGGTATCTATACCCGGATCTATTCCTATCGCTATATTCATATTTTTAAGGTATATAATGAATGAAAATCCTCAGGTCTAAACACCTGTATCGAGTTATCCGGATACATACCTATATAATAACCGTAAAAAGCCCGTAGAATGCCATTTTCTAGCCTTATATCCAATGCCTTTACCTTATTCCCTTCAACCATAACATCAACCTCATCAGTCTTGTTAGATATCTTATCGAACCATTCAGGTATAGGATCAATACCGTACCTGAATGCGTTTACCGTTGATTTTATCGAGATATATGTTCCCATATTAGATAAGATTACAATCGTCTCGTTTAACAACCTTAAAATCGCCATTTCTAAGTAATATCGCTACATCAGATCTCGTATACGTAAGAGGTGTATACGACACCAAATGATAAGAAGCCTGCCCTGTCGCTGGCCGAACTGGTCTTAATACGGCTATGGCTATATCGCCGCCAAGTTCCGTGCCACCGGTGACACCCTGTAGGCACATGTATATGAATCCCTCATACTCATATCTCTTTCCAATAAACTCACTCATGGGAATACCTACGAACAGATAGTTCTTCACATCCCCTTTCTTAACCTCGACAGCGTTCTCTACACTGGATGGTATTACATCTACAAATTTTACTCCTATTGCCATGATTACAAATTCAATTTAGTTCTTAATTCTTGACACAATTCTTGATTATCCCTCATGATACTTAACGTATTATCGACTCCGTTCCCTACACGAACATCCCCGTACCAGTACCATGATCCTTTACGGATAAAGATACCGGTTTCCTCGCATAACTTCAAAAGTTCAAGTTCCTTATCAAACCCCACGCCATAATACAAGGCTGTCTCTGCTATTTGGAACGGAACGGCTGTCTTGTTCTTCAGCACCTTTATCCTAACCTCATGACCTACTGAAGATCCGTCCTCTCCTAATATAACCTTCTTTCTCGCCATCTCCATACGGATAGAGGCATAGAACTTAAGAGCGTTACCTCCGGTCGTTACCTTAGGATCGCCGTATATAACACCGATCTTCTCCCGATACTGATTGATGAATACCAGAACACAGTCGCTTTTGTTTACGATCCCGGTAAGAACTCTCATAGCTTTTGACATCAACCGGGCTTGTAATCCCATGTTGCTGTCTTCCATATCACCCTCGATCTCCTTCTTCGGTACCAGATTGGCTACGGAATCCACGACAATGAAGCCTACCCTTCCAGACTCCACCAGCTTGGCTGTGATATCGATAGCCAACTCCCCGTAGCTTGGCTGGGAGATCAAGAACCGGTTTATATCCAACCCCATTTTCCTAGCGTACTCAATATCGAAAGCATTCTCCACGTCTATTATAGCTACCAGCTTATCGGGGTGCTTTTTCTGGAACTCGATCATACTTAATGTACACATCATGGTCTTGCCACAAGATTCCATCCCGACCAGCTCATGGATCCGGCCTACCGCCCATCCGCCGCCGAGGGCCTTGTCCACCACCAGAGAACCAGTGCTTTCCCTTGGTATGGATATTATAGGCTTATCATCGCCGAAGTTCATTATCGAGCCTTCTCCAAGCTCTTTATTTAAAGATGATACTAACTCATCTACGTCTGAAAAAAGTTCTTTCTTAGCCATTATAATCCGTATTCCTCGAAATTAAACAAATCCTGTTGTTTCTTGATCATATCCTTCCCGATATCAGATATCTTTTCTGGGTTCAAAACACCCTCATTCTCATCTACCTTATCCATGAAGTCAGATATCTTATCGCTTAGCAGTACCATATCTTCCTTAGGAACTGATTTTAGATAAAGACCGTCTATGGATCTACATCTTGATAGAGCGGTATATATCTGCCCTATCTCGAAGGCTCTGCTGATGTCTACGAATATATTATCTAAAGTCATTCCCTGGGATTTGTGGGCAGTTATGGCGTATCCTAACCTCAATGGATATTGTATTATATAGCCGCAAGAAATGCCTTCAAGGGAATCATCTACCTGCTTGTACTTCATCTTCTCCCACTTCTCTTTGGTTATCTCCACCTCAGTATCGTTATCTAGATGAACATATATCGTCTCATCAACAGTATCTATGCTGGTTATGATACCCATAGAGCCATTGACATACCCGTTGCCGTTTCTGGTTATTATGACCTTAGCCCCTACCTTTACTATAAGCTCATCCTCGCAAGGCGCTACAGGCTTCTCCCCGAATACAGTGGCATCGAACTTAAATACCTTATTATTGATCTTATCAAGATTAGTCTTATTTATCTCATAAGCTTCTTTGTTAGTTGAGCATATAATTATAGTATTATCCATATTATCCGGATACTTGACCCTGCTATCCAATATCTGTCTTGACTCGTCGGTAATAACCCCACATCTTATATCCTCAAGTACGGAAAGAAGCTGAGGATCTTTTTGACGGAATACGTTCTCGAAGGTAATGACCGAGAATCCTGACGCTCTTAATGCCTTTGATGAGAAAAAGAACCGGCTCTCATAATATTTGTCGATAAAATCATCCGCCGTCACCACAGGCGGTAGTTGTGATAGATCTCCAAACATAATCAACCTAACTCCACCGAAAGGCTCCTTGCTACGCCTGCATTGTCTAAGTATGTCAGCCACCTCATCAAGCAAATCAGGTCTTACCATACTGATCTCGTCAATGACAATAGTATCAAGATTCTTGATCTTCTTCTTCATAAACGGACTTACATCCACCTTATTCGACAACATACCTCTCTCGATAGAAGGAATGTAAGGATCGTTCTTTATAGAGAAGAACGAATGAATGGTCTGTCCACCGGCATTCAACGCCGCTACTCCAGTCGGTGCTACGATAACGCACTTACCCAAGAACTTTACGATACGTCTCATGAACGTACTTTTACCACTACCAGCTCTACCGGTAATGAACAGATTCTCCCTAGTGGTGAAAATCTTCTTCAAGGCACGACCCTGCTCCACGTTTTTATCCACCGTCATAATATGACGAAGGAGGTCGTTTTCATTTCTAAAATCCTCTTTTACCATATCTTTTTAAGTTTATGGTACAAAGATACGAATAGTTATAATTAACTAATTGAAATAAATGTAAATAATATATAAATATTAAATTTTGTATCTGATACTCAAATCATCCAGCCTTACTCATCTCAACCCCTTTTACCCCTAAGAAAACGTCTTTTATAAAATATTCGGCGATAATTATATGCATTATCGTTCCTCTGTATGATAGTCTTAGGTGTCCGATAGTTACGTTTTTCCTGTCTTTGGTATTGACTATTCCATTGTTTTTCTTTACCTCATCATATAAATCGGATATAGTCTTACAGCACATACTAAGAACTTCTTTTATCATCCGATATACCGTTCTTTGGGATATTAGCATCATACCTTCTTTTAATAACTTTATATTCAATCTATCCATAAGATATGACACATTGAATTTGACAGTTCTTTTTTTAGTTACCTTATATATCTTATTTATATTTCTGTTTCTAGCTGAGAATATTATTTTTGATAACATCTTGACTCTATTTAATTTACGACTTTTGTTAGCCATCCTTCTTCTGGTATTCGAATCAAGATTTTTATCAAGGCAGGTATATACAGATTCTCCTTTCTTTACAAACATATCCTTTATCCTTGGGGTCTTACTAGCCTTATGCTTGTATTTTATGATATCCGATAAAGCTATCATAATCTCTCCTTCAGCCCAAGCCTTTAAGCTTATAAGCTGGTAGTTCATATCCTCATGAGAATCCCTTAATACATGTCGGTAGCAGAAATAAGCGCATCCATCCGATAGGATATCAATAAAATCATTGGTGTTAATCTCTATCTGATCTCTGTTTCCATCTTGCATCCTTTTTCTTAGAAACACATGTTTGGATACGTTTATGATAATAAGATATATCATTGCCATCTTACATTCATCGCTGATCTGGATTCCCGATCCATGATACTCCTCATGTTTCAATGAATATTTTATGGCTGTCACTTTCTTGCCTTCCTTATTGGTAACAGGCTTAAAATCAACTGGACATATAAGTGATCCGACTGGAAGTTTTACACATCCTAGCTCATCTTTCTTGGTCTGAATATTACGTGGAATATATCTTTCGGTAAGAATCTTATCGAAATTTGATTTCATTATATGTAAAAATCTTATCTTTGTTCCCATAGAGGATTTTTTTTGCTGCGAATATACGAGTTCCGTAAATACGAAACAAGTTATTCGGATGGATGGGTAGCCTGTGAAGGTCGCCCATTTGTTGTTTATACGAAATTGTCGTAATAAAATGGGAGGGGTAAATATCTGTGTTTCTGTATGATCATTTTTGACATCATACTTGTTACGCGCGCATTAATAGGTATATTTATTAATTATAATTAACTATATTAATATATCCTACTTCCTAATCCTCCATGTTTTGTGTAGGGTATATCATGAAGTCAAATGTCTATATAGCTAATTAATATTTTTACTGCCAAGGTGTAGTGCCGTCAGGCAGGACACCGCAGGCTTATAATAACAATGCCATATGATGTTACCGGAGTCCGGGACCCGGAAGGGGATCGGGCGGAGCAGAAGCCAAAGGAGAAAAGGTGAGGTCTTGTGCGGTCGCTCACGCTCCGGCCGCCCGTATCCTCTACGGCAGGCTCCATCGCCCCAAGACTTCCCATTTCCTTTGGATTTATATCCCATAGCACGGCAGGAAGGCATCCAAAGGGAAAAGGTGTGGTCATGTCCCGTGAGGCAGGATAGAGCTGTCCACCGCCGCTCGGAGGCATGTATGGCCGGTGCTCAACTGGCCTCGTTGCCGTGGCTTACGGTGGACTTATCTGGCTTTCCTCCTCCATTTCCACCACCTCTTCCCTTTGGATGTTCGTAAATACATGCTAATCAGCATATATTATGTTGATTATGGCATAATTTCTTGACAACGATATTTTTTTTAAGTAGTTTTGTCGAAAACTAATTTTATATGCCGGAACAGAGGAAAGCTTTCGTATTCGCGTTGCCTTACGACACTAGGCTGGATATGATCCAGCAGTTCTTAAGGATATACAATGGCTATCTGGATTCCAAGGGTAGGAGCTTGATTACTGAAAGGACGATAAACTTACTTTCTTTCTACATCAATTACGGATACTCGGATGATACCAGAGCCAAGTACATGGATTGTTATGGACAAAAGGAATCTTATATCGCTGTCCTTAACAATGAGCTAAAGCGTGGCGGTTTTCTGGTGGACAAGAAGAACGGGAATTTCCGTACCCGTGAGCTGTCTATTGAGATGAGGAGCCTACGTAATTATTTTGTTCTTGACGGGGAGGGTGATGACACCCGTGTAATGGGATTCGTATTCAAGAGAAATAAGCTTAACATCGATGGATAGGAGTCTTATTTCGTTCGACAGGGATATTGTCGATGAGGTGGTGAGAAGATCTGGAGGTAAATTTACCAAGCAACAGGTCGAATGGTGCATGAAAGCATCCGTATCTTATATCCATCATCTCGCCAGATATACCGATAATATATCTATCAGGATCCCGTTTATCGGATACGTTATCTGCAATCTCCGTGAGATGCGTGTAAGACGTGATAAGATACGTCGCATATATGTCAAGGAGGGTAATCGTTATCCAGACGAAAGGATGCCTATTGAGCTTGATTGTCTGGATAAGAAGATAAAGGTGATAGAGGGTATGGAGGGATTGAAGAACGGAGATCCCCTTATACGTGACAACCATGAGGCTATGTATCAATGCCGGTATGGCATGACATGGGAACAGTTACAGGATTTTCAACAACAACAATTTAAAAAATAATTATCGTGCAAACAATTGGTAAAGCCCAAGTAATAGCCCAAGCTTGGGAAGACAGTTTATTGGGCAGGATTCCTAAGGATGAGAAGGATTATCCGGAGTGGTACAAGAATCGTCTTTATTTATGCAAGAAATGTCCTAAGAACTCTTCTAATATAGCTTTCTTTAAGTTACCAGCTAAGGTATTGCTGCAAAGATTGATGGGAAGACAGGCATGCTCGCTGTGTGGTTGCTTTATCAAGGAAAAGGCTTGGATGAAGACAGAGGTATGCCCGTTGAAGTTCGTGGAGGGCGAGAAAGCCAAATGGAATGCTATGGAGGTGATAACAGCCGATCATAACGATTTTAATATTGAGTGCCCTAACGATTCCTTTGATATAGGACTGACGGATGATGAGAGCGAGTTTTATCTAAATATTTTTGATCAGAAAATAGGTGATAAGATAGAAATCGTGTTATTTATCACCCATAATGATGGTTTCCATGTCAAGGAGCATCATCTCGGATGTGGATGTATGGGAGATGTATCATATAACAAACATCCTGACAATGAGAATAGAATTATATTTAGGATGACGTTAGATACCTCAAAATATACGGAAGGTCATTTTGAGAAACATCTATCTCTTATGGGTTATACTAAGGACGATCCTGAACGTAATTTCAAACATTTCCCGCTACGTATTATAGGGGAAGCTTATAAATAATGCCATGAGAAATCTCGTAAGAAGCAAGATAGATGACCGTATCCATGCCCTTATTGTCATGGAAGTCGGATGCCGTGAGTTGCCCGAATATTCGTTGGGTGATATACTTTACTCCGCTTTAAGGAGGATAGCTAGGGCTAATGGTGGTAATGTCCGCTTCTTGCGGGATGTTAGTACCAGGGATTTATTGAGGTCTATAGACCAAAGCATCAGTGATGAGATTGAGTTAAACAACAATGATTATAATGCGTAATATGGAAGATAAAGATATAAAAACAGAGATTAGAGATTATCTTAAAGAAGAGGCGGATACTCATATAAGGCATTGGATAGCCATAAAACGTGAGAGCAAGCGTCTGTATAGCGATATTGAGGATAGGACTAAGAAGATAGCCCTTAAATCATTCTCGTTGATAAAAGAGGATGATTTTGTAGTTCTTCATGAGATGACCCATAAGATACAGATGTTGAATATAGAGGCTGTAAAAGTCAATTCTAGGTTGATGTTCATAATCCAGTTGGCTACCAGCTTCGGTATGGATCTGGATTTAGATACGACATATGCGTCCACCGCCAAGAGCATTATAGAAGACAGAACGTCTGGATTCGTGTTTTATGATGACAAGGAACGTCTGAGATACGCTGACAAGGAGCTTGAGGATATGTTCCATGACATGAGCGTGACGGAAGTAAGTAAGATCGGGGTTGTTCAATCTTATAAGCTTCTTATGAAACAGTATAACGAGTTTAAGGACATGAAAGCCAATGCCACAGGGAAGACGAAAGCCGACGAGTAAGGACGTCGATCGGGTAAATGATAATCTTGAGGTCATAGCCAAGGCCGTGGATGACGCCAAGACGTATATCGCCAAGCATCCATGGGATAAGGAGAAGCATGAGGATATGGCTAGGGCGTTCGATTTCATATCCAAGCTGATCGATAAGATCAACGTATGGAATGACTCGTATATGGAGAAGAGTGGGATAATGGATGTATACAGGAGTGTAAGCAATGTCCAGAAAAAGGAACGTAAGGGACAGGTTTCCGGTGGTATAGAATCCGTATTAAAAAATATGCGATCATGAGTTTAAGCACGAGTCCAGAATTTTATGTAAATATGAAGAATCCCCCTGTATGGAACGATCTGTTCGGTTGGGAGGATCAGGATGATGATGTTAAGCAGTTTTTCACGGAGGAGGCTTATAAGGTCAAGAACGGGATAACTATCAACGGTACGTTCATCCCTCCATGGCTTTATTGGCATGTTAATTTCTTTCCCGTATTTCAAGACCTTCCAAATGGAGAGCGTGTTCCGGCTATCAGCCGGTTACGTGATAATGAATGGTTTTTCGCCGAGATGTATCAACGTGCCCGTCAGGAGAAGAAAGGGTTAGGGATGTTCGGTACCCGTCGTTTTGGAAAGGCCCTTCTGGACTCGGAGCTGATATATACTCCTTATGGATCTAAGAAGATAGGGTTCGCTGATATCGGTGATATCATATATGGCGATGATGGTAAGCTTACGACTGTAGTAGGCGTATATCCTCAAGGGTTCGTTGATATGTATAAGGTTACGTTTGAGGACGGGCGCAGTATAGTATGTTGCGGTCAACATCAGTGGAAGGTTAAATATCATGGTGATTATAAAGTCATGAGCACTATGGGTATCATCCACTCTGACTTCCAGAAGATGACTATAGACATAGGGGAGGCCGTGGATTTCCCCGAGCGGCGGTGGCTGATGTCGCCCCAGCTCCTTGGGTCTCTGACCGCCTCTTTCCTTTGTGGATCTACCGACAGGATCTTCGAGTTAAGCAATAAGGAGATGGATGATATTATTTATTCATCCAAAAAACAGAAGGAGTTGTTTATAAGCTCATTCATGAAGATATCTTGCGGTATAAGTACCGGTGACGATCGTTTTAAGGTCGTTTACAAAAGTGAGTATATTATATCCTTCGTAAGAAGAATATTCTGGTCTATGGGATATTATTGCGTCATGGATGGTGATGATATGTATATATCCAAGACCCATAACAGACTTAGGATATCCGATATAGATTATTACGGGAAATATAAAGCTATTTGTATTGAGGTCGATAATAAGTCCCATCAGTTCCTTACCACTAATTTTGTCGTATCCCATAATACGACTATCATGTCATCCCTTCTTCAGATGAACGCTACCATGACGATCGGGCTTAGTCATTCCGTGGTAGGTTTCAGCGATAGCGATTTATCTAATATAGGTGAGTATTGTGAGTATGGTCTTGATCATGTGCATCCTTTTTTCAGGATTAATAGGACCAAGACCGATTGGAGTTCTGGTGTCACCTTAGGCAAGCGTATGTCCAACGGGGTTCGTGATGTTCATGCCATAATATCCATAGCCAATATCAACATGGGTAGGAAGACATCCACGCAGAAGACTGCCGGTCTAACCCCCGCCACGGCTATTTTCGACGAGGTAGGTAAGGGACCTATTAAGAAGCCGTACACGGCCGCCATGCCGTCCTACGACACTCCTTACGGCTGGCGTCTCAGTCCTATTTTGGCTGGTACCGGTGGTGAGGTGGAACTATCCAAGGACGCTCAGGAGATGTTCTCTGATCCTGATACATACAATCTTCTGGTCATGGACTGGGATATTTTAAATCGGAGAGCCATGAAAGGGAAAACATGGAAAGAACGGAAATGGGCGATGTTTGTCCCCGGTCAGATGGCTAACTCCGGTGTCAAGAGAACGATAGGGTTAGGTCATTATTTGGATAAGCCTGATGATAAGAAGCTTAATAAGATCAAGATTGACGCCACGGATTTTGAAGCCAGTACCAATAAGCTTAACGAGGAACGGAAGAAGTTATCTACGAAAGATAGGGTAGCTTATACCTCTCATACCATGTTCTATCCATTTACGATCGACGACTGTTTTTTAAGCTCGTCCCAGAACCTATTCCCGGTCGAGTACGCTATCAAGCATAAGAATGATCTTCTTGAGTCAGGGCAATATAGCGGCATGCTGTGTGATGTTTTTCTTGAATCGGGGAATAAACTTGGTACTACTAAATCGAATAAGCAATTGGCTGGTTTTCCGTTTAGCGGTGGTGTTATTGACGCTCCTGTCCAGATATTCGAGATGCCTCAATCCAATAGGTTTGATGACTTTATTTATGTAGCAGGATGTATGCCTCCCGGAGAAAGGGTGTTGACCCCTGATGGATATAAGAATGTAGAGGATGTTGACTATGATGATTTCTTGGTTAATAATGAAGGGGATAATGTTAGGATACGCAAGAGACTTGTCAGAAATATGGTCGAAGAGGATCTTTATTCGATAAAGATGTATAATGGCGTAAGAATAAATAGATTTACTTCTGATCATCCTATTTTTGTTTCTGATCATAAGACCGTAGGGAGAAGGGTTAGGGAAGATTTATTCAAGTTTGATTACATACCTGTCAAGGGTATAAAAGAGGGACAGTGGACAAGGATCCCAAATATGTATGCCGAAGAAAGGATGGATATTCCGGGATTTAGGGATTATATGCTTTCTGATGATTTTTGGTGGTTTGTCGGGATGTGGCTAGGGAATGGATGGATTGATAAGCAGTGTCGTGTACAGATGGCTATTTGTTTTGACTATCCAGAAGAGAGGGATAGGTATTACAAGGTTATAGATAATCTTTTTGGTATTAAGCCTTCGGAGAGATGCAGGAAGGGTAATTGGGAATTAAATTTTAAGCATGTTTATCTAAGCGAGTGGCTTGTTAATAATTTTGGTAAATATTGTTATGGTAAATATATTCCTGAATTTGCTAAATACCTCCCGTTTAGCATGAAGGTTAGTTTAATTCATGGATATCTGGATACGGATGGATCTATCCATAATGATTTTCGCAATTATTCGGGCATGGATTTCGTAAGTGTCAGTATGGATCTTCTTGAGGGTATACAGGATATATTGTTATCTCTTGGAGTAGTTGGAGGTATATCCATAATGAAAAAAAATAGGGCTGAATATATAGATGGCAATAAGGTTAAATCTCAAAGATCATGTTATCATTTAAGGATAGGCCATAACTATACTGTGTATTTCAGGAAGTTGGTTGAGACATTAACTCCTGATTATATATCTAAATTGTCTAAAGTATGTATGGATACCAGCACAAGAAAAAGTCCTTCCACAGGTATATTTATTAGTAATGATAATAAGTATATATATGTCAGGATATCATCTATAACTAAAGAAAAGTATACCGGTCCTGTGTATAATTTTGAATGTGATACGAATAATTATTTATTAAGGAATATATCTGTTCACAATTGCGACCCTTATAAACAGGCCAAGTCTGATACCCCTTCATTAGGTGCTTTTTATGTATTCAAGAGGCGTGTTGGTATCCGAGATCCTTATGCCTATAGAATAGTGGCTTCATACGTATCCCGCCCATCATCCATAGATCAGTTTTGTCGTACGTGCGAGGTACTTCAGAAAGGATATGGTGCTATATGTCTTATGGAGAACGCTGACCAGATGTATGAACAGTACCTTAACCGGAAGAGTGGTATGCCTGCTTCTTTTTTCTTATTCGCTGGTGAGGCTATAGCCAATAAGTACGTGAAGGCCGGCTCCCGGCAGAACAGCAAGCTGGGGCTATACCCTACCCCCGGCAACCAGAACCTGCTCTTCTCCTGCGTGGTGGATTACTGCTGGCAGGATTTCGTTATTGGTTATGATGATAGTACCGGTCTTGATATAACGGTTAAAGGTATTGAGTTGATTGATGATATAGCCCTACTGGATGAGATAATACAGTACAAGCCCGGATTGAACGTCGATAGGATAATAGCGTTCGGGCATGCGTTGGTTCTCGCCAGATATTTTGACGATAACAATTACATGCCTAAATCGAAGATCGAGGAGATGAATAATGCCCGCAAGGAAGACGCTTATAAACACCATGAGGTATATGCCTCTGCCTTTGGATCGGTATCTATAGGAGCTTTTAGGTAAATGAATGTCAATTAAACGCCTATCTTTGTTGTAAATAAAATTGAATAATCATGGAAGTGTTTAATAGAGATCATTCGTTTCCAGCAAAAGGAGCGTTATTAGGATTACCTCCTCAGGCTATTTCCACGAAGAAAAAGAACAGGAAATGGAAGGAGGATTGTATGGACGCTCTTGAGACGATAGGATTGAAACAGTATGATCGTAACCAGATGTACCGTGACTATTATCTGATGGCGGATGGTAAGTTATCTTTTATGGAGATGGCGGATGTTATCCCTCAGTTAAGGAACGTGCAGAAGCTAAGGAGCGATATAAGGATACCTTCTTTCTTGAAGCATTATGATATCATAGGTGGTATCGTAAACGCCTTTGAGGGATGGCTGACAAACCTACAGGATAAGTATACGGTTAATGAGGTAGGTGATATGGCTATAAGTGAGTATGAGGATACGATGTCAAATCTTCTTCATCGTCATATACAAGAACAGTGGGATATTATCGTTAATCAGCGTCTTGTAGAGGCCGGTCTTGATCCTACGTACAATGAGTTTAATTCCGAGGAGGAGCGTCAGGCTTATGTTCAGCAAATCCAACAGGCCAAAGCGTCTATGACCCCTGATGATATCCAGAGGTTCATGAGTACAAGATGGAAGACGCAGGCGGCGGTATGGGGGGATCATACGATCGAGGCCGACCGTAGCCGGTTTTATATGGATGAGCTTGACAGGGAGAATTTCCGGGACCGTCTTCTTAGCGGAAAGATGTTCCGGAATCATTTCGTTGGTTTCGATTACTACCGTCCGGAGGTATGGAGTCCTATGGAGGTTTTCCATCCTGATGTAAAATACCCGCAATATGGATCTTATGTAGGTCGTCTTCATTATTACGAGGGTGTCGAGTTGATATCAAGATACGGCCATAAGATGACAGCCAAGGACAAGCGTCGGATTATGGGAGGTGACGATGATTATGAGGGATGGGTATCTAATGACGGTGCTAGGTATGACTGGAAGAAAAAGAAACCGTCTATTACCGGTATGTACGAGAATGAGGTTGTCCCATGGAAGGGATACCATGACTATGAATCTATAGTCGCCGCCGAGGACTATTACGGGGTTCCGATGGGAGAATACCATACCTTCGGGGCGGACGGGGAGGAACACACCCAGCCCCGCTTCTTGCCCCGCTTCCATCCCTTTGGCTATTTTAACTCTGACATGTCCAATGGCAAGAGATATGAGATAGATTCCCGCCTTTTTAGGGTTATGGAGGGATATTGGGTGTCCATGAAACCGGTATTTCTAATAACTTACATGACGGAGACCGGGATGGTGGATCAGGAGCTTGTTACCGATGAGCTGCTCCCGGAGTTCTTGGAGAAGAACGGTATCAAGAAAGTGAAGAGGGTTATGGCCGAAGCCGTTGGTGATCCTGAGGTGAACACCTATATCTTGGAGTATGTGCCTGAGGTTAGGTTTGGCGTTAAGATCACCGGAGGTAATTTAATGGATAAGCCTATATATATCGGTGGGGATCCAATACCTCATCAGATACATGGTGACAGCAGTCTGTATGATTATGTCATTCCGGTTTCTGGATTTATAGGGGCTAGTCTCGCTGATCGCATACAGCCGTTCCAGATGATGTATAACCTTGCTATGAACCAGCTATACAATAACGCCGAGAAGGAGATCGGTAAGTTCTTCTTAGGCGACCTTGGATTCTTGCCTACTGAATATAAGGATATGATGGACAAGAAGGGTGCTTTAGCTACTTTCATGCAGATCGTGAAGTCCGTCTCGTTTATGGGCGTAGGTGGCAATGATACGAATAATCCTTACCAGAATCCGCAGATGAGTAGCATATATAACCAGTTTGGTGTATATGATCTTACTAATACGGATCAGATAAGATCCCGTATGGAAATGGCGTCTTACGCCTATATGATGGCTTATAGGATGATAGGAATATCCGAGCAGGCAATGGGCCAGTCAACTAGATACGAGAGTTCTACGGGCGTAAAACAGGGGGTTAACGCTACTATGCTACAGACCCAGACTTACTTTAATGATTTCGATGACTTCAAGAAACGGACATTGGATATTCATCTAGCCGTGGCTCAAGTATGCCAGAAGGAAGGATACGATTGGACCGTGATGTACAGGAACAGCGATCTTTCCTTGGCTTACATCAGTCTTACGGATAATAGCTTGTCGTTACGTCATCTTAATGTTATGGCTGTCTCTAATTCCAAGAAACGTCTGGAATTGGAGAATTTGAAACAATATATATTACAGACAAATACGTTAGGTAATGACTTACTTGATATCACTAGGATGATGAGCGCCAACTCAACGGCTGAGATGAATCAGATCGGAAGGGATGCTAGATCTTACGCCGATCGTGTAAGGCAAGAAGAATACCAGAATCAACAGCGACTTGTCCAGCAGCAAGCCGAGGCCGAGCAACAGGCACGTAATGACGAGCATGAGAAGGATAAGGAGCTGGCTTATATCAAGGGCAACTTCGACTTAAGGGGTAAGAGCATAATGGCCGCCGGTCAAGCGGCTAGGACCGAGAACAACTCTGAAGGCATGGATTATGTCGAGGCTATGGCTGATAGGGCTTTAAGGGAAAGAGATCTTGATATCAAGGAAGAGGAGATGAGAACCAGACAGGCTAACGCCGAGGCTGAGCGAAGGTCTCGTGAGGAGATAGAGAAAAGAAAGTTGGAATTAAAAGAAAAGGAGATAGACGCTAGAAACAAACGTTCTGATACAGATAGGTTTACGTCAATAATAAACAAGAATTGATTACAAGTTTTGTAAATATTTTTACAAAATCTGTAATCATTTTGGCGTAAAATTCTGTCATATACTATAATGGGTTTGATTTAATTGGTAATTGGATTAATAATACTTTTGTAAAAAGCAAAAAAGGAAATTGTATGAATGACATGGGTGATTTCGCTAAGGGTTTTAAGACCATGAGTGTCGAGGAACTTTTTTACCGTGGTGACGGTGATGGCGATAAGAATAATATCGAGGGTAAATATGATAAGGATGGTAATCCTATAGGTGATACCAAGGAAGAGCCTGCCGACGGCGGAGCGGCTGACGGTGGCGGGGATAAGGGCGGCGATGCTGCAACCCCAGACCCTGATTCCCTTGGCGAAGGCGGTACTGATAATAATAACGTGGTATCAGTGTTTAACGGGAAATCTTTCTTGGAAAAGATGGCCGCTAGAGGTATCATCGACAGTATCGATAACCTTGATATTATGGTAGATGATAAGCCAGTCGATCTTTCTACTATCACAAAAGAAGATGATTTACTTGATATAGTGGAGGGGTTGATCAAGGATAAGGCCGATGAGTTGTTGAAGGATAAGGTTGATACCGGTTCTATGTCTGACTTCATGAAGAAGATGATAGAGGTGGATAAGGCTGGAGGTAACGTAGGTCAGCTTCTAAACCAATATCAGAACATTCAGGCGCCTTTGGACAACCTTGATATGAGCAACAAGAATGATCAGCTTGCGGTCATCCAGCATTATTATAAGATGTTGGGTATGCCGGAAGACGAGATAAAGGATAATATGGAGATGATGATTGGCAAGGGTGATGAGTTCATTGAGTCCAAGGCCAATAAGTTCCATGATATCCTGAAAAAGGAGATGGATAACCTTATCGAGGAGGAGAAGAAAAAATCCGAGAAAAGGAGACAGGAGTTAGTTGAGCAGATGAAGATCTATAAGAAAGGTCTTAAGACGTCTATAAGCTCAGGATTCCAGTTGACTGACACGATGATAGGTAAGGCTGTCGATTTCGTTACCAAGCCGATAGACAATCAAGGCCATACGGCTATAGATAAAGCTTATTCGGAGGCTATCAAGAATCCGGACATGGCCGCTGATCTGGCTTTGTTCTTGATGAATAAGGACGAGTTCCTTAAACAGAAGACTAACAAGGCTAAGATGGAGGTCAATAAGAAGACCATCACTCTTCTTTCTGGCAATAAGGGAGGAAAGCAAAATAAGAATAATATCGATAATGATACTATAGAAGCTAACTTCCTTGATCTGAGTGGATCAAAGAGTGTATAACATTAAAAGATAGATAATTATGAATCCTTTTTTAACAAAAAGTTTCCCGGCTACCGTGAATGGCGATAACGTTATCGCCTTCACCGATGCCAAGAACTATAAGACATCGCTCGTAGAGCATAACTTAGGCTCATTGGCGAGCTGGTATTACGAGGATCCTGACAAGAATCATTTGGGTCTGTTGAACTTGTTCTCTAATATCGCTAACTATCCTGTCCCGATGTATATGGGTATGATTAATAACGGCGCTACGATCTCCGTTAACGGTATTGGAGCTTCTTTCCGTTATGATCTTCCCGTTGCAAAGACATTCGCTGTCGTTACGGCTGAGGATACTTCAGGTCATCATCTAAAACCGGGTATTGACGGTAGTTTGTTTGATATCGTTTTGAATACTTCTGAGTTTACGGCTTATGATGTCATTACCTATGACGCCGCTAACGGCTGTAATATCCTTATCTCAGGTGAGATCCCGTCTAAGACAGAAGGAGATTTGACACGTTATTGGGGTCATGTTATTGGCGGTAAGGCTAAATACTTCCCTAAAGAGAAATTACGTCCGGGTATCCGTTATTGGAAGATCGGTCATGCCCTTGGTGAGTACAGTACCCAGTTCTCTAAGGTATCTGGAGCTGACAAGGCCGGTTCCATGACTTGTGAGTTCCGTTTAGGAAACCACCGTGGTGTTGAGGGTGAGACAACTATGTACGCTGGTATGAAGTCCATGCAGGCCGCCCAGAATAGCACTTCAGAGTTCGTGGAGACTGCCCTTCGTCGTATGAATGCCATGAGAAGCGAGTATGAGGGTAATATTCCTGATTTGGCTATTATCGGCAAGACTGTTAATGGTAGACTTGATTTACGTACGGCTAAGGTAGCGTCCACGCTGGAGGTATTCTGTATGGCTGAGTTGGTTAAGCTGGAAGCTAGACAGTTGATGTGGCAAGAAGGTGGTATTATTATGGATCAAAATGGTCCTATCCATTTGAATGAGGGTATCTACCGTCAGCTTCGCCGTGGTTACACTATCTACTATAGCCGTCCGATGGGTATTACTAAGGACACGCTTATGGCTGCCGCATCTTATATTTTCCGTGGACGTCAGGATCTTCCTATTACGGAACGTAAGATTAAGTTCAAGGTAGGAGCTATGGCTATGATCAATTTAGAGAAGTTGATCAGGGAATCGTTCTTCACTACCTTGCAGAACTTAAGCTGGGGTATGGGAAGCGATAGGATGTTGCCTTCTAACCCTATCTCTGGTACTAATGACGCCATGATCTTAGGTCCGGTTCAGGTTAAGGGAGCTTTCATCCCGGGCATCGGTAATGTTGAGTTCGAGCACGATCCTTCTTTGGATTACGCTGACATGGCAGATCGTAGCGAGTTAGTGAATGGCATGTATCCTAGATCTTCTTATTCTTGTATTATCGAGAATATCACTGACGCTGGATCAACTAACGCATATTCCGCTATTCCTAATACGGCTAACGCTAAGTTAGGTAATATGAATAACAACGTATTCTATATCAAGCCAGAAGGTGTAAGTATGTGGTGGGGCTATGAGTACGGTCGTTGGGCGCACAAAGCCAACGGTAATGAGATCGTATCATCCTTGCCGGGCATGAAAGAACAATTCTGGTGCCACTCCGCTTCCGCAGCATGGGTTATGGATAACAGTAAGTTCTTGATTATCGAGCTTCAACCGAACTACTTCGGCTAAGTTTTTTCATATATGTAATTTGGTTTTTAGAGGGGAGGATATTCCTCTCCTCTTTTTTTAAAGTAACGCAAAAAGGAAATGAAAGAAATTTTAAAATCAAGGAAGGTATTGGCCGAGGTAAACGGTTTCAATATCATGTCAGATACCTTATATGAGGTTGTAGGCAAACACGATGGAAGTGCTCCTCAGGCCTTTCAAGACGCTAATATAGCTAAAGCTCCGTTCCCGGAGAACGCCACTCACGTATGTTGCCCTTGGGATGATTTCTCCAAGGCCTATAACACCGGTTTTTATCCAAGATCAAGATGCTATAATGGTCTTGACAAGAATGAGATCGATAAGCTCGTCAAACAGCGGGTAGATAATATCATGAAGCCTTTCGAGGAAATGTCGCAGATGGATCTATCTCAAACCAATTTAGAATTTTGGGATGACGCTAAGGATAAGATATTCATGGGTAAGGTCTATAACACGGCTAATACCGTTGAGTTATTTTATTTATATCTGGCTGTATTTTCCGGCATGTTGACTCCTCAGGAAATGGATGGCGATCCTGTCTTCATGAACTCCATGTTCTGTTTCGTGGAGAAAGACAATATGAAGGATTTCGTTCAGCAGCGTGAGATCAATAAGATGAACATCAGCTATAAGTTTATCAGCGCCCTTAAGAAAGGCGGCGACGATCGTCAGGCTGTCATCGATCTTCTTCTTTACATCGGTATCGTAACTCGCCCGGATTTCACGGAGGATGAGTATTATACAGGATCTCTATCAAACTGGATGAATGAGAAGAAGACCAATGTCGATTATCTGCTTGATATCTGGGATCGGTCATTGGAAGGTGATTTCAAGGAAGTTCTTGAGTTTTACCGTATCGTAAACGTCCTTCAACGAAATGGTCGTATCAATATGACTCCATCCGGATTACAATATAATGGCCAGATCATAGGACCTGACGTTCGGACATCCGCTGAGTTCTTGGCTACCAAGAAAGACTTTATTAACATAAAGGCTAATGTATTGGATGAGTATGAGGAGATCATGTCTATGTCTAATATCGATGATAAGTCCAAGACCAAGAAGGTTAAGGATATTAAGAAGAAGGATGACGTAGAGGAAGGTGATAAGATTAAGGAGGAATAACGATGACAATCCAAGAAGCGTATCTAAGGTCTTTGCAGAAGAACGAGCAGAATCTTGCCAATGGCGGGATTAAGCTTGATCCGGGAAGGTTCGTGTTGTTGTTTAACGAGGCCCAAGACCGGTTAGTTAAGTACTATCTAAATAGGAAGGATGACGAGACTATACGCTCCATCCAAAACCTTCTTGTTTATTGGATGTCGTTGGATAATGCGGGTAGGATGGATGACCCTGAGTCTACGTCCTTTAACTTACCTGACGACTATCTATGGTTCTCTAACATAAAAGGAGTTTTCTCATACAAAGGGTGTGAGGCCACTGATTTCGTTATGTGGGAGGCTAAGAACGAGAATATCCATGAGCTTCTTGGAGACGAGAATAACCGTCCTTCTTACGACTACCGTGAGACATTCTACTCCATAGGGAACGGGAAGGTCGTGGTCTACGAGTCAGGCTTCCGTACCGAGGAGGTTAAGATGACGTACTACCGCCGTCCTGTCAGGGTGGACCTGTCGGGGTATATCAACGCCGCCGGTATCCAATCCACGGACATCGACCCGGAGCTGCCCGATTATCTTGTGGAGGAGATTCTGGATATGGTAGCTAAACAATTCAACCTTAATGAGAATGAATTGTATAGATATAGAATGGATAAGGATAATGTGGCTTCCTTTAAATAAACAACGTTAGTTTTGATTGATAAGCCTGCCCAGAAATGGGTAGGCTTATTTTTTATCATCCTATGCATATTTTCTGGAATCGTAGATTTCTCCGATTCCAGAAATAGCAAGTATGATCTTTGCGTTTTTATAAAATATTTAATATAATGATTTTATATTGGAATATTTTTTATCCATATATTTTTACTGTAAAAATTTTATTTATATATTTGCATTGTATTAAATAATTAAATATATATAATATGAAAACTAATGTTGTTATGATCTCCAAGGATAGGGATCTTTTTGGTGTTACTATCAAGCAAGACACTAAAACGTCTTTCATGTCGTTGACTGATTTACAGGAAGCCTATACCAGGAAAAGGATTCAGGAAGGATGGAATGATAAGAGGATAGAGAATATCCTTTCTAACAAGGAAAGTGCTGAGCGAATATACTATATTCTTGAAAAACAAGGATATATGATAGAAACAGGATTTCCTGTTTTTATGGAAATGGTTGAAAAAGAGTCTCTTATAAAAGTAATGAAAAAGTTTGGCGCTTATAAGACTGTTGGTAGGGGCGAGAACAGGAGAACTATGTGTAATCCTTATATATGGGTTCTTGTAGCTATGGAATTGAACCCTATGTTGTATGCCGAGGTTGTTACGTGGTTAACCGATAAGCTTATTCTTAATCGAATAGAGGCTGGTGATAGGTATAATGCTTTGTCTAGGGCGGCTTCTAGATTTAAGGATGTAGATTATGTTAAGATCGCCAAGGGTCTTAATTATATTGTTTTTAATATCCATGAAAGTATGATCAGGGATAAGGCCACGGAAGCTGAGCTAAAGGAATTGGAGCAAACACAGGGCAATCTTATATGGGCTATAGATATGGGTTATATAAAAAGCTTCGATGAACTTATTGATATGATGAGGAAGATGTATAAGAAAAAGTGGCTTAAATAATGTTTTTACAAAAAATGTAATTTATTTATATGCCTATACACTCGTGATCGTGTTTTATTGTCGTGAACTCGTTTATTATTATGTTTGCGTTAGTGAATGATTTTTAAACTAAAATATTAATTATATGTTGCACAGACCGCAAGACCGGGTACTTTTCGTATCCCCACACGCTAAGATGGTGGATGTTGATTCCATCTTCTTGAAGGAAGGACAGATCGGTATTTATGATACTAAAGATACTTCCGAGAACGGTTGTAAGGCCGTGACTGATTTTACCGGTAAGCCTCGTAACGACAAGCGTTATGAGATCCGTATCGGTCGTAATGAGCAAGCGGCTTCCCGCTCTATCTATGACAAGGATTTTTCCACGCCGTTATTCTCCTTGAACGAGATCACCGAGATTTACGCTTCTTGGCCGAAGAAGGATCACGCTTATGTCGATGACGTTATCTTGGGATACAATGGTGTCTCTGACGACACGGCTTTCTCCGTTTCCAAGGGCGACCGTATCGTTATCCGCTTGATTCTCGCCGGCAGGGCTTTCGAGCTTCTTGGCTACGAGGAAGGTCGTGTTGAGATCAATGACGCTATCCTTTTGGATGATTGCGACAATACCCCTAATCAATGCGAGGAATGTGATCCTTGCGAGGAGGTTGATTTGTTACCCGCCGTATTGAAGTGTATCGAGCGGATGAAGAACCAACCTATCGCAGGTGGTGGCAAGGTATCTGATTATATTGATATCACTCCGGTTACAAGATGCACTAATGAGGCTACTGAGCCTGAGACGGAGGACGTGAACTTCTATTGCATGGAGGTATGCGATACTGGTGATGATCTGGCGTTGGCTGAGGTTCGCGCTCAATATCCAGGATTGAAGATCGTACGTGAGACTATCGAGGGTAGCATGTCACGTTATAAGGTGATGAAGAAAGGCGCTAAACCGGCTGACTATACTCAACGCCTTATCTCTATCATGAAAGGATGTACGGATTGTCCTCCTAACTATACCGAGGTTAAGGACGGCTATCTGTATTCTATTTCCTTGGAGGATGACGGTGTTGATATGTCTACTACGGTGGAGTCATTGCCTAACGTTGTAGCCGATACGGTTAAGAAGATGAGTCAGATCAAGGGATCAGGTTTGTATATTGCCGCTACTTCAAAGAAATTGACGGATGAGGAGATCTCTACTTTCGTGGAGGCTAATCCTACGGCTATTATCTACTATGTGGCTAAGACATCCGATATGTGCGAGAACCCTACGGTTCGTACCGCTTCTTGGTCAGCTTGTGGTTCTTGTAAGGTATCCACCGAGAAGTATTATATCACGATCCCGGATGATGAGTGTGGAAACAGTGCTTTGGAGGAAATAAAACAGGCTTTCCCGGAACTGGAGATCACCGACTACGGTACTCCGGCGGCTTGCCAGCATAGCTTCCAGACAACGGTATATACTAACATGTTGTGTGATGAGTGCGACAAGGTGTTCGAGGGATTCTTCACCAGCGAGGCTCCGGCGTCCTACCGCAACCGTATGTGGAAGAAATTGGAGTCGGCTCAGGAGCTTGGTACTAACTGCAAGTGCGGTATCCGTTTCCGTGGCAAGGAAATGTTGTTATCTCCATCAGAGTGCTTGATGGATAAAATGACTTATATCGAGGATAGCGTTGAGATCGTTGGCGCTAGCGGCGGTTATCCTGATTCTCTTGACGAGGGGTCTCCTATCTGGTGGGATCAACTTCACTTCGAGAGACTGTCTAGCAAAGCACCACGTACTCATGTCGGCGGTAATATGATGGATGACGAGTTGAAGGGCTACGCTCATTTCAATGGATTCCCGAAACATCAGGATTTCATGGGGCGGACGTTCATGAACGAATATAGTCGTGTAGAGCAAACGGCTCAGTACGTTGACTTCCAGATTACGCTCAATCCTCATAGATACGCTCAGGGATTCGGAAAGGTTATCGCTGATGATCCTATCAACTTGATCTTACGTGTACGTTACGGCGCTCATGAGGGCGTTCAGGAGATGATCAATATGATCGGTGCTGCCGCTGGTCTTGGTCCGGCCATCGTAACTGAGCCGAAATAAAGAACCTTTTTTGCGTTCATATATTTCCTAAAGGGGAGAGATTCAATTCTCTTCCCTTTTTTGTTATCTTTGAGGCAGTAGAATTAAAATATGATATTATGTCTGCGATAAATGAGTATTTAAAGAGACTGGCTTCTATATTCGGAAGCATGGGTTTCTCCGTTCCGCCAGATGACTTCTCAGGTGTTGTCATAGACGGAAAGACGTATCCGGTCATGATGAGGAATGACGGGTGTTACGTGTACTTCGATGATAAAGGAGTAAAGAGACTTGTAAGCGAGGTTCCTAAAAAGGACTATCAGTTCATTAACATCAAGGACGCCCGTGTGTCGATCGTCAACCAATGTTATCGTACTCCGGGAGGTCAGGTAGAGGCTCGTATCCATACCTATATGAATAATAAGGGAGAGATACTGGCCGAGAAGATATTTATCATCAACTCTTCAGATATTGATACGCCTATTGGTACGGAATTGGATAAGATTCCTGCCGAGTGGGTAGCTATAGATTGTAGCATAGCGGAGATGACCGATCGGGAGTTGATATTCGTAAGTAAATGTTACGCCACGGAAGGGGGCAAGGTTCAGATCGAGGGCGTTGAGTCGGTAGACCCACGCCTGAACCCGGAGGTATCCCATTATGAGGTGGTGAATACGACTGACGATAGCAATCCTATCGGTACGGAGTATGATAAGATACCCGATACATGGAGTCGTATAGTATGTGATTTCCCGGATATGACCCAAAGGGAGATAATACCGGTGCTTAAATGCTTTGATACCGGAACCGGAAGGGTGCAGATAGAGGGATATAAGATATTTGATTACGAGATGGGTACCAGAAAGGAATGGTATCGCGTCAAGCAAAGTACCGATCCTGAGAATCCGGTAGGTAAGTTTATCACCAGCATAAGCGATGACTGGGTTGAGGTCGTTTGTGACTTCACGGATATGGAAGATAGGATGCCTATTGATATCGAGGAGTGTTACAAGACATCAGCCGGAAGCGTGCGTATGAGACATGTGGTGTCTTATGACGGTGATCTTGGGAAAAGAAACCAGTTCTGGGAGATTGTGGACTCGTCTGATAATAGGTATGGGCTAGGAAATAGGATAAATAATATCCCTGCGGATTTTATCCGTGAAAGGTGTGCTCTAGAAAGGTTGGATGATCGTATTACCAGAAATGCGGTAGAATGTTACTCGACACCGGGAGGATCGGTAAGGATTAAATCCACTTACGTTATCAACCCTTTAAATCATGTTAGGTCGTATAATCATCATGTATTGAGTTCTACAGACAATGATATCCATGTTGGTACTCAATATACCTCTTTGCCATCCAATTTCGCCCGTATCGAGTGCGAGGAGCCGGATTATATGGATCGACTTATCGATACCACGGAGACTTGTTATGATACCGGAAAGGGTACGGTGAAGATCAGGAGACAGGAGTCGTTGAACGGAAATCTGGATGTAAAGACTTTCGACTATAAGATCGTTGAGTCTACCGACCCCGATCATCCTATCAATACTACCCCTACGCAGACGGTTATTAACGGCTGGACGGTTATCAGCTGTGACCTTAATATCATGGAGGTAGATGACTGCTATGAGGTTGGTGGTCATAAAATTCATTTAAAGGGATTCAGGACGATCAATCCGGCGTTACAGGATATTAAGTCCATATTGTATGTCGTGTACTCTGATCATCCTGATTATCATGCTGGAGATGAGCTTAACTCTATTCCAGAGGGGGCTAAGGTCACGATCTGTGATTACGCGGATAAGAGCCAAAGACATATGGTCCCGGTGCGCGAGTGCTATGAGGTGGCCGATGGCCGGTTCTATGTAGAGGGAAGCAGGTTGGTGGATAACGATATGGTCGTAGAGCGGATGTCGTTGATGGTGATGGAGTCATCCTCCCCGACCTACCCGGTAGGGACTACGCTGACCTCCATCCCCGATGGCGCTACTATCGTGGCTTGTTTATGTCAAACCTGTTAATATCAAGGCTATGGTTAAGGTATGTAATGATTATTATATGATTGACGCCCTAGCCGGCGGTGAGGTCATAAGGAAAAGGAAATATCGTCGTGAGAATACGATGATCGGATATAAGTGGTATGATTATAATGGGGTCGAGGTAACTGACCCCATTGAGATATCACGTCTTGACGGATTGGCTACTAAGCATCAACGTGTGGATGAGGCTTATGATGACCATGCTGTTTTCATGTCGTCAACCAATTACGTTAACAGCGTTTCCGGTATACCTATGGATAAGCATATGGTTGTCGTTGAATGGAGACCGGATAGCGAGCAAGGTTTTGTCACCATGGCTCATGATGAGGGTCTTGACGGGGATAGCTATTATATAGTTATTATCAATACCGGAGATAAACAGGCTACGATCTACACCCCCGTAGATCCTGAGGACCCAAAGGATGGGACTTCCCGTGCGGTTGATGGCGATAACGTTTCCGTTGGCGGATCATATGTCTCTATATCCCCCAAGCAAGTAGAGAGGATAAGGGCTACTTTCCGTGATGGTAAATGGTATTATGAGTTAGTCACAAAGACATATCCTAGTAATACTGGAGGCATTAAGATCGGGGATGTTGATTTTGTGACGTTCAGATATTTATGGGAATCAAGTTCCGGAAGGGACTTGGACACGATGACGGAAGCCCTTAATTCTAATGTTCCCACCATAGATAATCTTGCTGTAGGTTGGTCTGGCCCCGGAAATGGAGATAGCTCTGTTAGAGAAGTTCTTAAATGGGGTGGTGATTATACCGGTTCTGGTAAGGAATGTGTTTGGATGTCGGTGAAGGATTTAAGGGCTAAATATTATGATATCCTACCTGAAGAGACGTATTTCATGGCCTACGCTACATGGTTTGGATCTAAAGGTACGGGTAAATGTTCTTTTGAACTTGTTGGATACAAGGGAGGTACGATGAGCCAAGATGGATATAATTTCATCAATACCGGTGGATCTGTCGTATATCAAAATACATATGATTTTATCTGCAATACCAGTAAGGGGGCGAGTACATATAAGACTTCTTATCAGAAAGTAGCCCGTATTACTTATAATAAGCTCACCAATGAGGTCTATATGTCTATAGGCGATGCTATAGATCAGGAGGATAATTATGATAAGCTGGAGCGGGAGATCAATAATATAAAGGAAAGACTTAGCGATGTCGAGAGCGAGTTGGCTGTCGTAAGACGTATAGCTGAGGGCAAGAACGCGGCGTATATCTTTGATACGGTCGATGCCATGAATGAGTGGCTGGCGGTTCCGGAGAACACGGCTAAGCTCCGTGTGGGGGACAGCTTCTGGATCAGGGAGCAGGAGGTACCTGATTATTGGTGGGATGGAACTCAGGCTTTAGAGCAGGAAGGTCCGAAGGTTGATTTATCCCCTTATTATACGAAAGACGAGATTAATAATATTGTCAATGATATCAATCAGAAGATAGAGGATAAGAGTACGTCTATTATCTTCGATACTTATATCCAGATGAAGTCTTTCGTGGATGATCCAACTAACGCCGATAAGCTTAAGGAAGGTACCATCCTGTTGATACGAGAGAAAAACGTACCTGATTATTATTACGATGGTGCTGGGATAGTTAAGATGGAGGCCGATGTAGAGCAATGTCTTTACGTTACTTTGGCTAACAAGCCTACGGAAAGCACTATAAGTTATACTCAAGATCGGGAGGTGACTAATTTCGCTCCGGGTGCTATAGCTAGATGGGTTGACGCTGACGGCAATGACGTGTTTTATAAGCTTGTTGAGATAGTCGGTGGTAAGGCTAAGTGGATTACCCTTATCGATACTAAATACGGTAATGTGACGCTACAGAGTACTTACGACAAGAATTATGAGATCGTAAATATCGTATCTGGGTCTAGGTTACAGGCTATAAATAGCGAGAAGAATGATATCAAGTTTGTTAATAGCGCTACGGATAACGTGACTGTCGTGTTGAATGGTACTGTATCAGGGGGAGCCAAGAAGCTGGTGAGTATGCTGGCGGTGAACGAGGTAGTCTTGACCCCCGGAGCGGCGGTGTCGTTTACCCGGAACGGCGATGAGTTCGTGCTCACGGAGTTGTTTGGCGTTACGATCTTCCCCGATCTGGCGGATGCCAATCGTGAGGGTGAGTGGGTAATGAGCGTAGGTATAACCGGTAAACCGATCCTCATGGAGGTAAAGGAGATGCGTAAGTGGGATGAGAGTATAACTAAGGAACTTACAATAGATGAGCTTAACGAGAAGTTCCCTAACGTGGATATTGGGTTCGCTGTCGTATGTAAGACCATCAACAAGGTATATGAGATGGTTAACGGATACAAGGAATGGGTGTCTTATGGTATAACCTCAATTAGTTGATATGGGATTTTTGGTAGGATATGATACGGTCTTGTCCTCGGTGACGTTTTACGTTAATGAGGACAGGTTCCCTTGTTATAATGGGAGGAATGCTGATTATGTGCCTGATCCGATAGTAGATTTAGGTAATTTTAATCGTAATCTCAGGTTCTCGGCAAACAATCCAGGATTCGTGGACGTCGATTGGGGTGATGGGACAAAGGATCAATATCCTTTAGTTAAGATATCTGATGGTAGTTATAGGATTGTATTCAGGTCTCTTGACATTGAGTATAAGAAGAATCCGGATGATACCGTATGGTGGTATAAGAAAGAGGATGGTTCACAATACATACCGGTCCCTCCACATAAGTATAGCGATATCAGGCGTAGAGAGGTTACGATGAGGTTCTCTAACGTAATCAATGGGGAGTTCAATATGGATGGTATTGTCCTCCATGAGTTTCCTGTAGTTAATCTACCTGATATAACTTATTTGGCTATGGTCAGATCCGTTCTTAAAAATGGCGATATCCCATATGACAGGATAAGTAAGAGCGTTAATCTTCGTACTATACAGATGGGGTCTTTTTCTCATCCTGGTGTATGGAGTAATTGGCCAGAAAGTTTTTTGAACATGAAAGATCTGAGGTATTTCGGATGCAATAACATTTTTAACTTCGGGGATGATCCTGATTCTAATTGGAGAAGATTCTCTGAATGGAAGAATCTTACTGATTTTAACTTCAACTGGTGTAATATTCCTTCTTATGATCCGGCTTTTAATTCTATTCCGGCAAAAAGTATAAGCATTATAAGCGATAGGAATAATATACCTGTATTTGATGAGGTGGATAAGGTAGGGGATGATAAGACAGGCGTTACCTTTATGGGTGGTGGTAGCTCATGGAAACAAGATCTGGTAGGAGGGAAATTAAATAAGATCCATAATACGTATTGTTATTCAAGTGTGGTGCCGGTAGATGATCTTCCAGATTGGTTGTATGAGGTAAGGGAATTTAGGATATGGACTTTGAGTGATGTTGGTAAATTTATAAATACGCAGGAGAGGGCTGATACATTCGTAAATACATTTTATGATAAGATAATGTCGTGGAGTTATATAACGATGTCACAGACGGCTTCTGACGGTAATAGGAATCAGTTTTATAAACTTACCTTAGATTTATATACTTCCGCAGCTCCTACCAACAAGAGACCATCTGGCGTTTATCAAGCCCCTGAGGGGTTTGTTAAGGGTGTTAGCAACGGTAATCCTACGACGCCTATGGAGAAGGTGTATGTGCTTACCAATAACTACGGGCAGACATGGGTCTTGGCCCCTGCCCCAGCTTCTAAGGCCGCCCTTACGAGGGCAAGGCGGGCTGGGAAGGCCAGGATCACCCCGTTCGTTCTTGGCGTAAAGGACGGGCATGTATCCGTGTTCAGCGGAGACGTGTTAGATGAAAGCATGTCCAAGTACAGTTTTGCCGATAAATACGAGGCTATAGATATATGTAGTAATCTAGGGCTTGATAGTTCACCTGTTGTCGAGTATTTTAGAAGAATAGAGGAGGGAGAGGTATGAAGTTGATATGTAAGGATACGAATAAAGGGTCTATAACCTTTTTTACTAAGGGTAAATATGCTTTTAGGGGCGTTAACAGGAATGATACTACTGATGATGTTCCTGATCCTATATTGGATGATAATAATTATAATGAGACTATAAAATTTTATTCTAATGCTCCCGGCATGTGCGAGGTTGATTGGGGAGATGGGAGTAAAGAGCAATTCCCTTTTGTAAGGGCTAGGAGTGGATCTATATATGGTCAATATAGGTTGATGTTTAGGAGAAGGGATATAAGTTATCGTAAGAATCCGGATAGCCATCCATGGTGGTTTTACAAAGAGGATGGGAGTGAGTATGTTCCCTCCCCCAATCATGCTTATGATGATGGCATGGATAAGGAGCGTGTGATATCCATGTCTTTTACCAATGATGTTACGAAGATGGAATCCTATAGGATTATGATGGTAGGTTTCCCTATACTTGATATGCCTAGCCTTATCAGTATAATTATAAGTATTCCTGGGGATCGTACCATAACAGATATACCAAAGGATAGGATAATGAGATCGGTAAATATAGAGCGTATAACATTAAGTGAGTTTGGTGTGGATACGTTGACGTCCATCCCGGAGGATTGGAATAGACTAACTAAATTGAAAGGTCTGAATTTGTCCAAGTCTATTGACTTTAGTGATACCGAAGCTTCCAATATAAGGAAATTCCCTTCCATGTGGCCTAATTTGGAGATATTGCATTTAGCTGGTGGAAGGGTAAGGCTATATCCTAAGGAATGGTTATCATTCAATAATTTAAAAGAATTGTATTTAAGTCCTGGTTCTGCCACATCATCGTTTGATCCTAATACATGCCCGGCTATGGATGAGGTGGATAAGATAAATTCTAGTTTAAAGATTTTCGATCATATAAATAGATGGTATGGATCTGTCGTGAGTTGGCATCCGTATATGAGCGGTAAGGGATTGGGAAACATTGAGCGTATCGACGCTTCATATAGTTATAGTAATATAGATGTAAGTAATCTCCCGGATTATATATATGAGATGAGGTCTATGAATAGCTTTTATATGTATCGCAGCTTGTCAACCCAAGGTCGATGTGATACGTTTATATCGACATTATATGAGAGGGTGATGGGGTTTGATTATCTCACTATGTCTTCCTCTGCTTCCGATGGCAAAAGAAATCAGTTTTATGGATTGTATCTAAGTATGTATTTAGCTTCCAATCCTGATGATAAAAGACCTAGTGGCGTATTACAGGCTCCCTCTGGTTTTATAAAGGGTCAGTCTAATGGCTCTCCGTCGACTCCTATGGAGATGGTTTATGTGCTTATGAATAATTATGGATGGAGGTTTAGTATGGCACCAGAGGCTTCGGTGTTAAGGTCAATACGATCTTCTGATATTGACACGAGGTCGTATAAGCCATATAAGCTTATTGTATTTGACGATGGGTGTACCTTTGTAGGCAATGGAGATGTTTTAGCTCATGATACGGATAAGGTATTATCGTTTGGGGATCAACCAGAAGGAGAGTATTTATGTGATTCTATGGGATTGGACAGGAATGTTATTGTAGAATATTTTAACAAGATAGGTAATGGCTAAGACATTATATAAATACGAGGCATCATCCAACAAGTTCGTGTGGTTCACTACATGGGATAGGGCACTTAGAAATTATTATACCGATGATTATAATTATGTACCTGATCCTGTCGTTGGTAATCCTTATAATACGTTTGTCGAGTTTAGATCCAGAAAGCCCGGTATGGCTAATGTGGATTGGGGGGATGGAATAAAGGAGCAGTTTCCTATGACCAAGGTCCAAGGGCAGGATAATTATCGTATCATATTCCGTTCTTTGGCAATACAACACAGGAAAAATCCCAATACTACGTGGTGGTTCAGGAAGGAGGATGGATCGCAATACGTACCTATAGATAATCATGCTTACGCTGATGGGAGGAGGGACGTACAACGGGCTGTGTCGATAGATTTTACTTGTGATATTTATTATGCCAATATCCAAATTTGCAAGATGACATCTTTCCCGATTGTGGATATACCAGGACTTGAGTTTTTGGTCGTATCCCATACGCTGTATGTTAATGACGGTATACCTGTAGACAAGTTGTCAAGATCCAAAAAGTTAATTTATATCGATCTTCAAAATATAGGGCAAAGAATGACCGTAATTCCTGAGGCTATAACCAGTAAGACAGAGGTATATTATTTAAATATGTTTAATATGCTTGATCTTAGGGATATAGAATCTAGCGGAATAAGGAATATAAAGAATATGAAAAATCTTCAAACCCTTGAATTGTCTTCATGTTATTTGGATAGGTATATAAAGGAGTTTAATGATCTTCCTAAATTAACTTCGTTGAATATAACTTCTGGTCCTCCTGATATGTGGAATTATTTTGATATAAACACCCTTCCTTCTTTCGAGGTAGATAAGATAAATCCTAATATTACTGGTTTTGCTTTTTTAGATGACTGGATGAATGGAGAAAGGAGGACGGGTTGGAATGATGATAATATGTCTGGAAGGGGGTTGGAACATCTTACTAGTTTCGTTGCAGTTCTTAGCAATAGTCTTAGAATGGATAAGCTTCCGGATTATATTTATGAGATGAGGGCTATTACAGGGTTTAACGTGAATGCATCCACTCATAGCCAAAAAAGATCAGATGATTTCGTGAACTCTTTCTACGACCTTGTTGTAGGATGGGATCAGATTACTATGACATCCGTGGCTAAGGATGGGAAGAGGAACCAGTTCTATAGTCTTTCGGTAAGCATGTATAATGCTATTTATCCAACCAAAAACCAGCGTCCTTCCGGAACGGAGCAGGCGCCGGAAGGATTCGTGAAAGGCTCGTCCAACGGGTCTCCCGCTACACCTATGGAGAAGATATATGTGTTAAAAAATAACTACGCCCAGAGATGGACGATTAAACCAGAATAATATTATGAATATCAATATTTTAAAATTAAATTGGGGGGGGTAAAATCCTATTTGCCTTATGATGAGAAGAAGAATGTTACCCAAAAGGAAGATAATAGAGGTATTCGAGGAACTATCTCCTCAGGATAATGGATATTGGGCGGTTCCTGATGGGGTCTATGAGGTTGAGTTCGCGTTGGTCGCCGGAGGTCTTAATGGAGAATCTTCCGATATATATAATGCCGGGAGTGGCGGTAACGGAGGTGGTGTACTGACTGGGACTATATCCGTAAATCCAGGTGTTACATATAGGGTGGTTGTCGGAGATATAGGTCAGGATAGTGTATTCGGTATATATCAGGCTATTGCCGGTAAAGGTGGAAGAGGCGGATATGGAGTTGAAGGGGATGGCTATGATCCTTCCCGGGGAAATCCAGGGCAAGATGGATCATATGTTTTTAACAACAAATATCCTGACCGATATCCTTATCCTATGGGCGCTGGTGGTGGATCGGGGGCTTATACAAGAGGATGGAATATGGGCTTTTTATCCGGAGGGAAAGGCGGAAATCACGGGGGAGGTGATGGAGCTGGAGTCGAGGATATTGAGGGTGTTATTATTAATGGCAAAAATGGAGGTAATGCCACTTATTATGGAGGTGGTGGAGGAGGAGCCTCTAAAGCTTCTAATAGTGGGGCTACGAGCGGTCGAGGAGGATCAGGTTATCGTGGTATTGTTATTTTACATTATTTTAAAAATGGATGATATGGATAGGAATGATATTATAAAAGAATTAGGTTCTTATTTTGATATAGTTGAATTGGTGTGTCCTCATACATACAATAAGTGGAAGGATAGATCGTGGCAGTTTCTCGATACCGCCTTTCTTCATAACCTTCTTATATTGCGTAGGGATATAATCAAACAGCCTATGTATTGTAATAACTGGGATAAGCAAGGACAGTTTTCCCAACGTGGTCTTAGATGCAACATCTGCCAGATTGTCAAGGATAAGAAGGATGTTTATCTATCCGCTCATGTATTGGGTAAGGCCGGTGATTTCGATGTCAAGTCGATGACGGCGGAACAGGCTAGAGGCTTGATCTTGGATCATCAAGATATGTTACCATATCCTTTCCGGCTTGAAGGGAAGGTGGGTTGGTTGCATTTTGATAGCCTTGATACTAGGAACGGTATACATGCTGTGGTGTTTTAGGTACTTAATGGTATAGTAGTTAACTTTGCGAGTAGGGTATAAAATGAAAGACAAAGACATGATAGAGCGAGTGGGGGCTTTGTGGAATATTGCGCTTGCGTATGGTGCCTCTTGTTGGGCTTACTTCCAGCCAGTGCATCATTTATTGACCGTATTACTTATAGTATTAATAGCTAATTTTTTGGCTAGGTTAGCGCAAAGCATAAGGGGCTGGAAGCTCCGTAGAAGCCGTAGGAGGAGGTTTAGTTTCAAGAGATGGCTTAGGGAGGTCAGGTTCACTGATATTCTTAAGGAGTTCGCTTTGTCTTGTTTTATAGTAATGACATTATGTGTTATATATAAGACGTTATACCCGATCGAGGAGGAGGCTAGCATGATACTTACCGTTACCAAATATGGGGTGTATATAGCCCTTGTTGGATATGTGATGCTTTTCCTGAATACGATAGGGGATGCTTTCGCTGACGCTTATCTGGTTAAGGTGTTCAAGGCTGTATTCAAGAGGATAAACGTATTCAAGATGTTTGGCTTCTCTAAAAACATACCTGACGAGATGTTTGACGATATAAAGAAGATTGCTGATGATAAGGTTAAGGATAAGTCTTAAGGCTGTTTTTTGTTTAGGTCTGTCGCTATTCCTGTCCTCTTGTGGAAGCAGGAGGCAGGTTAGCGACACGTCTATAGATAATCGTTTGATAAGCAGGATAGAGACGATGATAGATGAGGTCATAGATCGGAAGATCGTAGAGATCAGGACATCTGATCTTAATGCTGATATTGTCATAACTGAGAGGAAATTCGATACTACGAAGGAGGTGGATCCATCCACTGGGGAGCGACCCGTGTCCTCCCAGACGGACGCTCATATCGTCATCGGCCGGCGGGACAGCACGGTGATGGTCGATTCTCTTGGCATTGATAAGACGATCACCGGTATTGAGGATATTGATAAGAAGACAGACATCGAACATAAGGATGTAGATGACAAGAAAGAATCAAGATGGCCAATAGCTGTCACATCAATTAGCGTGTTGTTGATATTATTGGGCTTAATATATTTACTAAAAAAGATGAAGGTTTTATGAGACGAAGAATGATTGAATATACTAGGGGGGGGGATCGATGATCATACTAGGTTTTTGATGAGATTCAATGGTAATTTTAAGGTAGAGGGGAATCCTACTCCCTCTGGCAATCTCTTTATAGCCAATAATGGCAATCTTATCACCGATGGCTCAATACAATGTGTCCAATATAACAAAACGGATCCTTTTCTTTATACTATCATAAACACCAAAGAATCGTTATTGCCTGAGCTGTTTTATGACGGTCATCCATTTACTATAGACTTTTGGTATAAGTCAACCAATCTTGTTACAAGTTGTTTGGTTGAGCATGAATATCCTAATGGTATTTTTTATTTTGGTGTAGTTTTAACAGGTACTGGTTTTTATTTTTTATTTCAAGCTCAACAAACTGGTTGGCATGTTGATAGAGTTGAGGCAAACAAATGGTATCATATAGCTATAGTCAGAAGCAGTAATGAATATGACATATTAAGATGTTTTGTTAATGGTATACTTATTATTAACACGAAAACCAATAATACGCTTTCCCTTAGGTCTTATAACCTAGGTATTAATACACGAGGTGATGGTATGGATAACGGAAATTTTATGATGGACGATTTCAGGATAAGTGATATAGCTAGATGGGAGTCAGATTTTGAACCTCCAAAAAGAAAGGGATTATGATCTACCATAATCCCTTGCCATTCATCCTTACCCACGTATCAACCAAAACCAAAATGAGGTCAGTCCCGGATTCGAACCGGGGTATATGGTTTTGCAGACCACCGACTAAACCGCTCATCCAACCGACCGCATCGCGAATATAAAATTTTGTCTTTGACCAGACAACTTCTTTGACCAGATTTTTACTCAACTAGAAACTGCCTTGAAGAAAATCCCTTATCTAGTAAATACCAGGTGAGGCAATATCTCTTTGAGGTCTATCTCTGTTGACACCAAAGGAAATGTGGCGGCTCCGTAAGGCAGGGCAGGAGGTATCCCCGCACGGCCGGCCAGGAGCGGAGCGACTCGTAGCCCACCTCCCTTTTCCCCTTGGCGTATTACGCTTAAGCGTTGGAAAGAAGTAAACATATCAATACATTAACGTCTGATGTAGGTAGTAGTTTGTCGATCAAAGATCCATCGATAACATAAGTATGTGTCAAAAATACACTAAACTAAATCATTGATATACATTATTATTAAGATCTTAGATTTTCAATCTACTACAGATTATTAAGTTAATGTAATTAACTTATATACTTTAAATTATAAGAAAGCGTTAGCTAATGCTTTTTAATTAATCAACTTATGAGGTAAAGATAGTAAGTAATTAAATAAAGAAAGGATTTATAATGAGATTCCCTTCTTAAGGGGCGAAGCTCCTTATATCACATGTCACAAAATAGACAACTGTGTTTTAGTTAGTTACGTTATTATTGAAATAATAGCAGTGGTATTATGATAAATTAATTCAATTTTCTCTTTACCATTCTCTATATTTTACGTATATTTGAAGTGGATAAGATATGAACGATATGAATTTTGACTTGGATTATATAAGGAAATGCTCTTCTATGATAAAGGAGTTCCCGGTATATACAGAGGCTGAGAAGAGGCAGGTAGCTGAGGGACGTACTTGTATTAAGTTGTCTAAAGGACAACCTATATATCCTCGTAATTTTAAGAAACGTAGAGATACTTTCGCTGGCGCTGATTATACCACGGCTAATCCAAGGGATATTGATCCTAACAACATCTATATACCTCCTTATTTTAGGCTTAAGATTATCATGGCTATTATCATCAACTTTGATAGGGCTATTGCGTTTAATAGGATATCTGATAATGACTTTAAGCTAGGCATGACATATCGGTTCATTTATGAGCATGTCGGTTCTTTTAAGTGTTTTGAGAAGGCTTATAATATGATATCATTGGTAGTTGACGGAGAGTTGTCGATCATGAGGTCAATCGGTGATTATAATTATAAGTGGAATATGCGTAAGGTCTATCCATCATGCTTCGTGAATAAGGCTAAGTTCAGATATATTGGTGGTGGTGATAACGCTCCTGTAAGCTCAAAGGGAAGAGCTAATAAGGCCAGAAGGGCCGCTGTTGATTATAAGGTTATGATTATGGTTAATATCATAAATACAAGATCCGCTGATAAGATAAGAAAGATGGTTAAATCTGATGGTAGCCTTAAAAATAATGGGGAAAGAGTTGATGGAAGGAATAATAAAGTCCTTTTTGATATATATAATAGTCGTTTGATTCACGAGGGGTTTAAAGAAATGAAAACCTCTACCTTGTATAAGTATCTTAAGGCTGCGTTAGACTTTTTAGGTGTAAGTCTATTGGAGTTAAGGTCTTTAGCTGATAGGTCTATCTCTGATATAGAAAATGGCAAGAAAGGGCATGAGCATGATTTATGCCATTTTGATGATTGTTTTGATATCAATTCTTTTGTGGAGGATTCGTGATGAGTAGCTTTAGTATCGTAAGAGGTGGAGATGTATTCATCGTATTTAACCACGATAATGGTATGTTTAATATCCAAGAGCTATCGGATTCCATTGGATGTAAGAATATATTGTCATCTGTTGTAAAAGACCCTTTGAATGGGTCGATGTATGTTATGAAAGAGATATCCGATCAGAAGTGGGGAGATATAGTGGCTTTGGTTAGATTCGGATGTCTGTTGAATAAGTCTATTGTAAAGGAGATTATCGTCAAATCTATAAGATTGTGGGTTGATATTTGTGGTATGTCTTACAGCGATATAAAATCATCTACATCCGATCCTATATACAATACGTTCCTTTTTAGCGGCTATATGTCTTTGGCTGGAGATAATCCTGACCTTAAAAAATTTATCGTATCTCTTAGGGGTAGAATGCTTAGATACGATCTTAAATGCCTATGTCTTTACCTAGCTATGTCTATGGCTATCAATGGCGGTATAATTCTAAGCGAACAGGATCTTCTTAATGCTCTTATCTTATAGCTTCATTTGTTTTATCGATCAAATTAGTATCTTTGTGAAAAAGATATTAAGATGAACCAGATAAACATCATACCGAAGATAATTCATGATAAGTTCGCCGCAAGGATTATCATGGATGATTATGATATAGAGAAACCTATCGTTATTACTGTCGTGGCCAGACGTAACGATGGTGAGTATAACACCCAGATATTGACATACCCGACATCTGGCGTTGATTACGAGGGTAATGTAAGGATGGTGTTTTTCGATGTCGCTAGATCTCATGTTTGCCAGATAACATCGGTGTTTATTAACGGCCATGAGGTCAAGACATATTATACCGATATCCCGGATCTTGATATGCAGACTCGTTATGACGATAGTTTGTGTAGGTACGATAAGAAGGTTAATATGAATGATATTCGGTTGTCATTTCAGGTACTAGAGACACGTGATCCAAAGGTATTGCAGGTTCTGGATGAGTCTGAATGGGGGCTGCTGGAGGATAGGAAGGCGATCATCGAGATCACTACGCCGGGTATGTCCGACCCCGTTACGTTGTTTCTTGGCAAGAATCAGGTCAATACTTTTACCAGCCTAACACTAGGTCTCAATTGTTTTAATTACGATGATTGTAATGTCAAGTATCTTGACCTACCTGACGGGATATACGATATTAAGATCATAGGTAGCCCTTCCACTTACAATTTCAGTCGCAAGTATCTTAAGACGGATCTTATACGCAGGCGTCTTGACCGGCTATGGATCAAGACTGATGTCTTATGCGAGGACAAGGATAAGGGTCTTATAGACAAGATACAGGAGATGGAGACACTTATGGCCGTAGCCGAGGCGAATGTCAGGTTGGATAACATAAGGGCCGCCCATGAGATTATTGATCGTGTCGGAGAGCTTCTTGAGATGGCTACCAATTGCGTGGATTGTTAAACATAAAAATATTTAGTCGTGGGTTGTAATACTTGTAAGGAAAAGGCGTTAAAGGCCGAGAGGGAAAGGATTGAGAGAAGTATGATGAATCATTCTTCTTCTACCGCTGTTAGCGATATGGAGTACGCTTCTAGAAGCACCGCTGGTTGTATGGTTATGCAAGATCCGTTGCAGACCATGGAACGTGACGTGGTTAGTATATATAAGCAAGTTCGTACCAAGGGTGATGGCGTGGGTGTATCTTATCTTAATATGCAGAAAAAGATCCGTGAATGGATCAAGAACCTGCCGTATGGATGCCCGCCTGACGAGGAGGTACAGGAAATGAGAAAGGAGATACTCGATGGGCGCGCAATCTATATCAAACCTTGATAGAATAGATCTATGTAAGGTCGTAGACGAATGGCTGTCTTGTCAGTGGGGTAGATACATGAGATATCATAGGTACAGGATCGGTGACAAGCCCGATATATCCTATTGGGGTAAGATAATTCGTCTGCAAAGGTCATTATGTGATAATGATTGCGGGTTATGCCCGGATGAGGTAAGATCGTTAAAGGAACGTGTTAATAAGTTGCTGGCATGAGAAAGTATAATTGTTCACATATAACCCCGTCCACTTGCGTACCTTATGAGGGTGATCTACCAGAGTGGTCAAAGCATAAGGACTCTGATGAGTGTGTTATGATCTCCGATGTGATAGAGGAGATATATGAAGAGCTTACCCGTATTAGGGAGGCTATAGACGTCAGGGATCTTGGCGAGTCTTGCGTGAAGATAAATGGCGATAAGACCGTAGCGAAAATCCTTTACGCTATTGAGAATAAGATCTGCAATGGGTAATTAATGTCCTGATTTTAGGATATTAAAAATAGCCAATCGGTTTGTGTTTATCATCCCGATTGGCTATTTTTGTATGTCCGCCGACTCTCACGAGGGAGCGGACATAAAGTAATTAATTATTAATCTCAAAATTAGACTAAAAATGAAGACAGTAAATGTTTTAACAAGAAAGATGGGCGATTTTAACGTTTTTCAAAGAACTAGTGATGGTTATTTTGATGCCAATAGTTTACTTAAGCAATGGAATGATAATCCCGATAATATAAGAAGAAAGTTTTCTGTGTTTATAGATAGTCCTAAAACCATAGAATTTTTAGAAGCTCTAAAGGATGATGAAAGCCATAGTCCAAAAATGGACAATGGTGATAATCAGTTATTTGTAAAAGTAAAAGGTAGAGTTACAAAACATGGCAAGACACCTGATAAGATATGGATGCATCCTTTGCTATTTATAAAATTCGCCATGTGGATAAATCCTAGATTTGAGGTTCAGGTTTTGAAGTTTGTACATGATCAACTTATAGATTACAGAGATAAGGCTGGTGATGCTTATAGGAGAATGTCTTCCGCTTTATCTAAAATCGTGGACTCGTCAAGGTTTAAAGATAAAATACAGGATTTAGCTAGATCTCTGAATATAATAGTTTACGGTCTTCATGAGACTATGATAAGAAACTCTGTTGGCGAGGAGGTCAAGGCTAAAGAGTTGATGGAGCTAGAGATTGATATAGCTAAGATGATTGAATTTGGGTATATAACTACCGAGGAGCAGTTAAGGGATTATCTGTATAAGGTTTTGAGAAGCAAAAAGGCTCTTCCTTTGTAATTTGATTTTAAATTGTATCTTTGTGACAAAGTGAATCACAATGGTATACGGTAATAAAGAAATAGTTCGGACGTTCACCAGAAATAACCCGCCTGCCGGGTATGTGGGCGGTTCTGTTGACTACCGGGTCCCTCCCAACGTCTATTTTGGCGATACGCAGGAGGAGGCTGACAACAAGGCTGAGGATGATATCAAAGCCAACGGTCAGGACTACGCCAATACATATGCCGACATAATACCGGCTGTATGGTATAATGATCAGGTATGCGATGAGTTTATCAAGAATAATTGCGTAAGCGGTAAGGGATCCAAGGAGCAGGTATGTATAGAGGAAGGTAGGTTTGTCTCTTACGTATCCAAGAAAGATGCCAATGATAAGGCTAGGGTGGAGCTTGGACGGATCGGGCAGGGGGAGGCCAACTCCGTCGGGGCTTGCTGCGAGGACTGGGCCTCACAGCCTCTTCGTGGCTTGTTTTACAAGAACGATTGCGAGGCTGGCACATCGGGCAAGGAAGGTATTGTATATGAATTACTAGCCGGAGCTATCATATCCGATATATCCCAGATAGATGCCGATACGTTAGCCTATAGGAAGTTCATGAAAGAAGGTCAGGAGAAGGCTAACGCCGAGGGTAGTTGTTTACCTGTATTCTATAATACGAAGATCGGTGATTGGTTCGAGAAGATATGTCCGTTCGGATATAAGTCCGGTAAAGTATATTACTCTATCAAAGCCAATAGGTTTAGGTCATGGATATCGGTTGAGGATGCCAACGCCAAGGCTCGTGAGGTTTTGATGGTAGAGGGACAGGAGTACGCTGATCTTAATCTTGAGTGCGAGAAATGGATCGAGAATATCGATCAAGAGGATCAGTGTTATTGGTAAGAATGCGTTTGTGTTTTCCATAATGTTAGATTAGTGTTTTGGAGGTAGGGGCTTATGGTCTCTACCTCTTATTGTTTCATACGTCTTGTTGTCCTATAATCAAACCAAATAAGTATCTTTGCTAAAAACATTAATATTATTCATATGCGTAATTCAGGTGGTTGTTGTCATGATCATTCACGGGAACGTCCCGAAGAGTGTTGTCATGGCGTTAAGATAGATAGGTTTCTTAACAAATGCCCTAACGATCCTTGTGATCCTTGCGATCGAGATTGTCAGGACGAACCTTGTGTTGGTTATGGATGTCCTATAACCTTGTATGATAAATGCGTCTTGTACTCAGGCGATGAGTTGGTAGCGGATGGCATAGAGAAAGGTGCTGATATCTCTGTCGTTATAGACTCATTGAGGCGTATTATAGCGTCTAGGGATAAGCAGATAGATTTAGACCATCGTGAGGTTCTGGATTTGAAGAGGATTATAAACGAGCTTGTCAACGCCGGTGGTAGCGGCGGGGATAGCGGAACTGAAGAGGAGGTTTGGTGATGAACGGTTGCAACAAAAAACAATACAGACCTACTGTAGACGACACGAAAGTACCGTGCTCTACGTACATGAGTACCGATTGTATTTACCCCGGTGATAAGGTACGTGTGGAATCATTGGGATTGTCCCCTAATTGTGATATGTCCGATACCCTTAACGCTATGATAAAGGCTATACGGGATAGGGATGCCGAGATACTTGAATTAAGAAGAATGATCAATAAATTGATTTGATATGAGAAATAATTGTAATCCATGTAAGCCGGAATACAGACCGGGGGACGAGTGCAGTATCTATAGTTCCCAGATCATATATGACGGTCAGTCGTTCCCTGAGGCGGATATCAGGAACGGTGATGGCATGAATAGCGTAATCGAGTCTCTGGTAAGGAAGCTGGTTGCCGTATCTGGCGCCACGGCGTCCATCCAGCGTGACTCGTTCAAGGGCGTTCAAGCTGTCAGATTAAGATACGAGCCGTTGAACGTGCTCAGCGTTACCTATTGTGGTACTATCGTCCCTAATGACGGATATGTCGTTTCTGGCAGGTCCGTTAAGTTTAAGAAGAAATATTGCATGGGTGATGAGTTCACTGATGTTAATATCGTATATACTACATTGAATAGTAATATTTTAAATACCTCATGTTATGGCTAAAAGAGTGTACGATACGGTCTTGGCTTCCGAGTGTGACGGCTGGGTATGTGGTGAGACCCTCAAGAAGGGATCTCTTCCCGTAGACAGGTTAGAGCTTGACTCTTTTTCAGAGGCTGTCAGGGAGCTTATAGAACGGTTTTTCGAGGAGGGATGGTTGCCGGACATGATCTGTGATCTTGGTTGTGGTGGCGCCAGCGTGTTTGAGATTAAGCCTACTAACTTCGAGTATCCTCCTGAGGGTGGCGAGCAGATTCTGGAGATTATCGTAGGTAAGAGTGATAAATGGACTATAACTCAAGCGGAATGATATGAATAATTTAAAAGATATTCTTGCTAAGATCGAGCAAGGTTCCTCATGGGTGTCCTACGACAAGATTTCCGGTACCGGCCCCGACAAGGTGGCTATCAAGGTAGAGCCGGGATGGATGGGTAGGTTGCCTAGGGAGACTTACGTGGCGGTCGAGAAAGGCAAGGTTACGAAGCTCGCTACTATAACCCAGAAGGGTATAGAGCGGGTAAGCGTGGATCCTACCAGTGTCATGTTCGACATGGAGGGCGGGACGGCGACCATCAACGCCAAGCTCAACTCCGCCTCGGTCAAGGCTTCCTGCCTTACCCTTGGTGGCTCGGTGAGCAAGTCCTATATAGTATCCATGAACGTGAACGGCTTATCCATGAAAGTCCCGGAAGAGGATAGCAGATATATAGTGTATGCCGATCCTGAGGATCCCGGAGCCACTGATTTGTATGAGGCTAGCTTTGTCATAGCTATGCCTAAGAATATGGATAACGAACAGCATCATGAGATGTTTGTCTTGAACGGTAAGGTTGTTAATATCAATCAACAGCCTAATGATATACCTTATATCATACTTGATCATGACTTCGATAACGTGACTAGCGAGAACGGTCAGGTTGTCATCGATATCAAGTCCAATACCGAGTATGATATCGAGCTGGTATGTTGCACTTGCGGTGATGGTAGTGAGCCGGAACCGGAACCACCCTTCAACGTGGATCCGCAAAGGTTGACGCTTAATAAGGATGGTGATACCCAAATCGTGAGGGTAGAGGCCGGAGATGATGTTTCATGGAGAATAACTGAAGGATAATATGGCAAGGGAAATAGATAAGAATTGTGTCGAGGGTAATTGCTTTGCCATTAACGACAAGAGCCATGGGGTAGGCGATAATAAGCTTAATATCGTATACAAGGCTAATTATACCGGTCAGATCTGTACGGCTAAGTTCCGTATAACGTCAAAGGACGGTAATATTGTCAAGGAGTATATGATAGCCCAAGACGCCAAACCCGTTTATTATAATATCAAGATGGTTCAGCCGTTCACCAAGGACGACTGTCTGGCCAACCAACATGGATCGGTGGTGTTGTATACGGTCGAGGAAAGGACTTACAAGTCGTTTATCTCGCAGGAGGACGCAGACGCCAAGGCTATGGAGGATATAGCCCTGAACGGTCAGAAATACGCCAACGAGCATGGTGAGTGTATAACCGATATCTGGTATAACGAGGAGCAGAGGAAGACGTTTATACGTAATAATTGCGATAAGTTCAGTGACGGTCAGGAATATGTTTATATCATTCCTGAGGGCAAGTACGTATCTTCCATCTCTCAGGAGGACGCCGATAGGAAGGCTCTTGAGGATATTGAGAAGAACGGTCAACAACAAGCCAATTTGGAGGGTGAGTGTAAGCCTAAGGAGAATATCTATTATGGTAAGTTTAGCAAGACCTTTACCCGTAACAATTGTGATTCCACCCAATACGGTACTGATGTGGTTGTCGATGAGACGATGGTTACAGGGGACTTCAGATCCATCGTGTCTCAGGAAGACGCTAATAGCCTAGCAAGGGCTGCTGTCGAGGCTCAAGGCCAGGATATAGCGAATATCAAGGGTAACTGTGAGAAGATACCGGTATTTACCGGATCGTACTCTAAGGTATTCCAGAGAACCAACTGTCCTGAGGGTTCTACTCCTGTTGACTTCACCGTGGACGAGAAGATGTGTTCTGGATATCCGTTCACTTCTACGGTATCGCAGGATGCCGCCAACAAGCTGGCGCAGGACGCTGTCGAGGCGCAAGGTCAGGCTATCACCAACGAGCGTGGCGACTGTCAGACTAACGTCTACTATAACGTAAGGATGGAGAAGACAGTCACTAGAAACAATTGCGATGAGTTCCATATCGGTCAACCTTATACTTATGTTGTAGCCGCTGGTAAGTACTTCTCTATTATCTCTCAGGAGGATGCTGACAATAAGGCTAAGGCCGATCTTGAGGCTAACGCCCAGCAACAAGCCAACCTAGAAGGTGAGTGTAAGGAGAAGACGATCTACTACGGTAGGTATAATAAGGAGTTCACTCGTAACAACTGTGATGAGACTCAATACGGTACTAAGGTTGTCGTGGATGAGACTATGGTGACAGGAGATTTCAGGTCTACCGTATCTCAGGAAGACGCCAACAATAAGGCTAAGGCCGCCGTCGAGGCTCAAGGTCAGGATGTGGCTAATGTGAAAGGTAAGTGCGAGAAGGTGCCTGTATATACCGGTACTTATACACGTACGTTTACCCGTAACAATTGTGGTACTGGCGCTGGTGGTACTTATACGGTAAATGATAGGATGGTTGACGGTTATCCGTTCACGTCTACCGTATCACAGGAGGATGCCAACAACAAGGCCAAGGCCGCCGTTGACGCCCAAGGACAGGCTCTTGCCAATATCCACGCCCTTTGTACGTACACCGGCCGTGCTTCCTTGGAGTTCACGAGAAACAACTGTGGTGAGTGTAAGATCGGATCTAAGGTGACGATCACCCAAGATATGGTAGAAGGACATCCATTCCAGTCTAACGACTCCCAGACCGCCGCTGACGCTATGGCTATGACCGCCGTACAGGCTCAAGGACAGGCTTTGGCTAACACCAAGGGTACTTGCTCTAACGCCACTATGTATACCGGTAAGGCTAGCTTCGAGTTCACGAAGAGCAATTGTGGCGCTAATCAGGTAGGAAATCCGTTCACCGTGACACAAGATATGGTGGAAGGTCATCCGTTCCAGTCTTGCGTGTCACAGGATGAGGCTAACTTAGTCGCTATGGCCGCTGTCATGAATCAAGGTCAGAAGATCGCCGATGAGCGTGGTACTTGCCATGAGGCTCCTAAGTACACCGGTCATTATAGCGAGGCGTTCGAGAAGAATAATTGTCCGTCTGGTCTTATCCCGTCTTCGGTTACCGTGACCGAGGCTGACGTGACCGGAGGTCCGTTCTACTCATACGAGAGCCAGTTCGCCGCCGATGAGCTTGCCAAGGCCGCTGTCAAGGCGCAAGGTCAGGCTATAGCCAACGATCGTGGTACTTGTGATGAGTTGAAGATATATGTAGGTAATTATAGCAAGGAGTTCACTCCTAAGTGTCCTACTTGTCAGTACGCCGATCCTATCACCGTAACCCCGGATCTTATGGGTCAGTTCTTCACCTCAACCCGTTCTCAGGAAGAGGCAGACGCTTTGGCTAAGGCCTATATCGACAGAATGGGTCAGGCGTTCGTCAACAAGAACTATGATGATACGTGCCATACGAAGACCGAGCAACCGGTATGGGAGACTATCGAGACCGTATGTAAGGACTGTATCTCTCAATTACATCAACGTAACACCAATACCTGTTATACTGATCCTGATAATCAAGAGCGGTATATAGCTGGTGGTAATAATACATGTTTCTGGTTTGGTACGGCATCCAAGGCCTTTACCCGTCAATGTGCGGATGGTGGAGTTGGAAGCTCTGTTACCGTAACTCAGAATGATGTTACGGACCCAAGTCCTAGCTCTGATGGTAAGTTTAAGTCATGTGTATCCCAAGCTGACGCTAACGCCAAGGCATTGGCGGCTGTTACGGCTCAGGGACAGAGCGTGGCTAATTCGAAAGGTACTTGTACGTGGACAGGAAGCTATACCGGTCAGGTTCAGAAGAACAATTGCGCTGACGGTGGCGTGGGCGACATGGTATCCGTAAATAGCGACAGACTGCCAGGACACCCGTACACTTCCAACATATCTTTGGCTGACGCTAATAAGAAGGCAGAGAATGCTGTTCGTGGAGCCGATGGGCAGAACTATGCCAACAAGAACGGAGGATGTACATGGACTTACGTGGCAAGCCGTGACTTCTATAAGAACAACTGCGCCGAAGGCGGGGTAGGCCAGAGGATTACCGTGACCTCCACGCAGGTTAACGGCGGTAAGGCCATCACCAGCAAGGTTTCTTTGGCTGATGCCAGAAGCAAGGCCGAGCAGATCTTAGACCAGAAGGGACAGGATTACGCTAACCAACATGGAACTTGTGTATGGACCGGTACTGGAAGCGCTACATTTTATAAGGATAATTGTGGTACATGTAAACATGGTGTCGCTCTATCCGTTCCTTATAGCGCCTTAGGGTTGTCAGCGTTGACATCTACCGTATCTCAGGCGGATGCCGACAGCAAGGTTCAAAACGCTTTCAAGAATGATACGGCGACTAAGACCGCCGCTCAAGCTTACGCTAATAAGAATGGTGGTTGCGCCGATGACGATGATACCCCATCTTATGATGATTGGAGTTACTATTGTAGTGGATGCGATTATCGTAGGAGTAGGAATCAGACCAATCCTTGCTCTTCAGCCCCAAATCAAGATGAGTTGGTTGAGTCCGATTCGAGATCTTGTGGATGCGGGTGTGATAATACATATCATATGGATAATAGCAGGTGTAATAATGGTAATAGCGAGGAGCATTATTCTAGCGAGTGCGATCCTACAGGATATTGGCAGAATGGTGGTGAACATTGCTGTAATCCACATGACTACACTGTCTATACCAATGAGGTATGTAAGGGATGTTCGGGCGAATGCGGTGATGTATGTGTTCCTGATAGCCCTATTAAGGTGGTTAGCGCTGGTGAATTTTGTGCTTCTTCATCGAATCTGGCTAGTGAACAAGCTTATAACAAGTATAAAGAGTACAAGGATGTATTACTACAATATTTAGTTGATTCTAGGATATGTCCTTCTAAGGTTGGCAATGATGACCGATGGGGAAATGTCAAGGCTACGAACTGTCCTGGCAATTGTACTCCTAAGACTATCAGTTATAAGCAAATCGCTGGTAAATATGAGGCCTGTACCAAGGATGAGGCAAACAGGATAGCCGACAGCAACCTACAGTCAGACGGTATCTCTTACGCCAATGGATTAGCTCAGGCCGATAGATGCGATTGCATGGAGCCAACAAAGACGTGGTCATGGTCGGTATCTATGAATAATGATTGCATGAGCCATAAACAACTTGTCACATCAAGAGGATTTACGATTACGTATAATAATCAATGTGGTAGATCTATATCTGGGTCTGTGAGTGGTATAGGATATACACAAAACGGAGAAGAGCTGGTCAATAGCGCTAGCTTTACAATTCCCGCAGGATTCGGGACCAAGGGTGGAAGTGTATATTTTAGCCGAGAAGTGGTATGTGGAGATGTAACAATCTCTGGTCATGATTCAGGTAATTGTTGACAATCACTGCTGTTATGGTTTTTAATAAAAAGGAGAGACTTATTAGCCTCTCCTTTTCCATTACATATCAGGATCTTAACAGTTCCCAGATCCTCCCCCAGAAACACTTATAGACCCACATTGTACTCCTGAATCAAAACCTATGACACCAGTTTTTTTACCAGACCCAGTAGGTATACTTACGGAAGTACTTCCAGCCGTAACAGTTTGCCCATTATCATTCCTGCCAGTAACAGTTACAGTTATTGATTTAGATGATCCACATTGATTATTGTAAGACACTTCATAGGAGCACCTTAATGCAGATGTAGAACCAGACAGGCCATTACAAGGATCACCGCTCAGCATAGCGTTGGCTCTCCACGTCTTTGTTGGCTCCATGCAATCGCACTCCATAGCGTTGGCTTTTTCCTGCGCTAGTCTTTGTGTGTCAGCCTGTGCCGCGGCGGTAAGTTGGTAGTTTCATCAACCTTGTTTATTCTATTTTCGATAGAAATGACTAATATTGTATCACCAACATTAAAAAAGTAAGATTATGGTATGTGCTAAGAAAAAGAAGATGGCAGAAGGAGGCAAAGTCTCCGAGAAAAAGAAACCTCAACTGAAATGTGGAGGCAAGGTTAAGAAAAAGAAGTAATAACCGGAGGGGTATATCCCCTCCTTAGTATTTCATGCATGAAAAATTCAGAATTTGTATCTAGGATCATGAATGACATGAACTCCATCAATAAGGACGCTCATGTCAGTAGAAGATGGATATTGTCCATAGGCAGGCAAAAAGCAAGGTCTTATATAGCCCAGAAGTATGCTGATGGAACCTTGTTCGGCGAGGAATCGCTGTATACTCATATTAATTGCATGGAAATGGAGAGGGTTCGTAAGGTAGATTGTTGCTTTGATGAGTTTAAGTTATGCAGGATACTTATGAGATCCAAGAAAAGATTGCCCGATATGATATATACCCGTATAGGTCCGGCTATCATCAAAGTATCAAATATCATGGATGATATTATATTTACCTCCATATCGTTAAGAAAATACGCTAACAACAAGGGACGTAAATACGGGAATATAGATCAATACTATTATTATGTCAATGATGGATATATCTATATACCAGATATTAACATAGAGGCTATAAATGTTGATCTTATAACTCTCGACAGAAAAGCGGCGTTAGAGCTAGGGGGATGTGGAGCTGAAAAAGATAAGCCATGTACATCTCAATGGGATTATGATTTCATATGCCCAGACAAACTTCTTGAATATGTGGTTTCCGAAACATTAAGGGAAACTGTAACCAAATTGCAGATCCCTACGGATGAGAACCCGGATATGGATATTAATAAGAAAACACAAAAAATTCAATAACATGAATCTAATAAGATCAATAATCAATTTCTTTGGTTTCAATGACGCCATAGTTGACGGTATAGGCGAAAGAGGGATGAGAGACAGCTCTATCATAAGATATAATGAGGCGCACGATATGTATGATAAGATTATAAAAGATCTGGGAGATATGTCGGCTTACGTATCCAAGGGTTATATCTATGATAAGATAAATGAAAGAACGGGATTAAGTACCAGACATATTAGTAGGATATTAAATCATACTAAGAGAAAAGATCTTAGGTTTATATAAAAAGGAGAGGATAATCAACCTCTCCTTTTTGTTTTTAACAGCCTCCACCTTGACTTGGATTAGATACATACATGCTTGTAGCATTGCTAACACAATCGCTTCCGCCTGATACCGTTCCCGATCCGGATGGTATGGTGACTGTTTTAGTGGTAGAGAAATATTCTACATCTCCAGATGGTTCAGATCTAGTATAATACACATCAAATGATGCTGTTTTAGATTTACCACATGGATTATCATAACTTACGGATATACTTAAACATTGTCCATTAAAACTTCCGCTAGCGTAAGCGCTCCATGTTTCGAGGCAATCGCATCTATCCGCCTGCGCCAAGCCATTAGCGTAAGAGATACCATCGGATTGGAGGTTATTGTCGGCTATCCTGTTTGCCTCATCCTTGGTATAGGCGGTGTATTTTTGTGTATAAATTTCTTGTATTAGGATGAAATCGTTATATTTGTGATATGAAAACAAAGTCATTTAAAATACTTGATCAATACTTTCTTCGATTCTATAGATCTATTATGTCTAAGAACGGGAAAAGGAGGAAGCATACGATCGTGGATAAGAATGATATCCTTGAGTGCCAGTCGTTGATCTGGAAAGTCATACGTGATAGGTATCTGGAGGATGAGGGCGGGGTTTATATAAACAACATCGGTTATCTGTGCCATAAGATAAATCCTAATCGTAAGATATATCTGAATAAGCTTACCGGTACTATTAACAGACGTGGAACTGGTGGATATTCTTATGTACATACGTGTATTGATTTTATGCCTCGGAACAAGTATTTCCATCTCTATATTTCTCCGGCGTTGAACAGGGAGTGTAGGTTGGCTATGGAATCAGGTAGGAGGTATAAGTTCTTGTACCGGGAGGTTGAGTCGGAGAGTAAGGTATTTGGAGTTAAATGGGTTTATAAGCTGTAGAAGTTTTTGTGATCCAGTTAGCCCGTGAGGGTAGACTAGATTTTTTTTGTATCAATGATTCAAATACATATCTTTGTGCAAAAGACTTAAATATGACGATAAAGGGCTTATTGGCCGAGATCAAGGCCGATTTACATAAATACGATGATAGCGGGGCTATAGATACCTCGTCTGTTTATAGATGGGCTGAGATCGCCTTGAAAAGGTTCGGGGGTGTTATAGCGGTCATGTCCGAGGCGGTTGTCAAGACCAGCAACAAACAGGCGGTATTGCCTTCCGATTTTTTCGACATGCTTGACGCTTATAGATGTGAGCCTCTGGTTTGCGAGATACCGGGCGGCGACAAGGCTAAGGCTGACCTCCAACACGAGATCGGCTGGGTCGAGCGCACCGAGCGTGGGTTCCGTTGGAACTCCTGCACCGAGTGCTGTAAGGAGGAGTTTGAGAAGACGATCACGGAGAAGATATATATAGGGTCTCACGAGGTTCGTTTCCATTATCATCATCCCGTAAGGTTATCTATAGGTCGTGGGTTGAGGCGTGATTGCGCCGCCGACAAGTATCGGGATAAGTACGATTGGGATAATTATGATATAACTATATCCGGCAATACTATGTATACAGGGTTTGATGGATTTATTTATATCATATATCGTGCTACGCCTAAGGACGATGACGGTCTTCCGTATATACCAGAAACGGCGTTAGGATACCTTGAGGATTATGTCGAGACGTATATCAAGATGAAGATCTTCGAGAATGCCGCCGTGAATGGCTTGATACAAGGCGCTGGTGACGCTTATAAATTATATGCTCAGCAGGAGCCGGGTAAGTTCGCTAGGGCTATGAAGGAGCTTAAGATGTCGATGATCACGTTAAATGATTATCGGGAGTTGGCTGAGGATAATAGGAGAAGGATGTTGTCTTATGAGCGGATGTGGCCTAATGCTTTTGATAAGTATATCAAATTTATTTAGTTGCGGGGGAGGGAATCGAACCCTCGATCTTTAGGTTATGAGCCTAATGAGATACCTCTTCTCCACCCCGCGATTATGACGCGAATATACGTTTTTTAAAAAGAAAAAAAGATAATATGGCAAAGAAAAATGATTGGATACATTTAGATAAGACAAGTGGTACTGGCCCTGCTGAGGTTAAGGTTACAGCTGATATTAATGAGACCGGCGAGATACGTCAGGTAACATACAAGGTTATAAAAGAGGGAACCAAGGAAGAGAAGACGTTCGTGTGCAGGCAGGAGTCCGTCCCGGTGGTGATCATCCCGGAGTTCGATTACCTTGTTCTTAGGTATATCTGGGCTGACGAGGACGGCATTGACTTTGACACGGCTACCGGTTTCGATAACACCGGCCTCCCGGACGTGGACGGCAAGCTGGTTGGTTGGAGTAAACAGTACCAGACCACGCAGGAACGGGTAGGTGATTATCTTATCCACGGTGGTGATAATATGGAATCAGGTAATGAGGCCGCTTTGATCCAGATGGGGCCGTTGTTGGATGGCGATAATTACGATAAATTACCTCTTGAGATCAGGTGCAGTATATACGGTAACTGGTATGGTGGTCGTGAGAAAGGTAATGTCACTATCGGGTTCACGGCATATAAGCGTGGTACGATGGAGAAACGTGGATATGATTTTGTCAATATCGGAGGCGAGGAGGTTTATACTGGTGATGCCCCTACCAACGTATCCGCCCATGGTGAGGATAATTGGCAAAATATAAAGACCTTGTATTCTAAGGTAGGCACGATGATCTATAACAAGGAATCTCGTGACTGTATTGTAAGAATAGGTGAGTGATTGTTCTTTTTCATAATACAAATATTTATCAGCTCTCTCGTCCGTGAGGATGGGGGAGTTTTTTATTTTTTAGTCCTTTACTTATGACATATTTGATTTTTTATTGTGCAGGAATAATCTAGCTTTGCCGAAAACTAGTATTATGGTCACATTGAATGATGTAAATAACGAACTCCATGTCCGGTTATATATACTGGAGGTGCTTAAGGATTATATAAGAGATGATGATTTCGACGAGCTTTTAGATAAGGCGTTGGATTTTGTCATGGAAGGCGTTTCTATGCCTAAGGCTCCGGCCAAGGATACCACCATGAGTGACATATCAAAGAGCGTTTTGGCTTTGGTAGCGGGTGCCGGATTAGATGAGAGGCTAAGCAAAAGCTCTTTAGAGTTAGCTTACGATAGGTATAAGATGAGGTACGTATTCGATCCTCGAAATCGGGATATACACGGTGTAGTCGTAGGTTATTCCAATGACTTTAATAGTCTGGTAGCTGTGTGTGATGAGGGATCGAAGAAAGGAGTGGACAAAGGATCTACTGATTTTGTGGATGTCAATGAGAGATACGTGACTAACGGTTTCTTTTACATATCTGTAGAGGATGCCGATAAGCAATCGAACTACATGGGTGGAAATTCGTAATTATTATGTTTTTGTGCTTTACCACGAGACGTTTTAAGTGTTTAGTCTTCCTCCTGACTTGTGAAAGTTAGGAGGATTTTTTTATATTCGCGTGATTTGAATGTTTTAGCATAATACGTACAGTTTTTGTTAAGATCCGGCGTGTAAGTGATTATCCGCCGGATTTGTTATCTTTGCGAAAAACATAACATCGTGCAGAACAATTCTAACATAGCGGTTCCCGACTCCGGGATGAACAGGGATAAGCATCCACAGGATCTATCCCCGTCTGAATATAGTTTCGCCTTGAACGCTACCATAGAGGGTGACGATGGAAGCCAGCTAAAGATCCAGAACGAGCCTAGTACCCTTTTATGTAAGCGATTCGATGGCTATAAGGTTATTGGGTATAAGAATGATATAGCTGGTGATAACACTTATTTCTTTCTATCTAATCCGGATGATAATACGTCTAAGATCACGTTCATGCGGTCATTGGATTATATTAAGACCGTTGAGGATCAATTGGCTGGATCGGGAAAGGACATCCATCGTATCCTTGGCGAGAGGCTTGAGGAGTCGGATGGTCGTTTTGATGAGATATGTGATTTGATGGAGGTCCTGATAGAGGACTGGGTTGATGACCCTTGTCTTAATTTCTCCATTCATCATCCGATCTTCGATATAGAGATCAAGGACGAGAAATGCGGGAAGGTGATATACTGGACCGATGGATATAATCCCCAGCGATATGTTATGGTCGATAAGGCTCTTAATCCGGATGATGATGGTGACTTTTGGTATCATTATCATGGGTATAAGACATGTGGGGATGACAAACCAATAGAGAGGTGTAGGCTGGCCTGCGAGAAGCTGCTGGTGTTCCCGTTGCTGACGGCCCCGTGCGTGGAGCCTGAGGTCGTGGAGTTCGGGGGGAGCCTGCGTGCCGGGACCTACCAGTTCTGCGTGGCGTTGTGCGATGAGTTCGGGATTGAGAAGACCGGATATTGCTCATTGACCAACCCAATCATGTTATTCGATCGTCAAGATATGGTTATCCGCGATGGTTTATGGGGTAAGTCAACCAACATGGGTATCCGCCTTACCGTGTCTAATATAGATAAGCAGGTATCTCATTATAAGATAGGTGTTATACAGAACACGGTTGGGTTTAATGGTGAGCAAAGCCCGGTTCTTGAGTATTTCATAGAAGGTATACATCCGATAACGGAAAGGACTATCTATTATCTTACGGATCAATATAGCGAGCGTACGACCATGGAGAAGTTATCCAAGGAAATACCGGTATATAAGACAGCCAGAGGCATGACGTCTGTCGGGAATCGTCTTCTTCAATACGGATTGACCGTGGAGAATGAATGGAATCTTCAACCGGTCGTTAACTTCTTGGGTCATTTCGTTAAATGGCAGACATCTATAGCCACGGAGAATTTGTATAAAGACGGTGTGGCTTGCTCTAAATACGCCTCTTTCATGCGTGACGAGGTATATCCGTTGGGTATAAGGTTCTTTACCAATACAGGATACAGGACGGCTAGATTCCCGCTCATCCCTCGTCCGGCCACAAGGGAGGAGATGGAGGTTATCGTTGATGAGGACGGTAACTCTGACGACCTGTCGGCTGCGTCGGTGCTGGAGAACAACCCGCAGTGTGCGGGGAACAGCCGCCGTCATCTTTGGCAGTTTAAGAATACGGCAAAGATCATAAACGACCCGTCTTGGGGATTTGATGATTTTGGAGGAGAATGCAAGAATCAGCTAGATGTCAAGCAGCTCAGATATGTAGAGCAGGAATATGCCACGGTAGGAGAGACCCAATTCGTTATCAACACGATGGGGGAAGATGTTACGGTAGATGATGCTATTGATTATATCGCTGATAATATAGAGAACCTGTGTGATATCATAGAATCTAATGTAGGTATTACTGACGAGTTATGCGCTGCTATATCATTGCCAGAGGATCAAGACGGTATAAAGGCTCCCGATTTTCCTAGTGGATGTGATGATATCGAGAGGATAGAGACCAGGACTATATTGGATAAAAACTCTTTGGTGGATTCTAGGATTGATTTTACGTATAAGCTGGCTAGTGATTATACGGAGACCGAGCCTACCACCTTAATACAAAGTAACGCCGAGTCACAAAGGAAATTCTCTGTATTGTGTGATTTCGATAATTACTCCAGTGGAGGTAAGAATATCATAGATCTGGTTCAGGAATGGCTGGATGGTCAGGATGAGGATAAATTCCCGTCTGATATAGACTCCTCCGCTTTGGTCTTGTGTCAGGATATGTCTAATGTCCGGCAGTTATATGATGAGGGTATATGTACTAATGGGTGCTCGGTAGATGATCCTCATGTCAATCCTACTATTAATGATGTTCAACTTCCTACATTCCAAGGAGGTAGGTCATTGGGTAAGTGCACGTATTTGTTTCAATATGACGGATGGGAAGGTAAGCATCATACAGAGACGATGCTTGATAAGTTGATGGATACGATGGAGGCTTATTTTCCCCAATACGAGAGTCAGTTTGGTATCGAGAACGCCATGTGTCTTTTTGGCGATGGTGATAATTCTAAGTTCAATACCGGTATAACTACTGACTGGGAAGGTCGTGTGTCTGTGCAGAATGATATTGACGCCAAGACCAATTGGTTCGGTAGAAGCAACTTGACTTATTTCAAGTTCTATCCACATGTATCCTCATACGCCAGATGGGTGGAGTTGGATTACGAGAAATACATAAGTGGTTTATCCGATCCTGATAACGGTATTATGTACATAGAGATGATGGGTAACTATAATTATCCGATCGGCGACTCATCATCATACAACAAGGTTCGTATAACGTTTTTCTCGGACAAGGAAGGTACCGTGGCTCCTAATCCTTTGGCTAATGATGCCAAGAAAGGTGTTATAGTGAATTACGCGGATCATAAGATATTTATGATGCCAAAGTACTTGTTCTGGAATGATGACAAGACTACTTTCCATAAGATATATGTTTGCATCGAGCCTGCGGTATGCGTGTTCTTCACCGGTTTCGCCATGAGGAAGGACATGAAGGAGCTTGCCGGATTCTATACGGCCGGCACCGCCATCTTCCCCGCCCCGTTCTGTTTTGGCATTCGGCCACTGGAGGTGAAATACGTGTTCTTCTTCACGAAAGAATTGAAATTAAGGAGATTTGTTACCTATGAGGCGAAGTGTGTCTCATGTGGGGATAAACCCGCTGACTGCGCTCCCAGACCATATCAGTATGGTGATTTCGGATATTGGGAGTCTACCAATAAGTACCCGGCTAATTTTGAATTGTATGATTCAAGTAAGATCGGGATATCATCGGGAGGATCAAAGAGGAAGGACATAATAGATTCTTTGACGAAATACTATGGGTCTCCTAAATCAGTTGGGGGTAAGTCTTATTTCACCGGTAATGGGGGTAACGCTGAGTACCCCAATACGTCAACCACGTTTTGTCAGAGACCTATACGTCATTACAAGTTCCCGGATAACTCTGTCGCTCCTTTTATGGGTAATCCGTCTCAACTGACCGGTCAATATGGAGTTGACTCCTATATTTATCCTATGGGGGTGATGCTTGATGACGATATCGTTAATGAGTTTTTGGATATAGCGGTAGAGAACGGTCTTATAGATAAGGCCAGAAGAGATTCTATAATAGGATATGAGTTGTATAGGGGCGATAGGACGTTGGATAAGAGCGTTATCGGAACCGGTCTGGCTTATGATATGTTTAAGTACGATGATCCCGACGGATCGGCTAACCTTTATCCTAATTACCCTTACAACGATTTGTCTGATGATATGTATATCTATAAGGATATTAATCGTGAGAAATTTATAACGCATCCGTTTAACAGGAAGGGTAATATCTGGTATTCATTCTTAAGTCCTGATATTGCCTTTAACAAGCCTGACGCTCCCACCGAGTGCCTTGTTGATGGTTATCAATTAGGTAAATCCTCCGGTATATTCAGGGAGGTGGAGGATCACCCTAAATGGACGATATTAGGGAGTAAGGCTTACAGTATGGCAACATCATTGGCTACGGTGGAGGCTATGGCTAATTTAATATCCGCTATAGCTGAGTATACATATCAGTCGGCTTCACAGCAATATGTCGGTGGAGGCGTGTTCTTTTTAGCCAACCCTGTCGGCATAGCGCTGACGGCTATCCGTCTGGCTACGGGTATCGCCAAGGCCACAGCCCAGTCCGTGGTGGATATAGGCAAGTATAGGTATCAGTGGTTAACGGCATTGATAGATAGGGGACCTAGACGGAACTATGCTTATTATTATACTTCTGTCGCTCATTATAATTTATTTTACCAAAAAATAGGGGCGTCGGAGCTACGTGGATTGTCAACGGCCAAATATATCAAGAGCGGGTTGTATCCGGTTACAGACATCTCGTCACAAGGGGGAACCGTAGGTGGTAAGCCTATTATCATAAACAACCTCGATCGTGAGCATTCGTTGTTCATGTCATTTGGTATGGATAAGTATATGCTTGAATATCCGGAGTTGGTTTCAAGTTACGATACCAGCCGTATTCAGGATGAGTGTAATATTCGTAACGATGAGGTGGCTGGTATGACGCCTCATTTTATGACACGTGAATCTTTTGTATCCTGCCCCTATATGAGGATAAAGAAATATTCTCCGGCTCAATACGGGCAGATAGAGGATATCAGGTGGGTATCGTTAGGTGGTTGCGGGTTGATGGATGAGGATAAGCGTAAACCTGTTTTTGGAGGAGATGTGTTTATATCAAGGTTCTCGCTTAAGAGGAAGATGCCTATGTTTTACTTGACTCAGTTTGGTCAGGGAGACATGATACCATTCCCTTATTACGATTATCGAAACATCGGGTATCCCCGTTATTTCGTCAATTACGATACCGGGGAGGATTATCTTAATAAGACCGATACGGATACCGGATCGCTATACTCTTTCCCTAGCCGGAAGAGCGCTTATGAGATGGTTTGCAAGACCGGAGATATGTATCTTAGCGGTCGTTTCTTCTTATACTTCTATGGTATACCTCAGTTCCTCGTGGAGTCTGAGATCAATTGCAATTTCCGTATAGCCGGGCCTGAGCCTTACGAGGGGTTCTATCCGGAGGTAGGGGATTATATATCATGGACTCAAGAGCGTAATGTCCCTATATCAAGGGATAATGTGTTTAAGATGAGCCCTGTGTATAAGAATCGTTTTACGCTAGGCGGAAGGTCGTTGCCGGAGACGTATGATAGCAATTTTTGGGACTGCGCCTACCAAAGACCCAACGGCGTCATATGGAGCACCGCCGACGTGTCGGAGAACGGCATGACCGATCCTTGGCTGTCGTACAAGCCTATGGATTACCATGAGTTCAAGACCTCGTTCGGAAAGCTTATAAGCATGAAAGGGATAGAGTCGGATCAGATACTGGCTCGCTTCGAGAATCAGGTAGGGCTGTATAACGCCATAGACGTATTGGCGGAGAGAATATCCCCGGAGAATAGCGAACTAGGGACAGGTGGTCTTTTCGCCTCTCGTGGTATCGAGTATAATAATACGACGTTAGGATATTCCGGGACCCAGAGTCGGGATATGATCAGTTGCGAGTTTGGGCATTTTTGGGTCGATTTAAGGCGTGGTCAGGTGTTTAAGGTAGATTCTAATGGTAGGAATCTTACGGAGGTCACACCGGGGCTTAGAAACTGGTTTAAGGAGCATCTTCAGATGAAGATCATCCGTAGCCGGATATATAACGCTGATACGGACGCTGAGTTGTCTTATTATGATATTGATAACAAGTTTTTTGGTATAGGGTTGTCCATGGGTTGGGATAATAGGTTTAAGAGGGTTCTGATAACCAAGAAAGATTATATACCGGTAGGGAATCCGAGCGAGTACCAATTCCGTGGCGGCCGGTTCTACAGGAACGGACAGGCGGTGGAGTTGCAGGACGCCAGCCATTTCACGGACGTCTCGTTCACCGTTGGATATAACTGCCTGAAGGGTGAGTGGAAATCATATTTATCCTACACCCCTGATTATTATATCGAGCACCAGCATTATTTCCAGTCCGGAAAGAACTACTCAAGTGAAAGTCAGGAGATAGGTTTATGGTCTCATGGTTTGACCAACCAATCGTATCAAGTATTTTATGGTAAGCTATATCCGTTTGTTATAGAGGTTCCGGTACGTGAGCAGTATGTGAATAAGATCCTCACCAACTACCAGTATCGGATGGATGCCAGAAGGTATCAGGATGAGATTAATTACCAAATTCTTAGGACTACTGGATTTAATAAGGCATGGTTTTATAATGATACCAACAACAGCGGTGAGCTTCGGATGGTTATCGCCGACAAGAACGATATGAGCCAGCGGTTAAGGTATCCTATAACCAATGATGATAGCCGTGAGATACTGGTGACGGAGGTTGATCAGAAGATAAATATAAATGACTATTTTAACGAGGTCAAAGACGATACGAACAATCTTCCGATATGGGTTAAGGATGTGAATGACATTGGCCGGGAGATCGACCCCAGGGCTGTCGATTATCATCGGAGGTGGCGTGATCGTCTTCGTGGCGATTGGTTCTTGGCTAGGTTCGTGAATGACATTGAGAGTCGGTTCAAGATGATAGTACGTTGGTTTAGCAACGATGAGAAAGTTTATTGAGGTGATTATATACCTTTAAATATTTGATGTTATGGCAGCAGGGAAAACTAGCAGTAAAAAGAAGGGCAAATGCCCGAAATCAGGATGTATCAAGAAAGTAGGGAGTGATTGGCGAGTGGTCAGTAACAAGACCGGTAAATTATGGCCGGCTAAGTACAAGTCTAAGGAGAAAGCTAAAGGAGCCTTGGCTGCTTATCACATGCATTAGCGTATAAACGGGTACATGATTTATTATGTGCCCGTTTCGTGTTTTTAGGCTTGTGATATTATGGTTATCTTTGTGAAAAACGTAATATATGTCTAAGAAGAATAAACCGGAGGAAATCCCATCGTGGATAAGGGATTTATATAAGGAGGATCTTGATCGTGTCGTAAGAGGCGAGCGTCCTATGTATTTCAGGGGTATGGATGATAGTCCTTTGAGAAACGTGTCCCCGGAGTTTGATATCCTTAGCGGAGGAGCCGCAGTTAAAGGCATGAATGGGATAAGAGGTGCGTTGTCCCCGTTGAATAATGGCATGGGTAATTATAATTTCAGTATCAGGGGTATAAATAAGAAGATCGGTGAGTTGGTTGATGAGGCGGGGCTATATTTACCTGAGAAATTAAGACCTGTATATCGGACTGTGGTGGATGCTATGTCGAGTTCCAAGGATAAGGGGTTGGGTCATATCACGCAGCCGTTGGCCAACGCCCTGTACCCAGCGGACGAGCGACGGGACCGGCGTCTGGAAGGGGAGCATCCCGTTGGTTATGTGGATGCCATAGATGGCATATGGCCTAGGAAGAAATATGGGCTATGGGGAGAAAAAATTGAGAGGAAGCAAGATGGAGGAGAAACAAGAGAGTCTGTTCTTGATAGACCTAGATTCGGGAGCAGGGTATTGGATAATTACGTAGCTTCTGCTCACCCGGTTTTGTCAATAATATATGATATCGCTAATTCAAGGTATACTGATGGCCCTACTCGCATAAATAAAGCTGCGTATTCATCAATAGATCCTATGGGGAAGAATCCGGAATGGTATGAGTATCCTGTTCATTTTATGAAGATGTTCGGGAAATATATATCTGGTGATTTTAATAACAAGTTATATGGCGATAGTGATAATGATGATTTAGGCACAAGAACTAGTGATGAGGCTTGGGCTAAATACAATAAACTCCCTTACGATGAGTCTGTATTGATAGATAATGGTGATGGTACGTATAGTATACGAAAGGAATTATCTAATAGGATGATACCTGATTCGTCTATCGTAAGGAATAGGATTGATGTGAATAGGAGTCTGTTTGATAAGGAAACTAAGGAATACAATGAAGGACTTATAAAAGCTTTAAGTGATGCCGATCCAGAGGAGTATGAGAGGATTCAGAGGGAATATAAGGATCTGAAAAGGGTAAGAGAGGGTGCCATATCAGCGGACGAGATGAATATAAAAGGGTTGAGGTCTCTTTATGATAAGGGGTATGGTGTCGTGAATGAGTATAATTATAGGGATCGTAGACTTGATAAGAACGAGACGGGTCCTCATAGTGTACTTGGTGATTATACGATATATCGTGACAAGGATATGGGCGGATACAGATATAGGGATGTATATGATTTCAATCCCGCTGTCCAGTTTCTTTTGAATGGGGATGTATTTAAGATAGATGGTAGTATTGATAAAAAGGATAGAGGAGGTTCGGTAAATACAGGGAGGGCTTATGGTTCTGGCAAGTATGTAATTGATCCTCGTAGATCAGAGGATAGTAAGATGGCTGTATATGACGAGATATGGAATTATCTGACCGACAAGAAGGGAATACCACAAACGCAAGCTATCGGTATCCTGTCGAACATCGCCGCCGAGTCCGGAGGGGACACCGAAGCCCTAGGAGCCGCCGGTGATTTTGGCATCCAACAATGGCTTGGACCGAGGAAGAAGGAGCTACAGCGCAGGTATGGGAAGAAACCGACATTGACACAGCAGTTGGATTATCTCGTGGATGAGTATCAAGGCAAGGTCCCGGGGTTAGGTTGGAATTACATCAATCAAGGAAAGTTTTTTGACAAGGACGCTCAGGGGAATGAGTATAACTATTATATGTATTCTAAATCCGATTTCGATAACGCCGTCAACTACAAGGACGCTACCGTGGCATGGAATCAAGGATACGGTAGGCCTCTTGGATCGACCTTGAGAAATGAGAAGAGATTTGAGTTCGCTGATATGTTCGCTAATAGGTATGGTGTCCCGGAGAACGAGCCAATGAGATACGAGTTCGGACAGCGGGATTCGGGCACGGGGGACGGAGGTCATCAGCCCGTGCCTGAGACGGTAGCCCCCGCCGGCCCTTCTTTGGCTTCCCATCCTGCCGTGGATAGCTGGTGGGAGAAGGAAGGTCAAGACCTGTTATATAAGATGCTAGCTCAATCAGGCGCCAACAAGAAAGCTATAGAGGATATCGCTAACAACATCAAGAACGATCCCCAATCAGAGGCACAGGTAGCGGAAGCTGAGCGTATGCGTAGAGAACAGGCAAAAAGGCAGCTGGTACTTAATATGATACCGGGGTTAAGTCTTAACATAAAAGGTATGAGTAGAACTCGAAATTAATACTACATTTGTGAAATTATTAAATGTTTTAGATATGAAAAGATTGTTATTTTTATTTGCTATGTTATTGACGCCGTTCGTTTTGATGGCGCAAGAGGTAATCCCATCAGAAGGGGCTATCACTATTGATTTAACTACCTTCACCGGCATCATGGCTTTCGTCACGATGTCAGCTACGCAGTTAGCCAAGGTTGTGCCGTATATTGACACCCATAAGTGGGCTAAAGTCCTATCCGCCGTAGTCATAGGTATGCTGGTTTGTATATTAGCGTGGCTACTAAAGGTGTCTCCATTGCTTATAGGGAGTGAATGGTGGGAGGCTCTATTATATGGAGTGGCTGTAGGTCTCAGTTCTGCCGGTTTCTATGATTTGGTTAAGGCTATAGGATCATTATTCATAAAAAGAATTTAATTCTGTACATAATAATAGCATTTGCTGAGAGACTCATCGTTGTGAAATGATGAGTCTCTGTTTTTTTAAATTATCTTTGTGTCAGAACGAAATTAATTAGACATGAGCAAATACGTAATCAAGAGGAAGATACCTAAATATCAAGAGGCCGGGGAAGTCGGGTCGTATATGCTTGGTAATATGGACGGTATACAAGGGTTAGGTATAGAACCTTTGGTGAATACCAACCAAGGATTACCCGCGCCGGTCAATCCGCTAGGGATATATTCTTTGGATACTCCAGATCAGTTGAGGACTAAATATGCTAATGCTTTTGATCAGGATAATGTGTTTCCGGCTAGCTTCAAGGGTAGTTTGCAACGTATAGCTGAGAATTATCAGGACAATGGTATTACGCTTAATAACATAACTGTTAACGATGTTGATAAGTCTAAGACCGGTTCAGGCGAGACGGATGTTTTTGATTTTACCACCATCCCTTACTATGGCGCTGATGATATAGGGTCTAGATTCACTCAGATGGGTCGTGGTATAGGGCGTATGAGAAGCGAGGGATATGGTGATTTATCCACTGGGGCTAAAACAGCTAATACGATAACCACCATAGCCTCAGGAATTAGTGGTATCATGGGGTTGGCTCGTAACGTGGTTTCTGGGATAGCGTCAGAGAAAGGTACTCGTACCAATATCAGGTTAGCTCAGGAGCGTGAGGCCAGACAAAGAAGGCAATCCCAGATGCAGTACAAGGATGGTGGGGGTGTTTATCTAGGACCTAATAATAGGTTCGATAGCGGAAGCCTTACTGGTGAGTACCTATATCCGTTACCTAAGTCGATGGAAGATCAAGCCAACGTGGAGGTCGAGAAGGGCGAGTACGTGGAGCAGCCCGGAGAGGCGCCGATGGAGGCCATGGGGCAGAAGCATGCCGATGGGGGAACGCCTGTTTCTTTGGAGCAGGGTACGGAGGTTATTACCGATGACACCATCATAGAGCCGGACTTCGCTAAATACATTAGGGATACGTATGGTATTAAGGCTACACCAAAGGATACGTACGCTACGTTAATGGATAGATATAAGGTTAAGATCGGTCTTAAATCAGCTTACGATGATCAGAAAAAGGCGCTGGAGAAGCTGAAGAAGAACGATAAGATAGATGACGAGAATACGAGGCGTTTAAACGCCTCCGTATTATCTAAGGCTATAAATGATAGCAACGATACCGTTAATGGATTAGAGGGAAGATTTACGGACTTCGCTAATGTCATATACAAAGAGCAGGAAGACCGGAAGATGAAGAAGGATGAGGATACGTATTTCGCTAAGGGTGGTGAGATAGATAACATCATATCCAGATCTATGAAAGAATACGGTCTTACGGAGGAGGATATAGCTGAGGCTAAGAAAGAGCTGCTTAAGAAAGTGGCTGGTATTCGCCAGAAGATGGAGATAGGAGGCACGTCTTTGTTCGGTCGTAAATTAACTTTCCGCCCGATCGAGAATAGGTTCAACAATGATCCTAACTATTTCGGTTATCAACGCCAAGGAACTGATGGCTCTTATGGAGGTATTAATACGGATGAGAGGTTGAATTATTATAAGACATTCAATCCGGTCGCTTACGATGCTTATATGGGAGCTTCAGAGGGCGCTAGGGCTAGGGCATTGCAAGACGCTATCTACGGTCAGACAAGTAGCTGGATGGGCTTGGCTACGGCTGAGAACCCGATCATCGCCAACGCCGAGGCGCTTCGGGATTACACGACGCTCGTTTCCTTTGGCGGTGAGGATAGTCAAGGTAATTACCCGGAAGACAAGAAAGCCGCATATCATGATAGGATGAGAGACAATAAATTAGGTTTGTTTACCACATCTCGCCCTATGATCGGTCTAGACGTTGTTACAGAGGAACAGCATAAGGCTCTTAACGATGCTGGTATCACCCATTTTAGCCAACTATTCTCTGACAAGAACAAGGATGTCGTTAATAAGATACTTGGGGAGGATATGCTTAAGATGCAGGCATTGAGATCCATGAAAGGAATGGAAGGTCTTGATTTTATACTTGACCCTCATAAGGTGGCTCCCGGTCCTATGGATATAGGTGATGTGGAGGAACCTGATGTTAAACTGGATATGCCTGAGCTGATTGACCCCAATACACTCCCTAAGACCAATACAAATGCCGGTAAGTCGAACAGCGGCAATGGAGGCAGGAATATAGTAGGTGGTGGTCTTGACTTTCCTGAGGTGTTCAGGATGACTCCGGGAGCCGTGACAACGGAAGGTCTGGAAAGACATTACGCTCCTACCGTGGACCCGGTGTTGAGATCGGCTGATCAGTATATGGTTGAGGCTAATCGTGCTTTCCAATCACAATTGGATCAGATGGGTAATGTCCCGGATTCCCAGAGAGGGGCTTTATCATCCAATTTACAGGCTATCATGAGTTCCAATATAGGCAGATACATTAATGAGGTAGAACAAGGGAACGTGGCTCAAAGGACTTGGGCTGATAATGTAAACGCCCGGACTTGGACTGATACGTATGATAAGAATATAGCTCAACGTCAGGGTTATCAAAGTCGAATATTACAGGCTTTGGCTAATACTGACGAGAACTGGGCTAGGTATTTTGATAGCGTAAATGACGAGATCCAACAGAAGTGGAATACGGCTACGACCATGAATACATTAAGGTCTATATTCGGGGATGTAAAGATTGGTCCTAATGGACAATTAATCGCTGATCCTCAAGGAGATATATTGAGTTATAGGAGATTATATCCTGCTCAGGAAGTAACTAAAGGCAAGAAAGGATAAAGGATGGCTTCACAATATAGTATATTAAGGAATTACGGCAAGTATGTATCGCCCTACAACATGGATGTCATGATGCAGGGGATGGGGTACATGCAGCAGAAGATAGATACCAATCGGCAGGCTATAAACGAGTATGCTGATTATATTATCAATTCTGACATTATAAAACCTCAGGACAGGGAATATCTTCAGAACAGGTTAAATGGGCTGATACAGGATGTGAATAACGTGTATCGTAAATCTAATTTGGCTTCCGACGGTATAGCCAGAAGCATACAGGCTCGCCTTGGAGAAGCTCTGGATACCCGTGTGTTGAATGCTATTGCCGGTACTAGGGAGTATAGATCTTTCTCGCAGAAGATCGAGGATATGAAACTCAATAATCCAAAGCAATATAGCGCTATAAATGAGGCTGTCGCTTTGTTGCCATTTTATGAATGGGTTAATGACGGTCAGGTTGGGACAAGGATGAATCCTATTCATTATACTCCTTATACGGATTATAATGAGGAAATGAATAAGATGATGAAAGATTTCGTTAGTCTTAATAAAGGAAAGAAGTTTTCTGTTCCTGAAATAGTGGATGGTAAACCTACAGGGAGGATGAGGGATATTACTGTTGATGAGATGAGTCAATCTCAAATTAGATCAATAGCGGCTAGGTCTATATCTCAGAATGCTAAAGCTCAGATGCAGATAGAGGGACAGTATTTAGCCATGACCAATCCTAGCATGTTTAGTGGTATGACTACTGAACAGTTTGTTAATAAATATGTTTCTGGGTTTGACGCTGAAGAGAGCGTTCTTTTAGCCAAGCTCAAAGGGGCGGAGGCCAGCCCTTCCGCTAAGGCGGCTATCGAGGCTTCGTTGCAGGAGGTTCGGGAGCAGCGCCGTGCGTTAGTGGAGGAAGCTACATCCTTTATTGGCAACAACATGAATCCCGCTAGGGCAGGGGAGTTTATTGTCCGTAACGAGTTTCTTGATGGTGTATCTGCTAGATGGTCATACAATAATTCATCAGAAAGTTATAGTGCGGATGATTATTATTTTAAAGTAAGAGATCTTGATTTCAAGGAGCGGGAGTTCTCATGGAGACAAAAATCCAAGGAAATAGATCAGAATCTTAAGCTTAGGGAGATAATGACTAAAGAAGGTGGTAACAGTCCCGGCGCTTCTTCAGGTGTTATGATTGAGCTAGAAAAAGTTCAGCCTAATGTCACTCCTGAAAATATATTTGACAATCAGTATATTCAGAATGAAAACAATATATCAACAGGAGAGAAGGATTTAATATCGTCTTTAAACCCTGTTGATTTACGAGGTATAGAGAACGATATACAAAACAATCCCTCTATATATCCAGGTGGTGTTAATAGTGAGAATATTATGGCATGGATTACCAATAACGGTGGCGGGTCTAGTTCTGTGTTATCATCACCAGAAATGGTAGGTAGGTATGAGGCTCTTATGGCGGCGAATGATAACAGGAAGAAATATAGTAAGATAATGGACGAGGAAGTTGATTATCTTACGAATGCTTTTGATGTCGCTACGAAGAATATCCTTAATGATGCTATCAAAGATCAAGACTATGTTACTGGTGGTATTGATACATATACCGATAATGGTATGGTTAACGCAAGGGATGTTGGTAAGAATGGAGCGGTTATTGGAGGAAGGGAGTATTCTCCGGAAGACGCTTTGAAAGTTTCTTCTATAGTTGGATTGATAAGCGAAAACATCAACTACACGGATAGGTCTATAGCTAATATGGAGTTGATGAGATCTTATATAAATCTGTTAAATAGATATTCGGGAGAAAATTTCACTTTGGATGATATAGATAATATAGCCAAAACTTATAGTCGTGTAGATAATCCAATAATGAATAGTGATGATGCCAATATGACTAATAGGGATAAAATGATCAAGATCATAGGTAAGAATATGTCTAGAGCTGATGGCCCTACGCTCAGAAGGGAATGGTCTTCTTCCAATGTAGGTCGTAATATAGCTAAGGCTGTTCAGGATTCTAAAACAGTCTATGAAAGAAGATATGATGAGTTTGCTCCAAGATCATGGTCATTTTCCAATTCTACCAACGCTTCTAAAGAGGATAGGCGTATGCATGCTAAATTAGAGAGTCTGCTTTTGGCGAGAGCCGGTTTCTTGAATAAAGATAAAGATAGTAGACTTAATAATTATATATTGTATGCTCGTCCTACAGATAATCCTAATACATTTGATTTGGTAGCTATGGCTGGTGGAAAGAATATCGCTACGGTTCAAGTTACTAAAGAAGAATTAGATAGTATGGGGTATAGTTTGTATGAAAGGGAGAGGAATGTGAGATCGGAAGATTATGAATCCAAGATCATTCCTGTGTCTTTTTCTGCTACAACCAATAGACCTTACCAGAAATGGGCACAGGCTAATTCGCTTGGTGCTTTCGCTACTGTCGAGAATGCGGCGGAGGAGGCTTCTAGGATGGTTGATAAGTATGATATTCAAAGTAATGATCTAGCTACATCTGAGCTTAATAAGAGGGCTATTAGGATAATTAATACGGTTTTGAGGAATTACAAGTTGTATGATGTTAAAGCTAAGGGATTCCCCGGAGGGGTTGAAGTTGGTATTTATTTCCATGGTCAAGCAAAGACTGGGACACCGCTTAAGGTATTAGAGTATAATACTGATTATGCTGATAATATCATGAAAATCATAAATATGTGTCCTCAGATGTATCTTACTCAAGCTGTGGTTGAGGCTATTAATAAGGATGTTATTGTAAAGGGTAGGGATATTAATGAACAGCATTCTGACCTTAGCAATCTTCTTTCGGCGTTGGATAAAGAGACCATAGATAAAATAGATGGTAAAAATGAACAGCAATAATAATAATGATATGGGGAATGTGATGAGGGATCAGGGATATTATGTTCCGACTCCATCCATTCCATCCCCTATGCTTTCTGGGGACAATATTTCTTCTATCCCTATTCCTGTCGGGATGAGTAGTTCATCGGATATGGATAATGATGTTTTATCCAGGGAAGGAAGTAGAAGCATACCGTCATTGGTTGAGGGTATAAAAAAATCTGTAGAGACATCTTATCATGATGACGTAAGAGCCAGAAACTCGCTTTTCCAGATGATAAATGAGGTAGGTATACCTAAGGGTAATTATGATATAACTGGGAGCAGGATCAATCTTCGTGATTCAAGATATAGGTTATCAACAGGTGAGTGGATTCCTAAATATGAGAATTATATCAATAATATAGATAATGACGATCGTCTATCGAGAAGTCAAAGTGGTTGGGAGAAAACTTATAGAGGATTAGGTAAGTTTATTTATAAGTCTGCTTTGTATGGAATAGGTGGAGTAGGTCAGTCTGTTTATGGATTAAAGGAGCTTGTTACAAAAGGGACGTTATCAGCTATGTATGATAACAGTTTTGCCAGATGGTTGGATGATATGGATAAGCGTGGTGATTATACGCTTAATCATTATTACAGTAAGGAGGAGCGAGATGCCGGATTTCTTAAAAGTATGTTTACAACCAATTTCTGGACAAATGATCTTTTGTCGGGGGCTGCATTTACGGCTGGGGCTATCTTGTCGTCTTATGCTTTCGCTGGCGCTGGTCTTATGAATGCCGCCCGTATGGGGGCTAGGATAGGAGCGACTGTCGCTGGATTAGGTAGGGCTGCTTCCGCCACGAAGAGCGGGTTTAACTCCATGCTGAGGGCCGCCCGCATAGGACGAGGCATAGGCAAGGGTTTGGACAACCTAACCTTTATTGGCACGTCAACGCTTTGGGAGGCTTCGGTAGAGTCAAGGAGTGGGTTGATGGAGTCTGAGGAAAACTTCAAGCAGGCTTACAGAAATGCCTATGGTAGAGAAGCCTCGTATGAGGAGCTTATGAGGTTCAGAAATGACAACGTCGATGCCGCCAATACTATATTTGCCGCTAATATCGGTATTCTTACATTGTCTAACATAGCTATGTTCGGTGATATGTTTGGTATGGATCTTGGCGTGGATAAGTTCATAAAACGCAATATATTTGGCGTAGGGGCTGAGAGGATGGATAACGGTATGTTAAGAGCCATAACACCAAAGAAATGGCAGAAAATAGCCGGGAATACGTTCAATATTATCAAGCGCCCAGTGTCAGAAGGTCTTTATGAGGAAGGTCTTCAGGGAGTGGCTAGTAAGTCCGCCGAGGATTGGGTAGAATCAAGATACAATCCTATGGCTATCCGGCAGAATATAGGCTATATGGAGGCTATAAAGAACGGGTTCAAGGAAACATACGGGTCTAGTCAAGGCTGGAAGGAGATCGGCATCGGTATGATTATCGGATCGGTTATGGGTGGAAAGACCTTTGGAGGTATAAAGGAATGGAGCCAAGACATGTCCCGTAACAAGGGGATGGTGGAGGCCTACAACACCAATGCCGGCGCTTTGACTACCGCCGCTGTCCGTGCTATTCGTGGCAGTATGGCTCTTAACGCTCAATTATCCGGCATAGACACATCGTACGAGAGTGATGGTAGGATTATAAACAAGGATTTTAGTGACGCCGTATTCAATCGTCTTCGTTATGATTCGGAGATGGGGATGCTGGATGATACGAAGGAGAATTTCAGGACGGTAGTCGAATCTATACCTAATAGCGATATAGCGTCCGATATGAATATGACGGATGAGCAGGCCAATGAGTATAAAGCCGATCTTGTCAACGAGTTTAATAAGAAGGTGGATAATTTCATTATGGCCAACAGATTCGCCGACTCACTTACTGAGGGTATCCCGAACAGGTCTTTTAACGCCTATATCTCCAATATGGCTTATAATGGCCTTGAGGCGAAGGATAATTTGAACGATATTGCCAATCAGTTAAGAAGGATATACAATACGGATATAGGCCCCGCTCTTGATATATATTCTCGTCTTAATCCTGATTCGAGCAGGGATCTTGAAGAACTCAGGAAGCTTACGGATGATATACAGAGGATGGAGAAGAATATCTTGAGGCTTCAACAAAGTGTCGCGTCGAAGGACGCTCTTGAATCTGATAAGGCTAAGTTGGTCAAGGAGAATGATAGGCTTCTTAAATTAACAGAGGATAGGATCGCATTGGAGAGGAAATTAACTACGTTAATTAACTCAGAGGCTGATATATCTAAGTTGTTCTTAAATAGAAATGATTCAAGGATCAGTGCCGCTGATCTTATGGCGGCTTATGATACTATAGCTGATTTTGAGAACGTCGTATCTATCCGTGGGGTTGATAATTATAAGGAGGCTATGGCATTGCTTAGTGAGTATCGTCATAATCTTGTGGCTTATAAGAATATAAACGAGTCTCTTCGTCGTATGCGTGACAGAAGATTCATCCGGGCGCAGGAGCGCGGGTTCATGAAGATATTATCGAACGTATGGGGTAAGACTTATGAGGAGGATGATAGCAAGTATGATTTCAGGAATACTGATAATCCTGATGCCAATGATCTTTACGCCAACGACCAAGCTATAGACAAGGCTTACCAAGATGGTCTTATAGGGGAGGATGAGGCATTTATGTTCAAGACATATAATCATATGATAGCCAGATCTATGGAGAACGAGATTAAGACCGATGAAGGTAGTATAGTCGAGAGGGTTCCTGATGATGAGGATATCATAAATCCTTCTGACGATAGAATCAATAATATAGCTATAAAGATATGGAACGGTAATGAGGATGTCTTATCTCCTAGGGAGAGACAGATATATGATAATAACAAGCCTCGTGTCGATAGTCTAGTTAACGGGTTTGGGGATAATCCTATTTCAAGGATCAATAAGGCTAGATCGATAATAGATAGATTGAAGATCCATGATAATATTTATGATAATATCAAGGACGCTGTTGATGATATTGTAGATATGAATATCAATGGTCTTGATCAGGATCAGATCAAAGAAGCTATAAAGACTTATAATGATCTTATGAATGAGGCTGACAATGGCAATGAGATTGATCAGGATAAGCTTAATGAGGCTATTGATATTATCAATAACTATTCTGATGATCCTCTTCTTCGATTCGTGGAATGGATGAGGCTGTATGATAATGGAAGTATAGCTGTCAAGGATTACGATAAATCCATACCTATGGGTGATGTCCTCACAGAGAGCGAACCCGGGACATCCACCGGCAGGACGGAAGTTAACGCCGCCCAGAACCCGGTGGTGTTGATGGCCCAGAAGAGAGAGATCGGTGGGGTCATGTATTATGAGGTTGGTGGAATGAGGCTTGACAGGTTTATGGCGGGGTCCGGGCTTAAAAGGTCTGATGCCACTGATACTGATAATGGAAGGGTGATGGATTTCACCAACGGAACCGACATATTTACTGTTATAGAGTCAGATAACCACTCAAGATGGATGATTAGCGAGGATGACGCTCAGGCTTTCGAGAACGCTACCGGTGTCATATTGGGGCGGCAGACCGCCTTATCGACCTCCAACTGGTTCATGGTGTATCGCAAGGGGCAGGATGGGTCTATTGTTCCTTATTACACGGGTGATACGTTTGGGTCTAACAACGAGTCGGTGAATCAGGAAGCAACGGCTAGCCTTCGCAAGGGTGATATGGTAAGGTTTAAGATGGATATGTCAGATCCATATACCAAGGAATTGTATGATAAATACAATAGTCTTAACGCCGTTGACCCTAATTCTGATGAGACTAAGTCGGCTTACCGAGAGCTGGTTGATAATATGGTTATTAAGATCGTGGATAGCGACGGAAATTTCGTCTCGGTGCTAAAAGCCAATGATCCAGACCCAAAAGGGAGTAACGCTGATTTAAGGAGTATGGCCTTTGAGTTGTATAGGGATAATGTGGGATCTGTCGCTGGCGAGATTGATATACCGTTTGTAGGTACAGTTACCAGTGTTTTGCCGGGAAGACCTAATTTTAGCGTAAGTGATGATAATGGTACGTTGATGGTATCCGAGAATGACTTTACCAACGAGACGGTTGGTAAGGTTGAGAGCGTAGGATATATAGAGAATGGGGAGGTTACGATGAGGGATAATATTAAGTATAATATATTCCCGTTCTGTACGGCTATCGTCAGGGACAAGTATGGTGATTATAAAAATTCACGTATCCCGGTCGTAGCTATAAAGACAGGAAATGGAAGAAATTACCTGTACCCCGTAAGATTGAAAAATCAGGATATATCGTCATTTTCATCCATGATCGAATCGATGGCTGATAGGATTACGGAGGGTCTAGGCGGAGGCGTAAGTATTGATGATATAATGGATCTTAATAACGCTATAGCCAGATCCGGGTTGGATAATAAGACGTATATGATCCCGCTGGCTGGGGACGTGGGTGTTATCAAGAACCGGCTTAAAGCTGTTAAGGAGGCGGCTAGCAGGATGCCTATGACCGCTGACGTAAGAGGATGGATAGGTGATTCCAGAACTAAGGAGGATATTTTGATGAATGACGTTACGATCAACATAGATCTTAATAACGATCCTTTCATAGCTCCTAAGTTCAGGATGAGTATTAGGAGAGATGAGACGTTCTTCGAGGAGACAGAGACCCCGTTCGTCAACCCGTCCGGCTCCCAATCGGGTTCCGCTTCGCCTACGAAGGCTGCCGAGGACAAGTCTTTGGTTTCCGATGGCAACGTAGTATCCGGAGAAAATGAGGCGGAAAATCCTTGCTAGGTAAATTTATTCGTCTTATCTTTGCGGTGTCAGTCCATCACCTGACGAGTAAGATATTTAAAAGTTGGTCCCTGTCGGGTGTGTGATGGCCCCGGTGGGGACTCTTTATACCATGCAATTAGATTCTTTTTTACACCGGAAGATCATGCAAGACTTACGTATCCAGCGAGTGAAGGTCTTGATGATGTTATATACCAGTCATTATTCTGTCAATAACAGACAAAGGCAGTTGCTTGACCATACATACTCATTAAGCAGGGATCAGGCTTTTGATTATATGACTGAGTTCAATAAAAGGCTTAGTGATAAGGTTGGTATAGAATGTACGATGAATATTCTTCTGCCTACCGATGATGATAACGCTAATATCATAATCGAGTACAATGGCATCATTAAGAAGTTGATGAGGGAAGCCGAGAAGCTGGAACTTGATACTGATGCTATCAAAGCCATGATGCGTGATCTTCTTGATGAGTTGAAGGATGATATTGATCTTAATATCCTGATATTTGACGTAACCCAGTTACTTATAAAATACAATCTATTTAGGTTGGATGCTATAACCGAGCAGGAGTTCAAGAACTTTTTTGTCAGGATAGATAGTAGGAATATGGAGATAAAGAAACTAACTTTATCTGATATCAAGAAGGTGGTGGAGATGATAGAGGATAGGTATAGCTACGCTTTATATATGACAGAGGAATATGGCTGATTACATTTTTTGTAAAAATATCTCTTGTTTGTTTGTAGTTTCAAAATAAGGTCTTATATTTGCGGTGTCTATCCGTTGCTAGACCAGAAGAAGATATTAATATCGCTTAGGCGTAGGCGATAAATGAGAGCTATCAGTGGAGTAACGGACGCTGGTGGCTCTCGTTGTTTTATATTATGGATGATAATTTAAAATTATTTGAGAATCCTGATTTTGGGGATGTGAGAGTATTGTTGGATGAGAAACATGAACCATGGTTTGTCGGTAATGATGTAGCTAAATGTTTAGGGTATGCAGATCCTAGGGATGCTGTAAGAAGGTTGGTAGATGACGAGGATTGTAAAATGCTGAGATTGTCAGAAGATAGGGAGGCCTACGATTCCACCCCTATTCACAATCAATATGTTAGCCAGATAAAGATTATTAATGAGTCTGGTATGTATACTTTAATTATGTCATCTAAGAAGGAGTTTGCTAAGAAATTCAAAAGATGGGTAACATCGGAGGTTCTCCCTTTTATTAGGAAAACAGGTTCCTATTCTATGCCATCTAACAATATGCCATCAAAGAATGAACTTCCATCTGATTATATAGAGGCATTAGAGGCTTTGCTTAAATAGGAAAAGGAGAAGCGTGCGTTAGATGAGGCGAAGAAAGCGGCAGAGGAAGCCAAAAGGATATCCGATAATATCATTAAAGAACAGGCTCCTATGGTTGAGTTTGCTAAGACAGCCGAAATAGCCCAAGAGACAGATATGTTGATCAGAGAGGTTCGGGAAAAGCTAGAGGCTCATGGATATGATATAGCGGAGAAGAATCTTCGAATATTGCTTGAGGATAAGAAGTTCTTCGCTAAGACCGGTAAGAGGTGGTTGCTTTCCCAAAGGATGATAGACAGCGGTTATGCTCGTTATAGATATCGTAATGATGACGAGTTCTATGGCACTAATACTGTCTATGTGACTCCTAAGGGATTTCAGTGGATCGTGTCTAAGATATCTAAAGAATGGATGCCTAGGTTCTTGGAATTGAAAGGCAGGGTTCTGAGTAGATCAGATAAAGATATTTTCGCTAAACGATTAACTCTATTTTTTATAATTTAGGATTGAGTTTTTGCCTGTTCGTGAGGATCGGCAAAAAGATTTGCACTTTTCGGAGAAACATAAGGTTTGTTATTATGTTGTTATTTTGGTGTCCCGTCCGCTCGTGAGAGTAGGCGGGATTTTATATCTTTGTGTCAAAACGATTTAGTAATGGGACGATCTTGTTATGTTATAAAAAATAAGGAGGGTAGGGTAGATAATGTCCTTGCCCCTAATAACCAACCATCCGGATTATACCAAAGGGCGATGGAGGTGCTGGGCGACCAGAAGCAGGCCTTATCGGTCTGGGGTACGGCCTACTCCCCCGACTTCGTGTCCTTCTTTGGCGACTGGATGTCCATGCCATCAGAATATGATCTGGATAGTAATGGGGAACCTAGGTATGATGATGTCATGTCCTTTATCAAGCGGAAGAACTATTTCGCCGGCAATTTCATGGCCGATGAGGTTAAGGATATTAATAATACTCTTACTTCCTTGGGTGTTGATAATATCAATGATCTTAATGATATGATCGTATCTAACTTCCTTTCCGGCGGTGATATATTCCTCAATAGGTACAATCTTGAGCGATCTGGGATGTATGACGCTGATGAGATTGATAATATCATGACTAACCGATCGGAGTATGAGCGGGTAAGGGATATGATGAGGAGGATTGTCGATTTTATGTCTGAGGGGAATCTTAATGAGAAGGATATGTATTTCCTGTCCTCCGAGTCAGGTCTTGGTGATGATTATATGATATATGAGGATACATATGACTCGTTAGGAAAGAGAAGGGGCTTGAATCCAATAGAGGTAAGGGATACGATCATGAGGGCGGTAGGCGGTATCAGCGACCGCCGGGAGTTCGATCAGGCTTTCGCCTCCATCCCATACCCTTCCTTGGCACTCTGGTATCAGGAGGATCAGGATTACGCAGATCGGATGTATGACACGTATCGTAATATGACCCGTATGGAGGTTCGGAGTCAGGACGGAAATACGATTACCGACTCGTACTTCAATAGTACCACACCGTATATCAGTATGCCTAAGGATATGAAGGGTCTAAGGGATAAGGTTGGGGAGATAATCGATATGGATGATTTTAAGGACATCAAGGACGTTGCCGGACGTCTGCATGACATAGCCATGGATCTTGCCGACATGGGTGTGGATATAAGCGAGGCGATCAGCGATGAGATGATTATATCCAGACCGGAGGATATCCGTGATCTTATGGCGTCGCTGGACGTCATGCTGTCCTCCATACAGGCCGGCAATTCGGTATACGATAGCTTTATCTCCGATCTTGATAGGATAACAGGAAAAGGGAACCCGATATACGAGGTTCAGGATACTTATTCTACTGGGGATAGGATGGTGTATGTAAGGTCCGGGAATACATCCCCTTCCGATATGTATGATAGGAGCATGTTGTATATTAGTAGGAATACGTACCATAACACGGCTCCGATAACCGACACCGATCAGGCCTATGAGATGTTGGCCGATATCGGGATAGAGCGGCCCTCGTACTTGCCGGCTGGCGTGGTCCCCGCCGGGGCTTCCCGTTCCGATATTGGCGTGGTCAAGGATAATATAAAGAAGCTAGTTATGTCCAACATCTCATCCTCGAATACCGAGAACATGATCCTTACCAGATTAATATACCAACATCCCGTGACTCCTGAGATGGATGATGTTGATATTGATCGGGAGTTCAGGAGATACGAGGCTAGGCAGGGAAAGGATCGGGATTTTATCAAATCCTGTACCTCGTTGAGGAAAATCCAGATCAAGGAAAGGTTAAAAAAATCGGATTTATATAATAATGTCTTACGTTTCCTTGATTTTAATGGATTTTATAACGTATCTTTGAACCACCATGACAGAGGTACGTTAAAAAGCATGGAGATGTCGTTGCCGGAAGGTCAGGTGAGGGATCTTCTGTTTGACGTGGCTATCGAGTCCGGTGACAGTAGCATGAGAAACCTTTTCTATCTGGATAGACAGGATAGGATGATGGATGCCGGGTTTTATAGGTATCTGTACCAAAGGAATCCGGGTCTGCTCCGGGAGGTCAACGGCGGCGTCGAGGCGAGATCGGACGGTTCGTTCTTGGCTCGTGGGAGGTATGATGATTTCGTGTCATTCCAATCCGGTTTATATGAGAAGGTAGGTGAGACGGTTGATGGTGCGATATACAGGTTCGTTGATGATCTTATATACTCCGATCCATCATCATATCAAGAAAACGTGGTACGAAGGATGGGTGACGTTACGGTAAGGAGTGACGATAACCGCCTGTCGAGGATAGAGGATGATCCCTCATCCAGTAAGATAGTTAATGAATACACTGCTAATACAAATAAGTTGATGCGAGATTTTTCGTGTAGTTAATCTATCTTTGACGTCGTGAGACGTTTTCTTTCGAGCATTGAAACATTGGATTTTATAGATTTGCGATGAATCCGGGTCGTAGTGATACGCTCCGGATTTTTTGTCTCTCGTCAGTCGTTATTAATACCATTTACAAGACATGACGTACTTTGATGATGACACATATCACGATTTTAGGACTGTTAATTTTTGAACTTTGTAACGCCCGCCATCAGGTGGGGTTATTATTAATTCAAAAATAAATAGACATGGGTACAAGTGGAGACAAAATCGTTTTGTTAGACGGTATGGGTTCCGGTAGTGGAAGCGCCACTAACGGTTTATTATCTATGATTCCGGGGATGTTCGCCAATTTAATAGGCGGAAATAAGATGGATCCGAACTTGGTGGCGGCCTTGATGAACGGTCGTAACAACCAAGACGGTTTCGGCGGGGCTAACGGTTGGTGGTTGTGGATCATCGTCCTGTTCTGGTTATGGGGCGGCCGTGGCTTTGGCAATGGTTTTGGTAATGGTAATGAGTGTTGCGCTAATGGTCTTCCAGCTCAATTGAATAACGACTATGGTCGTGAGTTGTTGATGCAGGCCATCCAAGGTAATAGAAGCGCTATCGAGCAGATCGCTAACGCCTTGAACTGTACTACCACTCAATTGCAAAGCGCTATCTGTAACGTACAAGGCGCTATCGATAAGGTAGCTGGTCAGGTAGGTATGACCTCTCAGGCTGTTATTAACGCCGTACAGCAACAAGGTTGTGAGATCGGTAATCAAATTAGCTCTTGCTGCTGCAATTTGAGTTCTTTGATCAACCAAAGCACTTGCCAGACTCAGCAGATGATCAACAATCAAGGTTATGAGAATCGTCTTGAGACATTGAATCAGACTAACACGTTACAAAACACTATTAATCAAGGATTGACGAACAATCGTGAGCAAGCCACGAGTCGGTTCAATATCTTGAGCGCTAAGATTGATGCTCAAACAACCTTGATTAATGATAAATTCTGTCAATTGGAAATGCGTGAGATGCAGAATACGATCAATCAGTTGCGTGATGAAAGGTCGGCTTACCAAGCCTCCGCGTTGACTCAGCAACAGACTCAGAATTTGATCAACCAGTTGAGACCTACCCCTGTGCCGGCTTATCCTTCATGCTCTCCTTACCAGACTTATGGATGGGGTCAAGCATTTTATGGAGGTAATTACGGATGTGGGTGCAACAATGGATGCTGCAACAACGGAAACGCCGCTATTTAACTCTATAAAGGAAGGAGGCTATTATGGCTTGTGTTTCTAAAATAGGGTCTCTTTATGAGTTGGTCACGAAGAACGTGGTAGTGACTACTACCAACACCATCTTCGGTATCAACCCAAGGATATGGCTGTCCTTGCCATGCGAGGGCCTTCTGCTGCTGAAAATCCGGCAGGTGGTTCCGACAACAGGCGAGACATTGCCAGTACAGATAGCTATTCCAGCGAACAGCACCGTATCCACGGTAGGTGATGACACATGCTGCCCGGTAACCGGCGTGGCTGTGGTGAACCCGATCAACGTGGCTGTGACCGGAGCGGCTATGGTTAACAACACCGAACGTCTTGTTTATTTCAACAAGGTAAGGGGTGTATTGAGGCTCATGGATTGCTGTGTGCCTACAACCGCCGCATCAGCGTCGGAAACGGATGTTGATGAGGAATAGGTTAGATTGGATGTCTAATGGGAGGGTATTCCCTCCCGCTTAAAAATCGAGATATGTTTAGAGACTTAAAGAAAGGATTTCAAGTATATACGCTGGATACGTCCGATGTTCCGGTATTCAGGATGGGGAATGTGGTCAACGTGTCCGAGCCTAGGTTCCAGCAACCCCAGATGGGTCAGATGGGGCAATATCAGCAACTACAGGATAGGGTGATAGATCTTACCGTGGAGATAAACGGGTCTTCCATGACCTATGTCGTACCGGAGAGCAGGGATGTCGCTATGTCCAATAACATAACTTTGGCCTGCTCGGTCGATCCGATCATGAACCAGCTTAACGCCGCTAAGAGAACCAGCTCCGATATTCTCGATAGTATCGATAAGCATAGGAGGACGCTAGAGGCTTGTGATTCGATCCTTGAGGAAATCAATCCGGCTTTTAAGCAGACTAAGGATCAAGACCGGAAGATCAAGAATCTTGAGGAGAAAGTCGATAGGATGGGATCCTCTTTCGATGAGCTAAAAGAGTTGTTAATTAAAAAATTAGGTTAAGATGAGAGTTATAGATTTAGGCGGCGGCCACGATGAGGACTACGATGATGAGATCTACGATCGTAGAGGCGGCCGTGGACGTAGCAGACGTTCGGATGGGACTTACATGGGTTATGGTGGTGGAATATACGACCACTATGGCAAGGAGCATGACGGCAGAATGGATGAGCTAGAACGCCGTGAGCGTGATCTTGAAAGACGCGAGAGGGAGCTGGAACGTGACGAGCGTGAGCTTGAGAAACGTGAGAGACTCCATGAACGCGAGGACGAGATGTATCGCAGGGGATGGTTCGGTGAGCGCGGCATCCGTGACGAGTACGAAGGTACTGAACCGTATATGCGCAGGGGACGCAGGAGTCGTTATTACTGAGGAGCAGACGCCGATGATCCGGATTATAAGCGGTATATAGACACCCATGGATATCACTTTTCCAAGGAGCTGGCTAGGGAAGCCGCTGACAAGATGCTTAACGCCGACGGATCCAAGAGAAGATGGACGATGGAGGACGCTAAGCGGATGTTCGATAAATGCGGGGCTAAGAAACCTGATAACGCCACTTGGGGAGATATCCAATATCTGTTCGCTATGTTCTATAGCGACTACTTTCCTAAGGTATTGGATTGCGACCAGAAAATAGTCAAGGCTGTCTTGGCTTATCTGGAAGACCCTGACGCCCCGGAAGGGACGGCGTTCGTAAGGTATCTGGCGGTGCGGTGCTTCGTCGGTGACACAATCAAATGGAGTGATATGATTTAGTTTGATACAACGTTGGAGAACCCTGTCGGCAATAGAATACCGATAGGGTTTCTTTTTGACCGTAGCTTTATTATGATTACATTTGTTCGAGGTAGATCTTTTGTTCATAGGAAGGGTGGGCGGGAATGAAAAAAGGTATCCTCACGGACACCCTTCCCTTTGGTTGAAAATCACTTAAAACATTATGAGTTACTACACCGCAAATATAGATAATTAAATACAAACTGCAATGGGTAATGGGTATTATTGGATAGATCCCGTGGATCAGACGTTGAATGATTTCCGGTTTTATAAGGCACGTATCGTAGGCGATCCTGAATATGACGAGAGACATCATCGAGTTATATTGAGAACTGATAAGTATTTCCCTGTCGGAAGTATCTTCCATGTTTTGAAAGACCCGGAGATGTTTGTTATAGAGAGGAAGTTCAAGACATGGGGGAATAAGTATGTCATTAAGCCTTATGAGGGTGAATGGGAATGGGAGTCTGTCCAGAAACTTAAAGACAAGGCTATTATATTCCGTAGCGGATTCCTGCATGGGGACGGCAGCTTCTAACGCCTGCCCGCATCTACCCCCCCCTATATTTCTTGGTATTTATGTATATAACTATATTTGAGCAAAAAAATAAGTGTAATATGGCAGATTTTCAAGGTAAATACAATGGTGATCAGATAGAGCAGCTTCTGGATAAGGCTAATGATATTGATCTTACCAAATATGCTCTTAAGACGGATAATGCCCCTACCGCCACTAAATTACGGGCGGCTAGGACCATAGCGCTGTCCGGGGCTGTTACTGGTAGTGTCTCATCGGACTTCGGAGGCAACGTAACTATCTCCACGACATTGGCCAATTTTGATGCCTCTAAGATCGCATCCGGAACCATCAGCATAGATAGGTTACCTAAGGCGGCTTTGGAGAGATTGGTCGTGGTAGCTGATGATACGGCTAGATTCGCCCTTACCACCGCTACGGCTCAAAGCGGTGATACGGTAAAGGTCACGTCTACAGGTAAGATGTATCTGATAAAAGACGAGTCTAAATTAAGCAGTGAGGATGGGTATGAGCCTTACACGGCCAGTCAGGCTTCCTCCGTGCCTTGGTCCGGGGTTACGGGCAAACCAAGTACCTTCACCCCTCCCACGTCCTCCGCTACCGTTCTTGGCGGTATTAAGGTAGGATATACGACTTCCGGGAAGAACTATAAGGTGCAACTGGATTCGTCCGGCAACGCTTACGTCAACGTTCCATGGACGGATAATAACACTACATACTCACAGGCCACGAGCGATAATCTGGGTCTTGTTAAGATCGGGTACTCAGCTAATGGGAAGAATTATCCGGTAGCTCTTGACGGAAATGGTAAGATGTATGTGAATGTTCCGTGGACGGATACCAACACGACATACACCAATATGGGAGCCGCTTCTGCCTCAGCGTCGGGAAAGGCCGGCTTGGTCCCCGCACCTGCCGCCGGAGCGCAAGCCAAGTATCTTCGTGGTGACGGGACATGGCAAACCCCTCCTAATACCACATATAGCAACATGGGTGGAGCGACGTCCTCAGCCGCAGGATCGGCGGGATTGGTACCCGCTCCGACTGCCGGCAAGCAAACCTCTTTCCTTCGTGGCGATGGTACGTGGGTGGTTCCGACAAATACCACATACGCCAAGGCCAATACCACGACATTAGGATTGGTGATGATCGGATATACTGAGAACGGTAAGAATTATCCGGTAGAGCTGGATAGTAGTGGTAAGATGTATGTCAACGTGCCTTGGACGGATACTAATACAACGTATGGTGTTGTAGGAGCTAACGGGTCCACGGGGTTGGTCAAGAACGGCAGTACCGTGACAAGCGCCTCTGGATATACGGCTTGTCCTATTGTCGGTGGTATCCCCTATTATAAGGATACGAATACTACCTACGCCAATATGAAGGCGGCTACGGCTTCTGCCGCCGGTGCTGCGGGATTAGTTCCGGCTCCCGCCGCTGGTAAGCAGACGTCCTTTCTTCGTGGTGACGGGACATGGGTCGTACCTACTAATACCACATACGGATTGGCCTCTACTACAGCTAACGGCTTGTTGAGACAGCTTAATGGCAGTACATCCAGTTTCATGCGTGGAGATGGCACTTGGGCTACACCTCCTAACACGACATACGCCGTAGCCAATGAGTCTACTAACGGTTTGATGGCGGCCGCCGATAAGAAGACCATGAACAGGCTTATAGGGGTTAATACGGTCACGACATTAGCTAACCTGCCTATTAGCAAGAGAAGTATCACGGCCACGTTATCATCCGCTACCACCCTATCCGTGCAGTCAGGGATGCAGATAGGGGAGGAGCTGATGATCAGGTGCGTCCCGTCGGCGGCCTTCACGCAGGCTATACCCAACTCCGGGGCTTATGTAAGCATGAGTGGTACTTCTATAACCACTACGGCTAACAAGCCTTTCGAGATAAATATCTGGTGTTACGCTTCAGGTAAGTATAGTATCGCCGTTAAAGAACAAGATTAATGATATAAGATATGAGCTACGTATATATAAACAGGGAAATATATCCCAATCAATTAGTCCAGGACGATCCGCTTGATGATAATTACGCCAAGGGCTATAGTTATGATGATTACATTAACGGGAATCCCGCCCCATGGATAGAGCTTGGGGAGGAGCAATTGGTGTTCAAGGAGGCTAATCCTAAAGCTACGGTTAAGGAGATTATCGAGGCTAAATTGGATGACTCAAGGCTTCTTAATGAGGAGAAATCGGCTAAGTATGAGGAGATCAGGACTTATGAGAATAATAATCTTCATGAGTTTTTCTTGGATGACCAAAATATCTATATCCCTGAATATGATAGGCGTAACGCTTTGGCTGATGGGGCTATAGCTGGTAAGATAACGATCATGGGTCTGAAGTTTGATATGACGGAAGGCAAGATCTTGATCGGGATGATGGATAGGTACGATAATGACCTGATGTCGGCGTTAGGAGCCAAACAGAGGGAAGTAAGCTTAGCCACTACCGTAGAGCAGGTGAGGGCTATTGACGCTCAGTCCGGCTATCCTGATAAGGTAAGTGTTACCACGGCGTACATCCAGCAACAGGCGAAGGAGAAGGACGCTTCTGATCCCCAGAAAGTAGCTGCCAAATTCTCTAGGATGGTAGTTAATAATAAGGCCATATCTTTATCTTCTAACGAGAAATTGGATATTAAGGTCCTATTCCCTATATGGGGACAAGAGGGAGCGGAGTTCGGGCTGTCGGTGGATGCCGGATTCTGCCTCAGGGTGGTTAAGGACGATACGGATATCCTTTATGAGGTTATTCAGTCACATACGTTGTCAGCGGAATGGGAACCCGGACTAAATACGGCTTCCTTATACAAGGTCATTGATAAGGAGCATGCCGGGACCATAGGGGATCCTATCCCGTATTTCCCTCCAATGGAGATATTCAAGGATAAATATTACATCCAGAACGCTGATGTATATAAGTGTACTAGGGATAGCGGAACTCCTCTTAGTCATAATCTAAAGGACTTAGTAGGGTTGTATGTTGAGGTTGTACAGGGCTAGTCGTATCTACCCCCCCCTGTATTTGGCTTGTGATATGATACAAGTTATTATTTGGCATAATAAAATGACATTTATAAATATATTTAAGTATGGCATCACAAAAATTCGGTTTCGTAACCGTCGACCCGGTATCAGGATCAGGAGATCAGGCGGTTAATTTCTCCGGTGAGAAACACACCGGTCGTATTCAACGCACTATCAACCTTACGGTCACCACGAACGGCGGGGCTAAGAAGGCGTTGGTAGTTAATCAGGCAGCGGCTGCTGAGGTGGTAAGACCAGACAGCCCTAACGCTTCCGTACAAAAGACAGGCGGTAATGTTACCATCACCGGTAAGTCTAACAGTACTAAGCTTACGTTCGCGGTCACGCCGGCTGAGGAGAACGGGCTTACGTTACAGCTCCCGGCTAACTACACGGCGGCTGGAAAGACTACGGCTAACGGAGAGGCTATCGCCGACGATCCCGGAGCCGCTGGCGAGTTCGTTTGGAGCATCACGATCTCGGACGTACCGGCCAACGTCACGATCGAGGAACTGACAGCTACATTGAAGGTAACTGCCGCTGGTGGCCAGACAGCCAACGTGACGGTAACGCAAGCCGCTGGAGACTCTACTATCGATCTTGACAAGGAGATTATTAACTTGGATGTAAATGGTACTCAACAGACGGTTAACGTAACATCTAATGACAGCTGGACATGGGCGCAAGCTGCGACTAGAACCGTATTGAGAATGATGGGACGATAATCAGTTTCTTTTCGCTTACTCAGACCCCGATCGACTTAAGCCGGTTGGGGTTCTCTTGTTTTATTATCTTTGTGAGTAGAAGATAACTAAAGGATATAATTATGAGTGATTTGAATGTTAATTGGAAGGACGGGGTAGGCGAGGTAACGGACCAGCCTCTGACCGTCAGTCCGGGGTCCGGGGCCGGAAACGCCTCCGTTTCCTTTGGCTCGGTGATGAACAACGGTCTTGATCGGACTCTTGAGCTGGAGATAACAGCTCCAAAAGGTACTAAGAAGATACTTACAGTGAATCAGGAGGGATGCAGGCAAGCCTATGTGACAAGCGATGGCAAACGATGGTTGACTAGCGACAATCGGGTGTATGGGGTGTTGAAAGGTGATGCGCCGTGCCAATGCTTTGATACCGGTATGCGTGGAGTGGCTAGATTTAGGATAGATGACAAAAAACAGATTTCTGTTATAGATTCTTGTGGCGATAGCTCATGGATTAAGGGACGAAGGTGCCTGGTTAAGAAAACGGACGCTGGGGTCGCCATATGCTATCTGGATGAAAATAATTCGGAATTGTTCCATGACGGTAAGACCCAAGCCAAGCTTGACGGTACCATGGGTCAGTGGATGACAGATATACCTAGTTATAGGTATAGCTATACTGGATTCAAACATGATAATAATTATGATATTATCAATTATATTACATTAACCCATAACGATGTCGATGACAATATCACCAAATGGGGAAATAAGGGGCTATTCAGAAGATGTTTGGTAGGCGTAACAGAGGCGGTTGTTGTCAATAGTAAATTGTGGAGTCGCAAAACAGGAGATGAATATTCTACGGGAAATTTAGAATCACGTTTATTTCATGATTACGCTACGGCGTTAGGTGCAGGATTTGATATTATTGATTATGAGACACATTGCAAGATAGCTCATTTATTCTACGCAAAATACGCTGATAGAAACCCTCAAGGGATGGATCGTTTTGGGACTGGAGAAGACTCGTTTGATAGAATTATTGGTACCACATCCTCGCTAGGGAATAATGACGGAAAAACTTCCACCCAAATCAGTTTCTTGGGCATAGAAGATTTTTATGGAGGGAAGAGTGAGTTTATGGGAGGAATAGGATTTTATGGTGAAGATATATATATATATGATGGGTTTAACCCATATGAACCTCCTACTGTTGATTATCGTGTAGTGTATTCAGGAATGTATAAAGAAAGTGGAGGTATATATAAAGTAGTATGGGGGGAGCATGGCGATATGATTCCTAAAGTCATTGATATGTTTTCTAGTAACTTTCATTATTGTGACTTTGGATATATTGACGGTTCAAGTGGACGCTGGCAGGGAGTTACTCGGTCTGGTTATGGAGCGAGCCTTTACAACGGAGTCGCTTTTTTCTCAGATGGAGGATCTTGGGCATACAAAGGGACTCGTATCCAGTACAGAGGAACTATGCAAGTTATAGATGATCCAGCTGATTTCATAACAATGCCGATAGGTTTTTGATTCATGGTTTTGTTTTTACAAAATTTGTAATTACATTTGTGGCGCATGTCCATCACCATGCTTTTCGTCGCTAATTTATTATAAGGGATACCGGTCTGTGATGGGATCGGCATCCCTCTATTTTTTAATATGGATAAGATAGATGTTTTCGATGTTCAGATTCCTGATGGGAGACAAATCAGTTGTATATCGTATAATAAGGTTACTTATTTTGATCTTGACGATATATGTAAGTTATGTTTTGACTCATATGACCTACATGATGTGGCTGACACTAAGGTAATGAGTGAGTTCCTGCACCGAGAGGGTGGTCGTTATTGGACTACGATAGATGGCGTAAGGCAGTTGTATCGTAGGATTGAGTGTAAGATGTGTTTTGAGGTTATAGAAAAATTAAAGAAATTATGAGAGAGATGGAGTTTGATTTCGTGATATATCCGTTGAAGTTGATTATCACGGTTGGGTTGGATTATAAGACATTGTGTGATCGTTTCGAAAATATGGAGCCTGAACACGAGGGGAAATGGGGAGATGAGGATGATATGGACAAGGAGGCGTCTTTCGCAAATTTGGTAAGGGATAGGGATGATGACGATAAATTCGCCATACTTTGGAATTTTTCGAGCGACGATGATTTAATAATGAGAAATATATGTCACGAGTCATTCCATATAGCAATGAGCGTATGTCAGTTTTGCAATATGTCTCTTGGTTTTAAGGTTGGAGAGGATGAACACGCAGCGTATATAGCCGGCTTCGCTGGTGATTGTGTTAGCGAGTTCATCAATAGTAAGAATACGGATTAAGCCATAAATTATATAAGGAACACAAGAATATCAGCCTCCGCTTATTTGTGGGGGCTTTTTGTTTATCTTTGTCAAAAACATGAAGTTATGTCGAGTTGCGTAATTAAAAGGAATAAGGAAGGTAAGATAACCCGTGTCTTGACCCCTTCCGGCGAGGTATCCACCTTGTTCGATAAGATAGCGGGTATAGCCGCCGTAAGTGACCTTAATAAGGCCGCTGAAGCTTATATGACTATTTATAACGATAAGTTTAGGTCTAAGTTCGGTGACTGGACGAAGTCCGTACCAAGGAATAAGGAGGCCGCCAGATCCATAAGTGCCAGACTTAACGCTAGCGAGTGGGGACAACTTATGTCAGCCAAGGTCTTGTCTGCCATAAGTGATATGGACGCCCCGGCGTTGGCCAGAAGCCTTGGGAATAGCGACAATGTAGTGGCTTATCTTACTTCCGGAGAGGTAGGTGAGGTCAGTGATATGGCGGTGGTAGATACATCCACGGTACAGGAGGTGGATTTGGATTCCATAAATGAGGATAATATTGGCGACACGATACTGAAAGAGGCGTCATGGGATGATATAAGGGCTATCAGGGAGAATATAGACATTAAGGAGACAGCCCATATGTTATGGAAGGCCGTGGAAAGCGCTTTTACCGGGCAACGACCTAATATTAGGGTGAAAGGCGGAAGTATAGACGGGGAGATCATATTTTCTGGCAATGTCTTGCCGTTAAATAATATTGAGAATTATACTCCTCCATCTTCAAGATTGGTGTATGATTCCGGTGAGCCTCGCCTGTTCTTTAAATCGGATGACGGCAAGATATACGACTCTTACGCCAACGCCATAAAAGGCTCGTCCGGCGGGCGGATCGAGGCCGGGTTCTTGGCCGGCAGTGTCGAGGAGAGCGACGTCCCGTCCGGTACGGCTGACATCTCCTTTGGCTCGTCCTCCATAACCCTTAACAACAGTGATTCGTTCATCCCGGTCCTTGGCATCAGCTCAGATTCTAATATAAGTACCCGTGGAGGGTTTGTCAATTACCTTATCAAGAAAGGTCTGTTGAGCGGGGAGCGTATAAGGCTAGGAGATAGGTATTATCTTACAGGGGCCGGCAACTCCGATGGTCTTAAGATCTATAACGCTATGGATGCCTTGTCTAGGCTAAGGAATAGGTTTGGAAGTCAGTCCTCCGAAATGAACGTATTGGGTTCTATAGGTTTTGATACGGAGGTAAGTAATGATCTTGATCTTATCACGACATCAGGGGAGAAGGTTACGGTAAGCAGATCGGAGATCAAGGGCATGTTAAGGCAAGGTAAGTTTGAGGAGCTTAATAATAAGTATGATGGGTTCATAGAGCTAGCCTTGTCGTTGATGATGGAGGATAACGCCTTGTACGGAAGTAATGTCCGTGGGGTTATTGAGAACGAGAAGGCGGAGGATCTTCAGAACAGGACTGATATCACCAACATCTTATCCACGTTAGGTATCCGTGTGATGGGTATGTCTGAGTATATGGATAAGTATAAGATGCGTAATGGTGTCGAGCCTTCGGCTAGGGCATTGTCCGATATGGCCAATGGGGTTATCGCCTTGGCTGAGGGAGCTACGGTAGAGGATCTTAATGAGGAGGTGGCTCATTTCTTGATCGATACTTACCGTAACCAACAGGAGATTGACGAGGTTCTGGACTCTGTTGTCGGCACGCCATTATGGAATCAATTCGCCGGTCGTTACTATGAGGTGTATGGGAAGGAATACCAAGGGGAGGAACTGGATCGGATGGTGAAGCGGGAGATCCTAGGCAAGACGTTGGCCCAGCGGTTCGTGCCGGGGATGGAACAGGCGGTAGAGGATCTGACCTCGTCCGAGGACTCCCAGCTCTCCTTGTTTGGCAGGATAATCCGGGCTATAAGGAATTTCTTCTCTACTCAAAGATCAGACTTGAATAAGGTTCTTGATAGGATAAAGGAGTCGGCGTTAGCTGATGATCCAAGCGCATTTGACGTGCTTCTGTTAAAGGATAGCGACCATCTTATGTACTCATTATCGGATGTTGATGTGGCTAATAAGTTGATCAAGAACGGTAGGTCATTGGAAAGACTATATACCAGATTGCAGAGGATGAGGTCAAGCCAAAGCCAGAGGATCGGTGAGAGTATCTCCCTTCTACGTGATATAGGCGAGAAGGTAAGACAAGTCGGGGGTGAGCTAAATAAGAATAACAACCTATTATCCACCAAGAGCGTCATAGCGACCGCCAAGGCTGAGGTGGAGTATTTGGTCACTGTCGCCAGTAGCCTACGTAAGAGCGGAAAAGGATTGGATTATGAGACGATACAGGTTATCGATAACGTATATGGGGAGATAGTTCCTCTGATCAGGAACCTTCGTGGATTCGTCAATAATCAGGCGGCTGATTATTATGGCAGCAATAAGGTTGGCATGGTAGAGGATATGGATGATATATTACGTATGGCTGAGACATCCATGTCTGATATAAATGCTCTTCGAAGTGATCGTAATGAGGACTGGCTGGATGGACAGCTCAGGATGTTTAATATCCCGGAAAGATATTGGAATGGGATAAAGAAGTTGGTAAATAACATCCATGAGGATATCAATGTCATGTCCCGGTTCTTTGGTACGCTGGAGCATAGTGGTAACGCTATTTTAGGTATGTTAGGCCAACGTCTAGCCAAGGCCCATAATGAAGCCCATACCGAGGGTATATCCAATATCAATAAGATGACTAGGATGATGAAAGAGCGTGGATGGGGGATAAAGGATAATGAGGATCTTATACAGAAGATAAATGGGAAGAACTCGGATTACCTTGACTCGTCCCGTGATTTCGCCAAATACGATTTACTATACAGAACCGAGCAGGCTAAGGCTATTATCGATATATATGATCTTAAGAATGTCATGGGTAAGACCGAGAAACAACTTATTGATCTTCTTCTATCCGATAGAGGTCTTAAGGTGAAGACCCGTGACGACATAGTAGGATATGACGGGGATAAGCCTATTACGAAGGAGATATATCATGTATTCAAACCTACCATCCAGAATTTTGATATCTCGGACATGACGTTCGAGGATCAGCAACGATATCTCGACGCGATAAATAGGTGGTTGGATGAGAACCGAGAGAAACCTATGGTGCAGGCTTATTACGATAAGATCGAGAAAGTTAATAAGAAGGTCGAGGAAAGACTGGGTCGTAGGGTATCGCAAGCCACGTCCGATTTCATGACCCGTATCCGCAGGAGCCGGTATGTGGCTATGGATAAGTTCGTGAGGAACGGGAAGGTCGATTGGAAGGCGTTTCAATCCGATCCTATAGCTTGGAGATCTTATCTGGATATTTTACGTGACAGGGCTATAGCCAAGAGCGAGTGGTATTCCGATGGGACACCAAAGGAAGAGGGATCCGAGGCTCTGATGATGTCCGAGGAGATCAAGGCATGGGACGAGGCGTGGGCCGAGGAGTTCGGGAATACCAACGAGGGTCGTAAGGCTTCCGCCGAGTTCAAGGAGATACTTCGTGGGATAGAGCGGTCCGAGGGCGGCAAGGCTGCGTTTGAGTTCCTGCTAGCTGGCGGTCATCTTGGCTTCTCCAAGGATATGTGGGGATCCGAGGAGGGTGATTATTACGAGAATCTTGTTGATAAGATCACGGAGCAATCTGTATCATCATCAAGGATAGAGAAGGTAGAGGAGGCGATGGCGACAATAAACGAGATCAATGACCAGCTAAGGCCTTTGCTTATTCAGTACCGGGACAGTACTAGATATGGCGAGTATGATTTCGATCGTCTTCGTGGATCATCGTCATTAAGAAAGATAAACGAGTTATATGATCGTCTGGCCGAGGCTAAGAGTGTCATTAATGCCGCCGCTTCCGCTGAGGCTATTGAGATGGATATGCCTGATACGGTGGAGAGTGGAGTCACGGATTCTTACCGTAACGCTCTAAGGGACGCCATGGCATACGACAAGGGTATGGATGAGATTAAATTCGCCAAGGAACATATGTCCGCCCGCTCCCGCAGCCAAGTGGAGCGGATGGCCGCCAAGTTATCTCGGAAAAACCCGTCATGGACGACCGTGGAGGTATCGTTTTTGAGAAGGAAATACGGTCCTGACTTCAATAATAAGCTAGCTAACGACATAGCGATGGGTAAGACTGATAAGATCCTTGTCGAGTACGCCAGAACCCGGTTGTATCCTTATATGAGGAAATACTCTCCCAAGGGATATTCTGATTTCGTTAGGAAGATAAATAACGGTACGTATAAGGTATCCGAGTTCTTTGATGCCATAGAAAATGGTATATCTAAGGAAAATAGCGTATCCCGTTTCGGGTTTGATATTAATATGATCGATCTGACGATCAATAACCAGTGGCTTGATGAGGCTGATGCCGAGAGTTCTTTCCGTAATCCTAATTATAATCCCGATCTGGGTTATGGATATCATACGCCTAGGTTCGATAAGTACAAGAACGAGGCTTTCTTCAAGAAATACGGTATTACCAACGAAGGGGAGGAAGCTACGATCAATAAGGATAAGTGGGAGATGAGGAAAGAATTGCTTAACATAAGCCGTAAGGCTATGGAGGATTATGATGAGCGGTTCAGGAATATCTACCAGATACCACAAATATCCAAGGGCGGCGTGGAGAGGATGGTGCAGGCCGGGGTTGACCCGAAGGCGGCTATCGGCAATGCCGTACGTGATATTGTTGGCGAGAGGGTGGATGATCCTATACACGGTCAAGGACAAGACCTAGGAGGGATTGATGAGAACGATAACAAATATCGTATGATCCCCAAATACTATCTTAATAAGTTGGAGAACGCCGATGACGTGTCCCATGACTTCGCCTACTCCTATTCCATGTTATCCTTACAAGCGACCTCTTACAAGTATAAGAGGGCGGCCTTGGATGATGTCATGGGATACAGGAACATGATGATGGAGACGCAATACGACGGCGGTAAGAACCCAGAGGCGACGCATGCCTATAGGATGTTCCAAGATTGGGTTAACGCCAGTATCTATGACGTCAGGATAAACAATAAGCGGGCGGAATGGAATATAGGTAATTATAAGGTCGATCTTAATAAGCTGGCTCTTGTGTTTACCAAATTCGTATCCAAATCCAACTTAGGCTTCTCCCCGTTCGTCGCGGCTACCGGCGCCCTTACCGGGCAGGCCAACTTCCTTTTGGAAGGTATGGTAGGGCAGTATATAAGCAAGGATTCCATGAAATACGCCTATGGGGAAGCCCAGAAGCAGTTGAGTACGTACGTGTCTGAGATCGGGGACATAAACCGTACCAACAAGCTATATGTCGTTGGAGAGGCCCTAGGTGTGTTTAATGTCCGCAACCGTGTACGATCGGCGGCGTACAACAAGATCTGGAGAACCTTATTCCGGGATCTGCCGTTTAAGATGATGGAGGTTCTTAACTCCCCGTTGGATCCGCAGGTTATTATCTCGGTCATGGATGATACCCGCCTATACGAGGGTCAGTTCTGGTCATACTCCAATTTCAAGGAGATGATGATGAAGGACAGGAATATGTCCGCTAACGAGGCTAAACGCGATTGGGAGCGTTTAAGGGATTATTCTATGTGGAACATGGTAGACGTCAAGGATGGAAAGATCGTGGCTAAGAACGAGGCTAACAAGGATATTATAGACCGATATATACCCACCTTGTCCAGTAGGGTAAGGAGTATGGTGCAGATCTGTGACGGCGCCTTGAACGAGAAGAACCGGGTGGGGGCTAGCCGGAACGCTATCCTTAACATGGTGCTGCCTCACCGTGGATGGTTTATATTGGCCGTACAGCGGGCGTATAAGAAAGCCGGTTTCAATTTCCAAACCAACCAGTTTGAGGAAGGATATATGAGAACGTTATGGAGACTGGCCGGTAATGTCTATGGATCGATGTCCGAGGGCAGGATGGGGGAGGCATATGACGTGCTTAAGGAAGAGTATGATAAGCTTACCCCCTACGAGCAGATCAATATCAAGAGATCGATTATCAACATGGCGGTATTCGCTACGATGATGGCCATAGGACGGGCTTTGATGGGATATAGGGAGGATAATGAGGATAGCTGGTTCGGGCAGTTCATTACCTACATCGGGTTCAGGACGATCAATGAGATCGCCTCCCAGACATCCCCGTTCATGGAGCTTAACGCTATAGACATGTTACAAGACCCGCTGGTTACAGCCCGTAAGTTGGGTGATCTTACCGATCCTCGAAACTGGGATCCTTTCGCTACCGTCCAGACCGGAGTGTATAAGGGCGAGAGCAAGCTATGGAGGCAGCTCATGAAGTTCTCGTTTGGTAAGCAATGGTATAATATCAAGACGGCTAGGGATATTAAGCAGACATCCGACTACTGGTTGATGACCAACGGCATGACGATGGGATTCTTCTTAGGAGGTAGGGATAAGGACGAGTCTGGGGAGGACGCTAATTGGTACTTTGACAGGGGAAGATAACCGATATAGTATGACGAAAAAAATAGCCAGTCAATTGTTTAAGACAATTTGATTGGCTATATTTGCATCATGAAACAATGAATGACGGGATCTCACTTCAAGGTCATTCAATGTGTAAGATATTTTTGGCTCATTAGGATTTGTCGAGGTGAGATCCGACATTTCCTTTTGAGCCTATTTTTTATATTATGTGTAATATTGTTTTAAATGACAATTTGTCTATTAGATTGTATTTCGAGAAGGTTCTTGAGTTAGTTAAATCCGGAGAAGATTTTCCAGTTAATTTAGATGATGTTTGGCCTTTGATATATTCTGATAAGGGCAAGGCTGTTAGAGTGCTTACTGGTGATAATGGGTTTATTAAAGATATTGATTATAAAGTTTTTACCCAAAATGGCAAAAACCCAGTTGGTGGGAGACCTACGATTGTGTATATGATTTCTGTGTCTTGTATGGAATATTTAATAGCAAGAAAAGAAAGAAGAGTATTTGATGTATATAGAAGTGTGTTTCATGGTGCGGTAAATGCTTTCAATAAGATGGAAGAATCCGTGGAGAAGAATCTTCCACATAATTATATAGAAGCATTGGAAGCGTTGTTGGCATCCGAGAAAGAGAAACAGGCGTTAGCTGAGGCCAAGAAAGAGGTAGAGGAGGCTAAGAGAATATCCGATAACATTATCAAAGAGCAGGCTCCTAAGGTAGGATTCGCCGAAACAGCTATTATGGCCAATGACAAAGGTGATGATATGTTGATCCGTGACGTTCGGAGAGAGTTGGAGTCTCATGGATGTGATATAGCGGAAAGATCGTTAAGAGAGTTTTTACAAGAGCAAGGTTTCTTTTACAAGAATAAAAGAGAATGGATATTAACAGAGAATGTTATGAAGAAGGGTTACGCACATTACAGATACAATACGGATACCGGGATCAGGAATACGGTTTATATGACTAGGAAGGGATTTGAGAAAACGTTATATAATATCAGGAATATACCTAAATCAAGAGAGTCTTTTATCTCTTTTGGCGGCAAGATATTTGATTAAAGTAAGAGAAGGATAGGCGATTATCATCCTATCCTTCTTTTGTTATCAGCCCTTATACATTACCTTATCTTATTCGTATACTACTCGTCCCATTAATCCTGATAGCTCTTTATCATCCTGCTCCTTCACCTCTACATAATAATATCCCTTGAAACAGAATTTCTTTTGATCGGGATCTGACAAGAACTTTTTATATTCCTCGAATCCTTCATCTGAAAGATAATAAGCTCTTCTTTTTTGTTGAAGTAATTCATCTGATTCTAATATCTGTTTTTTAGTAGCCATAATATCTGTTTTTTGGATGTGGTATAGATGATTAATCTTTAGGAATAAACCCAACAGCCTTTTCGGTAGAAGCTCTTTGTTTTATAAAACATTCAGCTTCTTTCCATGAGGTTGCCCATATTTCACCGGCATACTTTTTGCCATTGATTTGATACTCTGTTACAAATTTCTTTTCTTCTTTTTTCATGCTCGTAATTTTTAAAAGTTAATAAAACTAAGGTTTTAGACAATGAGGCATTATATCCATTCTACGAAGTTTATTATCTTCTGTTTATAAAATTCAATGTCCGCATGAGGAAATTTATCGATGACGGATTTAGATTTAAGAGATATAGGATCGTCCTCCCACTTCAAGTCCCTACCTGTTAATCTACGGATAGTACCTTTTGGGAGTACGATCGCCGAATTATGATCCTCGATGGAAAAATACTCTTCGTCATGCGTCGATCTCTCATCCGTCCATATCTCCCCTTGTCGAGCGGGGGTGTTGTCAAGAATAATCTCATCACCATTCTTGTTCACGGCTAAAAATATTATTGTCTGTTCTCCTATTTTCATAAATTATAATTTGTTTACCAATCTCCTCCATCATTACCTATTCCTGAGATTGTAGTTATAATATTATCTGGATTTGTACCTGCGTTAGGAAGCATCTCAGGTATAGGATTGTCTTCCCTATCACCATGCATCATGACGGTAAGAACCCCACTAGCGGAATACAACCAAAGACGTTTGCCGTCCTTCTCCCATTTCTTCGCTAATCTATTTAATGATTCAATCAGCTTACATTCTTCCGGGGTACATTCGATCCCTGCGTCAGTAAAATATTTTACTCCCATATTATTGATTTGTTTAATTTACGAGCCTCTGATAAGGCTCGTGTTAGTATATCCTTTTTTCTTATAATCTCCTTATATCTTTTGATATTCATTTTTATTATCTTCATAATAAGTTCTTTTGCCTTAATAGCACCAACATCTTATTCCAATCAACATATCCTTTATCCGTAAGTGGAGTGCCGATATTCCTATCATCTATATAATAATCACAATACACTTTTGGTGATGATGATACTGGCTCAGGATTGTAGTTTACCGAATACAGATCAATATGATTGTATCTAAACCAGTCTACGGCATCCTGTAGATATTTACCATCTCTTACCGTATATAATATCAGAAGATTCTTATCAGCCAATTTTCTCAATACGCTAGCGGCTCCGATATTGTCTCCTACGTAAGGGTATAAGTCTGTCACGCATGTCCCATCGAAATCTATTCCTATTATTTTTTTCATATCACCTCTTATGATAAATACTCCTCTATTTTCTTAGCCATATCAATAAGCATCTCACATCTAAGGTCGTTGAGATCCTTACAGAACCTCATTTCCTCCTCATGCTTTTCCTCCGGCGATCTGTTATCACTTATATTGTAGCATGGTGATGAGCATATCGGTATGGGCTTCATGGCATCTATGGCTAATTTGATAGCCTTTTCTTTGATATCGCTCATATTAATTTCTTTTTGCATCCAGATCATACCGCTATTATGGCAATCAGGGAAATCGATATGATCAAAGTCACGTATTGAACAACATCCCTCGTTATAAAAACAACATCCTGCACAATGATCTTCTTTTATCTCCGGAATAGCCACGTATGTCTTTCCTCCGTATATTCTAACTTCTCCCTTTCTTACCTTATTCGTCTTATTCATCTTATCAAATTTTTATATCCTATTTTCTTTAACTGCTCTTCGGTAGCTTTCTCCTTCGGGAACTTCCCGTGCCATTTACCGGGTACCACGACATCACGGCCGTCCGGGGAGGTAGTAAGCCTCCCGCATTCGCTGCACAGCCCCATGCCCTTGTACGGCTGTAGTTCCTTGGCATACTCGAATTTGTCCACCATATACTCGTTTGTCAACATCCAGTAACTAGACGTAGCGGTATTGTCTACGCAACCGCATTTGGCGCATACAAACAGGCTCATAGTAAGTTCTTTTTTGCCTCATTGAACAACCGTTCTACCATATTCTTAAATTCCCTATCAGGTATATCTATTACATCTTTAGCCTGTACTTGGATGTTTTCATCTTTTGATAAAGAATAGTAATTATTCTTGACATCGCAATGAGCTACAGTACCATTTATGTAAATAGAATCATCTGGTTCTAAATTATCCGCATAGCCATTCATACAAGATGTATGGACATGACATATATCATCTATTCTTATCATAAAAGAATCGTTATGTTTAACATATTTCCCAATAACCCATTTATATTTCTCTTTTAGATCAATTTGTACTTTTATTCTTTCCGCCATTAACTGGGCTTCTAATTCTTCAATCTTATTCATATTCTATCTGTTTTAATGTTATTGTTATTAAATCTGTTTATCATCTCATCAAAGAATTGACGGTCTATCTCCACAAGCAGGGAGTCCCTTCCCTCCTCGCAAGCCGCTATCCCTGTCGTTCCGCTCCCGGCTACCGGATCCATTACCGTATCTCCCGGATTCGTGTATGCCCGTATCAGGTATCTTAATAACTCCACCGGCTTCTGGTTGGGATGGACGGCTGATTTTTGCCTGTCTGTCTTGAACGTCATGACCGATAGCGGGTATCTCTCCGTGCTATCGTATGTAGTGAGACCGGTCTTGCCGTATAATTCCGTTTCCTTGCACCCTGCTTTACTAGAGGCCTTGGATACTTTCCTGACATGACCATAAGTCTTTTGGGGATTATATGTATGCTTCCCAAGTGGCATAGGTGAGAAGATAAGTATCAACTCATGATTTCTTAATGGAGCTTTCTTGGCGTTAAGAAAACCGGTAGGGGTAGTCTTATGCCAAACAAGGTCGTACCGGTACCATCCCGCTGGGGCGACCCTCATGATCTCGACCGCCGCCGTGAGGGAACAGGTGACGGCTACCACCCCGTACGGACACAGCATTTTTTGGATTACCTCCCACATCGCCTTATAATCAAATCCCTCCTTGTCGTATCTTGCCTGGGTTATCTTATAAGGAGGGTCGGCAAAAACAAATCTTACCTTCCCTACCATATCCTTGAATACGGACATCGCCATACCCATATCCCCGTTAAACGCCCTTACTTTCCCGTTCATCATCAACCCTCTCCACTTTAATTGTTCCCATATCACCTGAAGGTAACGTAATACCGCTATACACGTTATTCCAGTTCTCGTCAATGGCCAACTGATGTAATATCGACCTATATATCTGGTAGGTGTTACCGATAAGTCTCTTCCTATTTATCTTATCCTTACTACCCCCATCATATCCTATATGCTCATAATCCCCAAGATCAGGGAACAGTCTTCTTCTTATCGCTCGTGAGTTATTGATTATAAAGCTTCTTATCCCCAGCGTTTCCGCTCCATCCATATCATTTATCAACGTATCTGTCGTATGTTGTAGGTCCATGTCGCCAGCGGCGAATCTACTGATGTCTTCCACGCATTGGGATATCAGCATTAGCTGCTCCCTTGTCAACGTTATTTTATAAAGTTGTTTATTATCCATGATTATCTGATATTAATTTTTCTTTTATATGTTTAGATATATCAATTATCTCATCTTTTATATTGCAATCATCTTTTAATAATGAACCAAATATACATGATATGGCGCTCTTTAGGCCTAGCGCTATCCCTATCTCCAATATTTTTTTATCGGTATTAGAGATTTCTACAGGTTCATATAATATTGATGATATGTTGTTAACGACGTATATTATATCATCTTCATTCATTGATGTAGATTTATCGACAATAGCTATAAAATCTTTTATAATCATAATATAAGCTATTTTTATTTCTTTTATCGTATCATCGCTTAGATGTCTATTTCTTATATGCCTTTCAACATACTTGTTTGCTAGATTCTCTATTTTGTTTGATTTGTCCATTTGTACTATCAATTATTTAGTTAATAATAGATCATAGTCCTCTTCATCTATACTCCCATTATTGTTGACATATATAATGAAATCATTTAAAAGCACGGACTTATCCTTGGATAAGGCTTTTATAATAAGCTCTCCATCATCTTTCAACATCACATGCACAGTATCCCAGATAACATATTTTTGACATTCTTTCTCAATCTTCTTGATTGTTTTAAGTATTATCTTATACGTCTCCTCATATCTTTTTACTATTCCGCACAGTTCAGTCGTATTATATTTACGTATAGCCGTGAATATATATTCCTTTTTACAATCCCAGCATTTTATCAGTTTTTCTGATCCGCACGCCTTATTCTTGTAGAAGAAACAGCCCTTACATGGCTCATTATGGTCGTAACTTAATACTACAAGCAGCTCCATGCCATTCTTGTATATCACATCTCCTTGTTTCATCTTGTCTATTTTATTAATCTCATTATCAATATAGCAAAGTTGGATATTATCCATACTATAGATATCCAGAATGTTATACTCAACATAAGACCTATGTTCTTAGGTATAGGATCTACTCTCCTGAATGTAAGGATCATGAATACAAATGTCTTGAAGTTCATAATTTACGATATTTTTCTATATAGTTAACTATTAGATCCTTGACACCTTTAGGGACATTAATTAGCTTAAGGTTACCTTGGAATATATCCTTACCGTACTCGTCCATGATCACCCCGAATGAAGGATTCATGATTCTTGTCGATATACATATCGGTTGGTCGGTATCGAATCTGATAACGGCTACCTTCTTCTCGTTTATCGCCTTCTTTAGGGCTATATAAAGCTTATGACCTTTAACAATGTCACAATTACCTTTCATGATCTTAGACATATATATGATATGCTCTTTCTTCACATTGCTGAGATTGTCCATAAGTTTAAGATCTCCACCAACAGATTTCCATTTATTGAAGCAAGATATGCATAGACAATAACTGGACTTGGCGTTCCTCGGCATCATCCTGCTGCTACCAGCGGGAACCGTATCGCCACAGCAGACGCACGTCCGGTCTTTGTTGGTGCGTACTGGGCCATAGCTGTTTATCGGGTATTCTTTTTCTTTAAGCATCTTTTTCTGTTTTCAAAATTATCATCACCATATTCATAATTAGGACAAGCCTTATTGCTTGGGCGTCTCGTATAAGTCTTTTGCTCCCTATCATATTTCCTGTTAGGGTTTATATAATGGTCGCACACTTGCCAAATGGAGCAGCATACTTTCCCGTATCTTTTCGCCCATTCCCGATCATGTAGATGTACACAAGTGGCGCAAGTTGGGTTCTTGAGCTTATCCTTATTCTCATCTATAATCTTATTGACCCGATCAAGAATAACGGACATATGCTCAGTATACATAACATTGAATACGTCCGGTTCTGGAAGATATGTCATCGAGCTTATATCTATGTCCATTTCCTTAGACTTATCGTAAGCCGATTTGTATTTCCTTATTATCAAATCCTTTAATTGATTTACTTTTCTCTCGTAAGCCCTCATATTTCATTCAGTTTTCCATCCTTGTTTCTTCAATAGATCCACCATCATCCCCTTTATCTTAGGACTGATAGCCTCGGTAAGTATATCAGCGGCCAAGTTAATAGAGAAGTTTGTCATTCTGGATTCTCCTATATACTTCTCGCTGGTAACTTCTTTCACATAATCGTGGATATCCTTAATCATCTCATTTTGAGATCTTAGGAGATCCAGTATCTCATCGAGTTTATCATTCATTTTTTTTCTCAAATATACCTGACAATAACCAGACAACCACT